TAACAATTTCTAAATGACCATATTTTGATGCCCATCTAATCGCTTCATCATCAGCAGCATGAATATTAGCACCATTATCAAACAAAAATTTAACAATTTCTAGATGACCATTAGCTGATGCCCATCTAATCGCATAATCGTTAATAGTATGGATATTAGCCCCTTTATCAAACAAAAATTTAACAACTTCTAAATGACCATAATTTGATGCCCATCTAATCGCTTCATTATTTTTAGCATGAATATTGGCTCCATTATCAAACAAAAATTTAACAACTTCTAAACGACCCCTATATGATGCCAATCTAATCGCATCATCGTCAGCAGCACGAATATCAGCACCATTATCAAACAAAAATTTAACAACTTCTAAACGACCACTATATGATGCCAATCTAATCGCTTCATCATCGGCAGCACGAATATTAGCTCCATTATCGAACAGAAATTTAACAACTTCTAAATGACCATTCTTTGATGCCCATTTGATCGCTTCATTATTGTTAGCATGAATATTAACCCCTTTATCAAACAAAAATTTGACAATTTCTAAATGGCCTCCCATTGATGCCCATTCGATTGCATAATCATCATCAGCATGAATATTAGCACCGTTGTCAAATAAAAATTTAACGATTTCTAAATGTCCATTTATCGATGCCAATCTAATTGCATATTCATTTTGTGCATGAACATCAGCACCTTTATCAAACAAAAATTTAACAATTTTTAATTGACCATTTTCTGATGCCCATCTAATCGCTGCATCATCATTATCATGAATGTCAGCACCTTTATCAAACAAGAATTTAACAACGTCTATATGGCCCTTTAGTGATGCCACTCTAATTGCATAATTATTTCGAGTATATCGACACCTTTATCAAATAAAAATTTAACAACGTCTAAATGACCATTTGCTGATGTTCGCGTAATTGTAAAATTATCATCAGCATGAATCTTAGTACCGTTATCAAACAAAAATTTCACAATTTCTAAATGACCATTCTCCGATGCATATCTAACTGCATAATCCCTATGAACATGAATATCAGCCCCATTATCAAACAAAAATTTAACAACATCCAAATGACCATTTTTTGAAGCTAGCTCAATAGCATAATCTTCATCAACATGAATATCAGCCCCATTATCAAACAAAAATTTAACAACATCCAAATGACCGTTACTAGATGCACTTATAATTGCTTTACTATTATTGAAACAAATATTTGCATGTTGATCAACTAATGTTTTGATAGTTTTGATGTATCCTATTCTAACAGCATTAATAAAAATTTCGTTAATATCTGCATCATTTATCATTTTTAGAGCAAATTTAGAAGTTACAAGATCAGGCATTTTGTCAATTTCTTCCACATTAAAATAATTTATCATATCGTCCATTAATTCGTCGATTAATTCATGATTGTTTTCATTTATCATGCTAAATAGTTTTAAATATGATTGTTTTACTTTATCACTGAAACAAAGAGAACTTAAAATAGGTATGTATTGAATCAATTTATTAAGAGATACATCATAATTATCAGAAAAAATTAATTCAAGTAACCCAAAATCTAGATCAATAGAACTACTTTTATTTATTAGTCCGAAATATCCTGAATTTAAAATAGGATTATCAGTATTAATTGTTAATACTTTACCGTTGCTCGATATTATATCAATGGTTGACATTATTTTATTTTATTTTATTTTATTATGATTAGATAGTTAGTTATAATAAAATAAAATCAATTTTTTAATGATTAGTATTTACATGAATATCAGCTCCATTATCGATCAATAATTTAACAATTTCTAAATGACCATTTAATGACGCTAATATGATTGCTTTATCATTAAAATAAATATCAGCTTTAAGATTGATAAGTATTTTAATTGTTTCTAAATATCCTATTTTAACAGCATGAAGAAAAACCTTATTAATATCTATACCATTTATTATTTTTAAAATAAATTTAGAAGCTATTATATCCGGCATTTCATTAATTTCTTCTACACTAAAATGATTTATCATATCATCTATTAATTCATCAAATAATTTATGATTATTATCATTCATCATACCAAATAATTTTAGATATAATTGTCTTACTTTATCATTCAAACAAAAAGAGCTTAAAATAGGTATATATTCAATTAATTTTTCAATAGATATATTACAATCATTAGAAAATATTAACTCTAACAATTCAAAATCAAGAGTGATAGGATTACTCTTATCTATTAGTCCAAAATATCCGGAATTCAGGACAGGATCATTAATATTAATTGTTAATACTTTACCTGTTTTTGATATGATATCTATGGTTGATATTGATTTTATTTTATAATAATTAATCGGTTAATCATTATAAAATCAATTTTTTCTGGTTTTTTACTAGATAAAAATAATAACTATCATTGGACGATTATTTTATGAGGAAATCTAACCGCTTTTGTTATTGTTCGCATAAATATTAACGCCTTTAGCAAACAGAAAATTGACAATCTCCACATAACCATATGCAGATGCTGATCTAATTACTTCATTATTATTAGCATGAATATTCGCACCATTATCGAACAAAAATTTCACAATTTCCGAATGACCATTAAATGCTGCATCTCTAATTGCTTTATCGTTTTCAGCATGAATATCGACTCCTTTATCAAACAAAAACTTGACAATTTCTAAATGACCATTTCGGGATGCCAATCTAAATGCTTCATTGTTATTCGCATGAATAGCAACCCCATTATCAAACAAAAATTTAACAACTTCTATATGACCTTTTGCTGATGCTAATCTAAATGCTTCATTTTTAGCATAAACATCAATTCCTTTATCAAACAAAAATTCAACAACTTTTATATGACCATATATTGATGCGTTCCTAATTGCAAAATCATTTTTTGCATGAATATCAGCCCCTTTATCAAACAAAAATTTCACAACGTCTAAATGACCATTTTTTGATGCTTTTCTAATCGCAAAATCATTTTTTGCACGAATATTGGCACCTTTACCAAACAAAAATTTAGCGACATCCAAATGACCGTTTTTAGAAGCCCATTTAACTGCATAATCATTATATGCACGAATATTGGCACCTTTACTAAACAAAAATTTGACAATTTCTAGATGACCATGACATGATGCCCGTTTAAGCGCAGAATCTCCATCCTGATGTATATCAGCTCCTTTATCAAATAATAATTTTACAATTTTCAAATGACCATATTCCGATGCCGACATCAAGCAATCAGAATAAATATCAGCGCATTGATCGGACAAGAAATTGACCACTTCTAAATGACCATTTTTTGTTGCCATTCTAATTGCCATATTACCATAAGCACGGATATTAGCGCCTTTATCGAACAGAAATTTAACAACTTCTAAATGTCCATTTTCTGACGCCATTCTAATCGCATATTCATTATGCGAATGAATACCGACTCCTTTATCGAATAAAAATTTAACAACTTCTAAATGGCCATTTTCTGAAGCCATTCTAATTGTGTAATTATTGCGCGCATAAATATCTCCTTTATTATCAAATAAAAATTTGACCACATCTAAATGGCCGTTAGCAGATGCCTGTCTAATCGCATAATCATAACCAACATGAATATTAGCGCCTTTATCAAACAAAAATTTGACAATTTCTAAATGACCGTATTGTGATGCCAAATCAACTGCATAATCATTATTTTCTTCGGCAATATCACCATTCTTTTCTCTTACATAGGCTCCCTGATATAATTTCATTATTTCTGAGTTATTATATGTTGATGTGGTTCTAATTGCATGATTATTTTTATCATGAATATTAGCTCCTTTATCGAACAAAAATTTAACAATGTCTAAATGACCGTTTGCTGATGCAATTCTAATTGCATGATTATTTTTATCATGAATATTAGCTCCTTTATCAAACAAAAATTTAACAATGTCTAAATGACCATTTGCTGATGCAATTTGTATTACGTGATTATCATTTGCATGAATATTAGCTCCTTTATCAAACAAAAATTTAACAATGTCTAAATGACCATTTGCTGATGCTATTCTAATTGCACGATCATTTCTAGCATGAATATTAGCTCCCTGAACAGTTAGCATTATAGTGGTTCTTAAATATCCCAATCTAACAACATCGACGAAAATTTTATTAATGTTTATTTTATCCGTTACTTTATAAACAAATTTAGATGCTATTATATCTGGTATTTTATTAATTTCTTCTACGTCGAAATGGTTTATCATATCATCCATTAATTCATCGACTAATTCAACATTATTATCATTTACCATATTAAATAACTCAGAATACAATTGTTTTACATTCTCATCCAAACAGATAGAACTCAAAATAGGTATATATTCAATTATTTTTTCAAAAGATATATTACAATTGCCAAAAAATATCAATTCAAGTAATTCAAAGTCTAGGTCGCAATAATTACTTTTATTTATTAGTCCAAAATATCCTGAATCTAAAATAGGATTATCAGTGTTAATTGTTAATACTTTACCATTATTTGATATGATATCAATAGTGGACATTTTTTATTTTATTATGATTAAATATTTATTCATAATAAAAATTTAATCAATTTTTTAATAATTTCTATTTATTTGAAAGAAATTCAACAATTTCTAAATGACCTTTTTTTGATGCCGATCTAATTGCACGATTATCTTTAGCATGAATATCGGCACCTTTATCAAAGAGGAATTTGACAACTTCTAAATGACCAAATTTTGATGCCCATCTGAACGCTAAATCATTATCAGCATGAATATCCGCTCCCTTATCAAACAAAAATTTAACAACTTCTAAATGACCACATATAGATGCCAATCTTATTGCACGATCATCCTTTGCATGAATATCGGCACCTTTATCAAAGAGGAATTTAACTATTTCTAGATGACCATACTGTGATGCCAATCTAATTGCACGATTACCTTCAGCATGAATATCAGCACCTTTATCGAAGAGAAATTTAACTATTTCTAGATGACCATGCTTTGATGCCCATCCAATAGCTATGTCATTATCAGAGTGAATGTCAACTCCCTTATCAATTAAAAATTTGATCACTTCCAAATGACCATTAAATGTTGCGATCAAAACCGCATCGTCATCACCAGCATGTATATCAGCTCCTTTACTTAACAAAAATTCAGCGATTTCAAAGTGACATCTATATAATGCATTTCTTATCGCATCATCATTATTAACATGGATATCGGCTCCTTTGTCGAACAAAAATTTAACAACTTCCAAATGGCCATTATCCGATGCCGATATTATTGCATAATCATTACTAACCCCTTTATCAAATAAAAATTTAACAATTTCCAAACGGCCATTACTTGATGCCAATTGGAATACATAATCATTGTCAGCATGAATATCGACGCCTTTTTCAAACAAAAATTTCACAACTTCTAAATGTCCATTACTCGATGCCCATGCAATTGCATTATCACATTTAACACGAATATTATTAGCCATTATTCTAGTTCTATCATAAATATTAGCGCCTTTTTCAAATAAAAATTTTACGACATCTAAATGACCTTCTTTTGATGCCCAAGTTACCGCAAGATCATTATCGGCACGAATATCAGCGCCTTTTTCAAACAAAAATTTAACAATTTCTAAATGGCCATTTTCTGATGCCGATATAATTGCAGAATCATCACCAGCATGAATATTAACACCTTTATCAAACAAAAATTTAACAACTTCTAAATGTCCATTAGCCGATGCTGTTCTAATTGCTCCATTATCATCAGCATGAATATCAGCACCTTTATCAAACAAAAATTTAACAACTTCTAGATGTCCATTAGCCGATGCTGTTCTAATTGCTTCATTATTGTCAGCATGAATATCAGCACCTTTATCAAACAAAAATTTAACAACTTCTAAATGTCCATTAGCCGATGCCCACCTAATTGCCCCATTATCACCGGCATGAATATTAACACCTTTATCAAACAAAAATTTAACAACTTCTAGATGTCCATTAGCTGATGCTGTTCTAATTGCTCTATTATCATCAGCATGAATATCAGCACCTTTATCAAACAAAAATTTAACAACTTCTAGATGTCCATTAGCTGATGCTGTTCTAATTGCTTCATTATTATCAGCATGAATATCAGCACCTTTATCAAACAAAAATTTAACAACTTCTAGATGTCCATTAGCCGATGCTGTTCTAATTGCTCCATTATCATCAGCATGAATATCAGCATCTTTATCAAACAAAAATTTAACAACTTCTAAATGTCCATTAGCCGATGCTGTTCTAATTGCTTCATTATTATCAGCATGAATATCAGCACCTTTATCAAACAAAAATTTAACAACTTCTAAATGTCCTTTTTGTGCTGACCATATTAATGCTAAATCATTATCAGCATGAATATTAGCACCATTATTAAACAAAAATTTAACAACTTCTAAATGACCTTTTTTTGATGCGAATTGTATAGCATAACCATCATAAGCATGAATATCAGCACCATTATCAAACAAAAATTTAACAACCTCTAAATGACCTTTTTTTGCTGACCATGATAATGCTAAATCATCATCAGCATGTATATTAGCTCCGTTATCAAACAAAAATCTGACAACCTCTAAATGACCTTTTTTTGCTGACCATGATAATGCTAAATCATCATCAGCATGTATATTAGCTCCGTTACCGAACAAAAATCTGACAACTTCTAAATGACCTTTTTTTGCTGACCATGATAATGCTAAATCATCATCAGCATGTATATTAGCTCCGTTATCGAACAAAAATCTGACAACTTCTAAATGACCTTTTTTTGATGCTATTTGTACTGAAAAATCATCATAAGCATGAATATCAGCTCCATTATCAAACAAAAATTTAACAACGTCTAAATGACCCTTTTCTGATGCTATTTTTATTGCATCATCTTCATTCGCATGAATATTAACACCTTTGTCAAGCAAAAATTTAACAATTTCCAAATGACCTTTTTCCGATGTAAAATGCAATGCAGAATTATTATATGCATTAATATCAGCTCCGGCATCGAGTATTGTTTTAACAGTTTCATTATATCCCAGATTGGCAACACATACAAAAACTTTATTAATGTCAATATTATTTATTATTTTTAAAATAATTTTAGAAGCTATTATGTCCGGTATTTTATTAATTTCTTTCATGTCAAAATAATTTGTCATATCATCTATCAATTCATTTATTAATTCGTGATTGTCATCATTTATCATATTAAACAATTTTAAATATGATTGTTTTACCTTATCGTCCAAACAAAACGAACTCATAATAGGTATATATTCAATTAATTTATCCAAAGATATATTACAATCATCATAAAATATTAATCGTAATAATTCGAAGTCCAGATCGGTAGAAATATTTTTATTAATTAGTCCAAAAAATCCCGAATTTAAAATGGGATTATTGGCATCAATTGTTAATACTTCACCATTGTTTGATATGATATTAATAGTGGACATTTTTTATTTTGTTATGATTAAATATTTAATCATAATAAAATTAGTTCAATGTAAAATTAAATCAACTTTTTGATGAATATCCTATTTACTTGACAAAAATTAACTTTGTAATGACGATTACTTGATGCAATTTTATTTGCCTTATCAAGTAAGTAGGTTATTCATCCAAAAATAAAAAATCGGCATGCCGTAGATGAGAATACCCTGTAGAGGATTTACCTTGTTGTTAACCGAAAATTTGGAAAATGCTATTTGACAATCCGTCGGTGCTCTTATATTCGTTCCATAACTATCAACATAATTATTAGCCCCTTCATCAAACAAAAATTTCACAACTTTTAGATGACCATTTGCTGATGCCCATCTGATCGCTTCACCGTTATTTGCATGAATATCAGCTCCATTATTAAATAAAAATTTAACAACTTCTAAATGACCATTTTTTGCTGCCATTCTAATTGCATAATTATTGACAGCATGAATATCGGCACCTTTATCAATCAAAAATTTCACAACTTTTAAATGACCATTTGACGATGATATTCCAATTACATAATCATTGTCAGCATGAATATTAGCGCCTTTATCAAACAAAAATTTAACAACTTCTAAATGACCATTTTTTGACGCCAATTGGATTGCATCATCATCATCAGCATGAATATCGGCGCCTTTATCAAACAAAAATTTCACAATTTCTAAATGACCATTTTTTGACGCTGCACATATTGCATCACCATAATTAGCATGAATATCGGCGCCTTTATCAAACAAAAATTTAACAATTTCGAAATGACCATCTCCTGATGCCGTTCTTATTGCGTATTCATTATCAGCATGAATATCAGCGCCTTTATCAAACAAAAATTTCACAACTTCCAAATGACCATTATATGATGCCATTCTTATTGCATGGTTATTATCAGCATGAATATTGGCGCCCTTATCGAACAAAAATTTCACAATTTCTGAATGACCATTATATGATGCCATTCTTATTGCATGGTTATTATCAGCATGAATATTGGCGCCCTTATCGAACAAAAATTTCACAATTTCTGAATGACCATTTTCTGATGCCATTCTTATTGCATGGTCATTATCAGCATGAATATTGGCGCCCTTATCGAACAAAAATTTCACAATTTCTGAATGACCATTTTCTGATGCCATTCTTATTGCATGGTCACGATCAGCATGAATATTGGCGCCCTTATCGAACAAAAATTTCACAATTTCTAAATGGCCATTTTCTGATGCCATTCTTATTGCATGGTCACGATCAGCATGAATATCGGCGCCTTTATCGAACAAAAATTTAACAATTTCTAAATGGCCATTGAGTGATGCCCATCTGATTGCATAGTTACGATCAGCATGAATATCGGCGCCTTTATCGAACAAAAATTTAACAATTTCTAAATAACCATTTTTTGATGCCATTTGGATTGCGTGTTCATTATATGTATGAATATTGCCGCCTTTATCAAACAAAAATTTAACAACTTCTAAATGACCAGCTTCTGATGCTATTCTAATTGCCTCATCATATTCAGCATGGATATTAGCACCTTTATCAAACAAGAATTTAACAATGTCCAAATGACCATTTCCTGATGCCCATCTGATCGCATAATTATCTTGGGCATGAATATTAGCACCTTTATCAAACAAGAATTTAACAATATCTAAATGACCATTTTCTGATGCCCATCTAATTGCCTCATCATTATCAGCATGAATGTCAGCACCTTTATCAAACAAGAATTTAACAATATCTATATAGCCATTTAATGATGCCCATCTAATTGCATGATCATCTTGAGCATGAATGTCAGCACCTTTATCAAACAAGAATTTAACAATGTCCATATGACCATTTTCCGATGCCCATCTAATTGCATGGTCATATTCAGCATGAATATCGGCACCTTTATCAAACAAAAATTTAACAACTTCCAAATGACCTTTTTTTGATGCTAAACTAATCGCGCAATCGTTATTAGAGTGTACATCGGCACCTTTATCAAACAAAAATTCAACAATCTCTAAATAACCTTTTTTTGATGCTATTTGTATTGCATAATCATTAAAAACATGTATATCTGCACCATTATCAATTAATATTTCAATGGTTTTTATGTATCTTAATTTAACAACATTAATAAAAATATTGTTAATATCAGTAACGCCTATCATTTTAAAAACAAATTTGGAAGCTATTATGTCCGGCATTTCATTGATTTCTTTCACATCAAAATAATTTATCATATCATCCATTAATTCATCAATTAATTCATGGTTGTCGTCATTTATCATGTTGAATAATTTTAGATACAATTGTTTTACTTTATTGTCTAAACAAAGCGAACTTAAAATGGGTATATATTCAAACAATTTATCAATAGACACATTATAATTGTCAGAAAAAATTATTTTAAGCAATTCAAAATCTAGTTCTGTGGAAATACATTTATTTATTAGTCCAAAATATCCTGAATTTAAAATGGAATTATCAGCATCAATTGTTAGTACTTTACCATCGTTTGATATGATATCAATAGTGGACATTTTTTATTTTGTTATGATTAAATAATTAATTATAATAAAACTAAATCAATTTTTTTTGATAGGAATTCACTTATTCGATAAAAATTCAACAATTTCGTGATGATTTTCTAGTGACGCCATTATAATTGCTTCATTGTTATTTGCGTGTATATTGGCTCCTTTATCAAACAAAAATTTAACAACTTCTAAATGACCATTTTCTGACGCTATTATAATTGCTTTGTCGTTATTTGCGTGTATATCAGCTCCTTTATCAAACAAAAATTTAACAACTTCTAAATGACCATTTTCTGATGCTATTATAATTGCTTTATCGTTATTTGCGTGTATGCCGACTCCTTTATCAAACAAAAATTTAACAACTTCTAAATGACCTTTTGCTGATGTCCATCTAATTACTTCGCCAATATTAGCATCTATATTAGCTCCTTTATCAAACAAAAATTTAACAACATCTAAATGACCATTTTCTGATGCCATTCTAATTGCATATTCATTACAAACATGAATATCGGCTCCTTTATCAAACAAAAATTTAACAATTTCAAAATGTCCACTTCTTGATGCCCATGTGACCGCCAAATCATTATAAGCATGAATATCGGCTCCTTTATCAAACAAGAATTTAACAATCTCCAAATAACCATATCTTGATGCGCATATCATTATTTCATTAATATTAACATGATTATCGGCCTTTTTATCAAACAAAAATTTAACAATTTCTAAATGACCTTTTGCTGACGCTTTTCTGACTGCTTTATTATTACAAGCATGTATATCAGCTCCTTTATCAAACAAAAATTTAACAATTTCTAAATGACCTTTTGCTGACGCTTTTCTGACTGCTTTATTATTACAAGCATGTATATCAGCTCCTTTATCAATTAATATAACAATGGTTTTGATGTATCCAAATTTAGCGGCATCAACAAAAATTCTATTAATATTAGTACTATCTATTAATTTAAGAACAAATTTAGAAGCTATTACATCTGTCATCAGATTAATTTCGTTTATGTCAAAATAATTTATCATATCATCCATTAATTCATCAATTAATTCGTCATTGTTATTATTAATCATACCAAATAATTTCAAATATAATCGTTTTACTTTATCATTCAAGCAAAGCGAACCTATTTTAGGTATATATTCAATCAATTTATCCAGAGATAAATTACAATTGTCAAAAAATATTAATTCAAGTAATTCAAAATCCAAATCGGAAAAAATACTTTTATTTAGCAATCCAAAATATTCTACGTTTAATAAAACAGGATCATTGGCATTAATTGTTAATGTTCGTCCATTGTTTGATATGATATCAATGGTAGACATTATTGATTTTTGTTTATTTTATTATATTAATTTATAATAAAATAAATCAATTTTTTAATATCGTCATCCGATCCAACAAAAAAACTAATTAATAAATGAAACTAGGATATATCTAGTGCCGAAAGTAACAGGTAAACCTTCATGATAGGCAGTTAGTCTACCTGGGTGAATACAACACATTCCTGGATCCTGATTTTTTAATACAAAATCTTGTCTAATAAATCTACAACCTCCACCATCATAATCAATGCCATTTCCCCTATTTAATGCAACATTAATGGTATAAGTTGACGCATCATGATGGGGAGCCAAAGCTGCCTGATCTTCGAAATTATATTTAACAACAAACGCCAAATTGATATCTTTTGTTTTATAGTTGTTATAAAGTACACGTGCTACGGGAGCAATATATGAAAATACAATGTCTTGCCATTGTTTTTCCATTTTTAATTCAAATAATTGCACATCAACCGTTGGATGATTCTCATAATAATTTTTTCCAAGCCTTGGATCATTATGCTCATTATTTCCTTTTGACCAACGACCAAATTTATCAGCTCTTTCAATTAGTTCTGTGCAAAAATCTTCACTAAATAATGGAAAAGTATAAATACCATCACATAATTCGTTATAATTCATTCCGGCTAAATTATTTTTATATTGATAGTAAGCCGGATGCAAATATTTTTTCTCCCATAGATCGCGTTTTTCCTTGATTTCATATATGGTTACATTACCGTCATCACTGCTAATTTCAATTTCAGCTTCTGTTATATCCTCAATATAACCATAATTAGATATATTAGAAACGTACATAAATATATCGTTTTGTCGCAAATTATGGCACATACGCATATCAAGATCCATGTCCAAATTATCAATAAATATTTTTGGTACGGCTTGGAAAATATCCTTTTTGATCAAATATGAACCGGTAATATATGGAACGTTCCAGCAACCACGTTTTTTCCCATTAACAATATCCAGATAATCAAATGATCTCCTGTAGAATCCCTTGTTATCAAGATCTGCCCAAAAATTTGACCAAGATTCAATACCTCTTTTAATCATAGGAGCAACAATATTCTTTTTTGTATTTAATAATTCTTTTAATATCAGAGGATTTTCAAAAACACAATTATTTCCCACAAAAAAATAATAATCACATCCACTTTCCAAAAATTTCTCCAAATCTTTTTGAAATAAATCTTCTTCTGATAAGTGGGAACAAATTCCTATTTTTTCTTTGAATGAAATCTCATTAATAATGGTTGTTAATAATTCACGAGGATAATCTAATATGTTTAAGATATTGAGTATCTTCTTATTATATCCTAAATTAAAAGAAACATATATTTTTGGTAACGGATAATCACAACAATTATAGGTAATGCGATATCCATAATGTTCATTCCATCCGTTTCCGGTATAATTTTCGATTCGGTTCAAAATGATTGATTGTTCATCCGTGTTCGAATAAACAAACATTGGAGCTGGACTATTTTTTTTAATATAGATTTTGGATTTAATATGATCGAATTTGATTGGTATTAACGGGTTAATTTCATAAAAAATTTCACATTTTGAATCTCTAATAATCTCACCATTGATATGTGAATCTATTGTTAATATTGTAGATAATGAAAATTCTACATCTGGTACCTTTTCAATGTGTTCCATGTAATTACCTAGCATTCTTTTTAATACATTAGTCCATCCAATAAACATCTGTTTTTGTTTGTTCTCAATATTAGAAACAATACTATTTTCATTCTGAGCCAAATTTAAATATCTATTAACAATTTCTTTAGGTGAAGACAATGGCAAAATATTGCACTGATCCATTAAATTTACAGAAATTATAAGTGTTAGGGTAGAATTTAATTTATCATCCGTCCAACTAGAAAATTCATCAAATAAAACTTTGGCTTTAGAGATTTCATTTTGATAATTACTTTTGACCAAAAATGGCAATGCGTAAAGTTTACAATAATAAATAAATCTCGAATAACTTTCTCCTTCACATGGACCAAGATATATGAGTAAAAACTGCTTGTCATCACCATTTGAATCCTTAAATTTATAACTATCAGAATTCACATAGGGTTCTGAATGAAAAGTTTCACTATCATTAAATGCGTTGGAGGTCAATTTAAGTAAATTTGGACAAATTGCATAACAAATTATTTTCTCACAATCCTCATACATTTTTTCGTAACCGAATATTCTACAACCATACATAATTGGTACAAATTCATCGACTGGTATTAGATTTTTCAAATAATTTGCTCCTGTTAATTTTTTAGCACCTTGATAATTCAGAATGTAGGCACATGTCCAATAACTACGATTGGCTTTATTAATATGTGTCGAAATTTTTGTTTCGCCAATTAAATTGAAAGCTTTTCTATGAATATATAACATATCATATTCGGATTCTGTTTCACTTGTGTACTTTTGTAATTTGTCCATAAAGTCATCCGGAAAAATAATATCATCCTCCAAAATAAGGACACGAGAATCTTTAGCCATTTCATTATTATCTACCAGCTCTACTATTTTACACCATATTAAATAATGACTGAGCGCGCATCCTATTTCACCATTTGTCATTGCCTTTCCGGAATTTGGATCAGTCCAATTTGGAATATTAAAATCATATGTAGAAAGAACATTATCATTGTTTCCGTCAACACCATCAAAAAATTCATGATTTATATTAATTCCTAGATTTTGAAGTTTTTGCATTTCATTTTCCATATGAATACGTTTATCTGTGCGTCGCGGTAAGTTTATAATAAAAGTTTTATCTATCATGATCTATATTAGTAAATGTTAAAATATGTTTATAATATTTTTTACATTTATTAAATTAATTGGTCAATAATTTCTTTTCCCAAATTAAATTCTAAATATTTACCATCATTATAAATTTTTATGTAATGCTTCATAAAAATGAGCAAAAAATCAAATAATTCTTTAAATGAAATATCTATTACACATGTATCATTTGTAGTTTCCATTTTATAACCTAAAATTTTATGGTATTTATATGACCTGTACACATATGGTCTTTTGTATTTTTCAATATATAATAATCTCAATAATAACATAAATATATTATTGGATGAAATGAATGACGTATCAGTAGAAAAAATATCAATTCTTTTTCCATAATCATTTTTTGTTATTGTCATATAAGGCCATTTTTTCTTATTTTGCTCTTTAAGTTCTTCTTCAAATTGTACATAAATTTCTTTCCAAACAAAATAGTCAGGTTCTGTTTCATTATGCGATACAATTTGTACCGCATGAAAAACTAAACTGATTATCTCCTTAAAAGTAACATTGTTTATATTTTTATTAACAATCTTATCCAGCGAAACAATGTAATCTTGAATGTTAATAATTGACATATATTAAAATAAAAGATAATAATCCTTTTTTTAATTATCCAAATATGGACTAAATTAGTTTCAAATCTATACAGGTAAATTCAATTTTAATAGTTCAACTGTTTTTTGGTAGTAATCAGAATCACACAAAATGGAATTGATTTTTTGACAAAAAAAATCTTGGTTGGTAATTTTTAATATTCTCTTATTCAATATTTGGATGCATCGATATTTCGATTCAGATGTTGCTACACAATTACAAATATCCAATAGTTCTGCTTCGCTGAAATTTGATTGATTTTTTGTTATTTTTTTGATAATTTGAATTGTCAAATTGTCATCTGAAATGTTGCTTAATATTTCAACCAAAAACTCATGAAAAAAGAAAAATTTATCAGCTATGATGTCAATACAATGTTTTTTTATCAGATCAGATTGTAATTGTTTTATTACAATCATTATGTCGGACATGTTGTTATATTTTGTTGAAACAATCATTAATATAAAACATATGTATTTTTCATGATCAGAATTGAATTTTGCTAATGTTCTTGTTACATCAAATGGGAAAATTATTTTAGGGATAATAGGATCAACAATATCAATTGAATTTATGGGAAAAATATTTAAAATATTAACAGCAGATTCAATCTCTATCGTGTTTATATTGCTAACCAGTATCTGATAAGCGGAAATTTTTTGGAACTCCAAGGTTATTTCTTCGAGAATTTGGCAAATATCCTTACATGTTGTATCGGTCATATCAAGATGTTTATGTATGCCTAAAAATGCAACAAATTTTAACTCTGTTGTACCGATACTGCGAAGAACATCACAAAACTCCGTTGTGGATATATAGTGATATTTTGTACCTTTAGAAAATATGTCCAATGCCCTAATTTTCTGCACATCACTAGAATAATTCATAATAATTTTAATTATTAGTGACCAATTTATACTAAATGATTTTACTACGATCTTTAACAAAATGTTTCTCTCATTATCATCCGAAATAGGAATAAATGGTGCAATAATAGATTTATCCATGATTTTTATTAAATAAATAAGGTTATGGCATCAATAATAGAGATTAAAATCAATTTTTTATGGAAAAATTGATTTTAATTTTTATTGATGGACGCTCATTATATTACATGGTAGTAATAATAGTATCGGTAATACTATGGAACTATCACTAATGTTATGGTATATTATTGTTTCTGAAACATCGGAATCACTATGCCATTATGAAAATAACATGAGGAAATATTTTAATAGTAGTGCAGTTATTTTCGCTAGATTTATCATTCTTATTTTATTATGTGTTTCGGTATTTGTATACCGAACATGGATAATGCTATTATATTTTAGCATGGATTTTAATTATATTTCATTTTTTGTGTGGCTAATAAATTTTGTAATAATGATATTTTACATTTATTTCGGATTTAAAATAATTTTTGTTATGATTACTGCTATACCTTTTACCGGTAGCATTAATAACGAAACAAATATTATGTTTTATTTATTTATTATCGAATCAATCGGATATTCAATATCACTTATTTTTGACGAATCAACAATAAGACTTGCATCAATAATTCAGACCATAACTTTGTTGTCAGGATTATTTATTGTTCGTTTTGTTTTTAATAATGATCAACGAATTATTTAACGTGATAACATTTTTCAATCTTAATTAAAAAATGCTATGATAAATATTATCAATGATCCAATCAGAATTATAATATTTGGTTTCAAAAATTTATAAATGTCAATAATTTGATTATCAACACATTTCTGATTTATTATTTTATTGTCAGACAACACAATATTAAGATACGCTGAATTATATCTTTTCCACCAGTCAGCAATATGATTATGACCATTTTTAACAGCAGCCAAAATAGATTTAGGCGAACATTTTATTTCAAAATTATTATTTGACCACCAGTCAAGAACACTAATTTGTCCGCATTCATTTGCCCAATTAAATGCACATTCCGTATATTTTAGTTTAAAACCACTATTTTTCCACCATTCTAGTACATCAATATGTCCATTTTCCGATGCTAAATCCATAGCATCAGATGAATATTTGAGGTTCCAATTATTTTTTTCCCATTTTATTAAAAAATTAATATCTCCATTTGCTGACGCAGTATTTATTAAATGTATATTATATTCCATATTTAAATCAAATCTTTGATAAGTTTCCGGTTCGAACAGACAATATTTTTCTCCTAGTATAATTTTGTCCGTTCTAAATTTGTCATCAAAATTTATTATTTGAAAATTTGAATCATCAGGAATTATAATTTCTCTTAAGATGGTTCCGAGGTAATAATATTTGGGAATATATTCTATTGTTGTAAAATATATATCATCTGCTATTTTGGTATTTGGTCCACCGACGTAAGATAAATCATTTTGTATATCATTGATACCTGTAATTTTAAAATATTTAACCATAATTATATAATTAATTATTTATTTTATTCTTATAATTCATGCGCTAACACGGATTTAATTACATCAATTTGGGAATCAGATATATCATTAAAATATTTGTTAGGATTATTAATAATATTTTCCATTTGTAATTTGTAGTTATGTCTTGTTTTCATTGTTAACATTTTTTCAACAACTATTGGATTTAATACAATGTTTTTAATAAGATTTCTAAATGAATTTTTTAGACCAGGATCATTTTTATAAACTATTTGTCCTAATCCCATTTCTAACAAATATGTCATATTAAAACCAAAATCTATATATTCTTCGCAGTCATAATCATCTTTATCTTCAGGCATTGTAAATCCAATGTATGCGCTATTTGCTGAATTATAAAAGGAGAATTCTAAATGAAGGGTATTCATATAAAACCAAATGTAATCAATGCAATGTATCGGTACATTATTTGTTTTTGATAGCGTTTCGATACAAAATTTTTTGATGGCATGATGATCGATTATATCAGTTATTTTTTTATTGTATTCTGAAATATTTTCTTTGTATTTTTTATCATAAAATCTTTTGCTGAGGAAATTATCTGTTCTAGGCATGCACCACATCATAATAACAATGTCAGATAAATAATGGTTCTCCTTATCAAAATAATCGAACACTTGCACTATTTCATTAGTACCTAGTTCTCTTAAATTTTCTACTAAATCAAAAATCCGCTCCTGAAATTCCTTAAAATAATTATATTCTTCCTCTGATAAAGTGACCTTGAATTTGTTAAGAATAGCAGCATATAAAATACGTGATAAGTTATCACAATTGACATAATGATCGATACCCATTACATTAAATTGTTTAACGTATATTTCAACATTAAAATCTGCATTAATTTTGTTTATCTGTTTATTTTTTTTAATGATACTATTCATCTCTATTTAATTTGTTTAATATTTCTTAATATTCGAGTACATTAAATAATCAATTTTTAATTATTAATATCATGATTAATAAAAAAAATTGATTTTGTTTTTGGTTATAATATACTATTGGTAATAATTAGAAGCAAAAATCAATGGCTCAGAACGTAAATGAAAAAATAAGTGAAGATAAAATTGACGAATGTGTTAAATCACATAGTAAAAAAAAACTCTATTTAGAAATAACCAAAATTAATGAGTATATATATTTAGGTTGTTGTACACATCCACTAACAAATAGTGAAGAATTTCAAAAATTAGGCATTGATGTTCTCATTAATTGTGCTGCAGAAGTAAAATATCCTGCTGATACCAACTATCATGTTGAAAACTTTAGAATTATTGATGGTGAAGGAGTATCATTTTTGGAAAATATGGATCAAGCTGCTAATAAAATTCGATTTCATTATTCAAATGGGAAAAAAATATATTTGACCTGTGCTAGGGGAATATCCAGATCTCCTGCAATTTTAATATATTTCTTGATGTCGCACAAGAAATGTACCTATGATACCGCACATAGTCTTGTCAGAAAAAAAAGAAGGATTATTTCTGTTAATGAAGAATTTGAAAGTTCAATGAGGGCAATTGAGGATTAATTTTTATAAATTGTTTTTATAAAAATTAATCTTAACATTAGTATTTTTATCAGACCTTTATGTTACAATACGATAATCGATTCCTTCACCAGATGTGGGACTTGGTCTAATAATACGAACAATATCTCCTTTCCGCAAAGCATAATATTGAGCGATTGCATCGTTTCTATTCATTTTTTTTGTAGTGTAATCAGTAGCATTGTATTCTGATTTGAACTTTTCTATTTCTGTTGGACTTAATAATTCAAATTTGGGTTGATCACGTTGATCGATAATATTTTCTAGCAGAGCATTTTCTTTAAATATTTGCGTTTGATGTTTTGAGACATAATCAAATATTTTATGATTAAATTCACGAGCAACAATTATTTTTTTGTATTGTGCATATTCCTTAAAAAATTCATTTACTATTGATTGTTTTCCTGTTGCTGAAATCCTTTGAAAAACAATTTTAATTGCATATTTATCTCCGTTATTTGTTTTGATGGTATATGTTCTGTCTCCTCTGTCATCGATGTTATTTATAGCTTCTTCAGGATTTACTAATGCTTGTTTATTACCACTTTTATCAATATATATTCGATTTCCTAGCATTATCATTATATTATTCAAAATTGTTTTTGTTTTCTCACTTTCCGGTTTAATAACTAAAAATAAATTCTTGTTGGATTCCATCGATTAATAATAATATATGCATAATTTATTTAAGTTATAATTAAAACTTTCAATTTTTTATATGCTCATAATATTTAAAATCTCGAATAAGCATTTTTAATAAGAGCAGGATCAACTCTAAATGCATTTGAATCCGCTAATAATTTTATTATATCATCATTTGTTAAGTAAGATTTTGAACCATTTACTATTACTTCAAATTTTGGAGGATTAGAATCAAATTTTACCCTTCTGTCAACAACAATAACATTAATCATCATTCGGTCTGTATAATATTCATATAAAGGTTCTAGTTGCTGGTTCTCCTTCTCTTCCAAAACGTTTGAGAAATTTCTATCGAAATTTCTAATAAATGATTTGTTTTCATTCGTAAAATCATGGCGAGTCTTGTTTGACGGTATATTAATTTGACTAATCATACTTTGTCCACAATCCGAACATCTAACAAAATTACCATTGAGCCTTTGTAATCTACCATGATCACAAATTGTAGAATAATTTGCGTTCATACTTAAACTTATATGGTAAATTTATTTTTTTTTTCATAACGAATAGACTTATTTATTGTTCTCTTTCCCTTCTTCTCCTTCTTTTATCATTAATTATTTTTGTATATAGCTTCTTAATGCGTGCTAATTTTTCGTCAAGTGAATCCGATTGCTCATGATCTTCATTAACGATATCATCTAAATCAATTTGACTATCGATATCATAATTATTTTTATAGTTATTTGCTGATGGTGCAATTTCATTTGTCTGATTTAATGAATACATATTAATTGATGCCATTTGATTTGGGTAAGAATTCATTGTAAATTGATTGTTAGCATTAATTGGCATATTTAATGGAATGGGAATCGACGCTGTAGTATTTAAAAAATCGAGCGATGGATGTTGTATTTCTAAAACATCTTTTTTTCGGGAATTTAAAACTGACGATCTTGATAAATCAGATTGTGAATGAACAGATGGTTTAATAATTAAATGGTTATTCATTTCTGTTAATTTTTCAAGCACAAGTTTTCTTATTTCTGGAGTTATTTGATTCATTAACATTTGTACGAGTGTCCAATAATCCATATTATTTATATGAAATGTGTTTGTATATTGATTGTCCATATAGATTATATCTATATATTCCTATACTTATATCGGACTCATAATTTGATTCCGTGCCCTGTAAATATTTTATTCATCACCAAAAATATTTCGAATGTTTTCTGATAATATATTTGGAACAGATCCTTATCAGAATAATATCCTGAGTATAAACAAAATAATATCCAAAGTATAAGTATGCATGAGCAATACTATAGTTACCAAACCATGTTGGCCAAAATGTACGATTACCATCATAATTGTCATATTAATAATTTTATTATTAGGTATTCTATTATTTAATTATTTTATTAATCGGGCAAGACAAAATTTTTCAAAAAAATATAAAATCAGTATAGTTCAGTACTGCAATGATTTACCAAATGTAAATTATACACAAACCGTTATCAAACCTAAAAATCCGGGAATTTATGAATTTACTTTGTCAAAAGCTTTGCTAGAAACTAGCTTATTAGTTACTCAAAGTAATTGTATTAATATTGTTCCCATGAGAAATCCACCTGGCTTCATGCAACAATATAGAATGGTAGGTATTAATCCCTATGATAATAAAAACAGAATGATTTCAACAGTATTTACAAATACTGATGGTTCAGGGAAATTATTAATGGTTTTTACTGGAACATTTTTTATGGATGAATGGTTTAATGATATTAATTTTCCACAAGTAGAAGCCGTTGCCCTAAATAATTATAAGCCCGGAATTCTTGTACATACCGGATTTTATAACTTGTACATGGTAATTAGAGATCAACTTTGGAATTTATTCAAACAAAATCAAAATAAAGTAAATGATTTTTACATTACAGGTCACTCTTTAGGCGGTGCTTTGTCAATTATTGCAGCATTTGATTTTGCAAGATATCATCCTATTCATTATTCATTTGCATCTCCCCGCGTGGGAAATGTCGACTTTGCGAAAAGATTTAATGAATTGTTACCACAATCCCTTCGCATATATAATGTGGATGATATTGTTCCCGAACTTCCACCTCCAGTGATTTTTGGGAATATCTACCAACATGTCAATAAAGGAATTCCATTTGATGTCAACTTAGGAACTCTTGATAAAAATCATGTTACGGCATATCTAGATTATTTACCTTTGTGTATACCGAATATAGCGCCATGTCCAACCTAAAACGGTAATATATAAATTCAGTTTAATCTAAAATGATAATATATAAATTCAGTTTAACCTAAAAAGATAATATATAAATTCAGTCTAACTTGGCCTTTTTATAAATTGGCTCATCACTAATTTCATCAAGCATTTTTCTTTTTTTGCTGTTGTCTATTTCCATAGAATCTAAACATGATAAAACAATTGGCTGATGATATTTTTCTTGGAATATTTTGATCTCGCGCTGTCTTTTCGCTTCTTCTAAATTAAGATACTCATCAATTATTTTTAGCGTCTGGTTAAGTTCGATAACGTGTGAACGATCATTGTCCAAAAATACTTCAATGCTGCCTGTTTTTTCAGTTCGTGGAAAGACAGGGCTATTCATGGAGAATGATTCTATGTCAAAGAGAAAAGATGCAATTTTTTTACCAGTTATAGGATCATTGTAACAAATATGGGTTTTCGAATCAGGAGTACTTTCAACTTCGAAATTAGCTAAAACAATTCCAGAAGAATCATCCGACTGATCCATGCCTGATTCTGTGGATAGAGCTATTTGTTCTGATTGATTTATTGGTACACTTTCACAAATAACTGAATTATTATAGTCGTGAAATTTTTCCTCATTAATAAAACAGTAACACATAGTTGATTATTTATTAACATATTGATTAATCTAATTAATATATTAATTGAATCAATTTTTATTCATTATCATTATATTTAACCTTTTTATTAACTTCAATTTTTTCGTCTTGTTCTAATTTTCTTTTGTTATTTGTTTCAATAATCATTGGATCTTCATCAAGTAATACTTTATCCGTGTTTGGATAATAAAAATTTTCATCTAGTAGTTGTTCGATTCTTTGAGAATAAATTTGTGGTATGTAAATATTACATTTAGAACTTTTTGGTGTTTGATAGTTATTTTTATCCTTATCTAAAATATCGGATACATCAGCTCTTAATCGTTTGGGTCTAAGATCATTAGTTGGACAAATAATAAAATCATCCTCACAACTTGTCATTATTTCTGATTTATCTTTAACAATTGTGTTTTGCCGATCATTCATATGCGGACATGTATCAACAGTACAATACTTAGTGCAATAATTTCCATCAATACCCTTCCAATAGTGTACACCATAACATTTTTCATGATAATATTGCATCTTAATAATTATAATAATAAAATATTAGACAAAATATATTTTACCTAATGTTTTATTATTTCATTTTTTTTTACGGAATCTAATCATTCACAATTTTGTAATTTAATTTTTTTAAATTTCTGATCATTTTCTTCAATTTCCATTCTTCTTTTGGCAATTTTTTTTGTTGTATAATAATTAGAAAATTCATTATCAGGTAACTCAATAATTAAATTATTATCTTCAGCTTTACTTTGTAATGTATCGTCAAACATTTCTGCATCGTCAGTTAGTATTTCTATTTCTGCATCGTCGGTTGATATCTCTATTTCTGCATCATCAGTTGATATCTCTATTTCTGCATCATCAGTTGGTAAGGGATTATTGGAATTTAATTGTTTTTCTACCGATTGTTGCCTACGCCATTCTTCTTTCTTATACCAATTAACTGGCGTATACCAATGACAATTATTACAAGCTGGATATTCAGATATATTTATTGGTGCCTTAATTTCTGGCATAACAATGTCATAATTTCCAAAATTAATGTGTCCAGAACAATAATGTGCTGAACGACGTGTAGAATCATATACCGGTATGTCTTTTTTTTGATTGTGTGGATAATAATAATAGTACATTTTGCCGATTATTCCTGTACTAGATCTAATTGAAAGGTTTAATATGTTATACTTTTCAATTATTTTTTCGAATAATTAAATTTTATTTTTTTTGTTGGGTAAAAAAACATCATCTTCTAATTTCCTTTTGAGATTTTTTGATACGTTGGTTGGTCCTGCTCCTTCATCCATTTCGATTATTGAATCCAAATTGTCATTGGTTTGAATTAAATCATTATCATTGTTACATGAATCATCATTATCGGTTTCAAAATTTGTTACAGGACGGACAAAACTGTCTGGTAAAATTATCATGTCTACTGGTCTTCTAATACTAGGATCGATGCCCATCAATAGACAATCTTCCTTTGACATGTTCATTAAAGATCGAAAACAAATATCTGGATTTAATATGCCATAGTTATACATTATTTTATTTATTTTGATCAATATAATATTAACATATCTAAAAATATATTTTTCAATTTTAAATAAATTTTCAAAAAAAAATTATTAAAAAAAACATGTACATATACAGATTTAGTATTTTATCACAAATCAATGTGGATTTTATCATAGTACAATAGTATACAAATATCAATTAGAAATAAAAATATATTTATCAGACAAATATTTATAATGTTCGGATTTGTAGTATAATTATAAACATAAACAAAAACAAAAAATTCTACCATTGATAATAAAAAAAATACTAAAATATTATCATCATCATTTTCCATTGAATTTAATATCATATCGATTGTAATCATAACGAATAATAGACTCATAAACCAAATGCCTAGACTTTGATTTTCATAAAAATAAAAAAATTTCGTAACAATATTTATTCTATACAAAAAAAAAATACATGTCGAAATAAATGAAGAAAATAATGCGCGATAAGGAACGATTAGAATATTGTGTACGGATCGCCAAGGCATCGAATACATTGAAGAATATGTTGACGCATCAATAATAATATTGGTCAAACAATATATAGTTATTTCCATTTTTTGATATGAAATAAATAATTAATTGATATTAAATTATTATTTTATTCAATTTTTTGGATGTATGCGACAATATGATGCATGGGCCTTCGGATACTATATCTTTCTATGTATCAAATAATTCGCGTATGTTTCTTAATTTTTTCCAAGTAATTATCTAAATGTTTACGACAATACGGTTTGATACTTGGGCCATCAGGGATACCATATCTTTCCGCATAATCATGCAAATATTTACGGTTTATGCATCTACAACAAGCTTGAAATGCAGTATGTGTATAGCGTGTATCTTTATTAATTATATAATTAAACGTTTCAGGATGATATAAAGAAGCTCTACAAAGAGAATGGATATCAAAGCTGATATTAGCTCCATTATCGATTAAATATTTTACAGTTTCCAAACGACCATTTTCACAAGCTTTACTGAGAGCATCGTTACTATCAGCATGTATGTCAGCACCCTTTTCAACCAATAGTTTTACAGTTTCCAAATGACCATTTTCACAAGCTTTACGCAGAGCATTGTCATTGTCGGCATGAATATTAATTCCTTTTTCAATTAAAAAATTAACAAGTTCTAAATGACCGTCTTTTGATGCCCATATAATTAAAATATCATTGTTGACATGGATATCGGCACCCTTTTCAATTAAAAAATTAAAAAAATCTATATGACCACTTTTTAACTTACCGATAAATGGATAATAAGAAAATAATCCATCAACATAATTTTCGCTTGCATCATTATTAATTTCTCTTTCAATCAAGTACTTAACTATTTCTACATGATTGTTTTCGCAAGCATAATGCAGGGCTTCATAACATCTAAAATTTTCAGAACTTTTTGCGGTCAAATATTTAACAACTTCCAAATGACCATTATCTGAAGCTGCTGTTAATGAATAATTATTAACAGCATGAATATTAGCACCGTTATCAACTAGATACTTTACAATTTCTAAATGACCATTTCTTGAAGCCCAGCGAAGAGCATAATCATAATTAGCGTGAATGTCCGTATCTTTTCCAATTAAATGTTCAACAACTTCTAAAAGACCGTTTTTTGAAGCCCAACAAAGAGCATGTTCATAACCAGTTTTGTATTTACTTTGACGCCGTGCATAGGAAAATCTATTATAGAAATATACCTGGCTAATCCATTTGATAATATAGGTGATATCAGCTCCTTTTTCGATTAACATTTTTAAAGTTTCAGCATTCGATAATAAGTAACGTTTACCAAAAATAATTTTATTGGCTTTCCATACGCCATTAACAGGACCTTTAATCATTTGAAAATCAGGATCGTCAGTTGGTAATGTTATTTCCCTTATATAAATTCCGCATTGAAAAAGCTTATGAATATTATGTATGTCGGCAAAAGTAAATCCATCTTTAATATGACCTCCGATAAAATCATGAGTTGATACATTTAATCCATCTTGATATTGATAACCATTATAATTTTCATTCTTGTTAGTTATTTTATAGTAAACCATTTTTATCGATTGGTTAACTTATTAATTTATTAACTATTAAATATTAAACTAATGATTAATCGATTATTGTTCAATTTTTTTTTACCTTTCATCTTTGATAAAATATATTATTGTAAAAACTTAAAATAATATATTAATTAATTTCGACTTTGAAATAATTATTACCCTATCCTCTAGGCGTAACAATTGATTTTGAAGTTCGAATTCTACCAAGAATATTGATCGATCTTAATTCTTGCATAAATAGTTTAAACGCATATGGTATAACTATTTTTGATATTTTGGTAGTATTTTGACATGAACGACATACATAGTATTTGTTTCCAGGCACTTTATGTGCCAACAAACCACATAGGTCGCATACATATGTTGTGTAGATATCTGAATTATCTACTGTTCTCTCTTTGAGAAATTGGGCACATCCATGAGCGCTTACAGCGTCACGTTCCATTTCCCCCATTCTTAATCCTCCATCTCTTGATCTCCTTCCTACCGAGCTCTGTTTGGTATTTATTTCAAACTTCTTTGCTCCTATTAGTTCGACTAATTGACCGACTGAACTTACTAAATAACGATATGTTGTATTCAATAATTCAGCCATGATACGGATCAAACTAATCTTACCAACAGCACCGTCACCGGTGGGAGTAGACTGTACCTTAAGCAATCATTGAGAATTGTCAGTTCTCTCATGCCCACATCCATCCAGTCGTTGAACGTTCTCCATGCCCTTACATATTAATGGGTTTAGGAGCTTCGCTGCGGATTGACTATATTATCACTAATGTTATTCCTGTACTGACAGTGATTGGCTGTCACCATGTTATGCTTTCGAATAACACTTAGGAATTAGTGATTAATGGTATTAATTTTGTTTTTTTTTATTGAAATTTTTAATTAGCATTTGATTTTATTAATTTTTATTTTAGCATTTAATTTTGATTATTATTTAGACTTCTATTAATTTTTTGGAAACTGATTTCTTCTTTGTCGTAGCTGACGTTTTAGATCCCGTAGATTTTTTTGATGTCTTCATGTTTTTTGTCGTAGATGATGTTTTAGATCCACCATATTGTTTTTGATTCATTTTTGCTTTCAATAAATCATATTTTTCACGCTGATTCTTAGATAAATTCCTTCTATTTGCATTTAACAAATCTTTTGGTTCTGAAAGTTTTTTCTTTTTTGAAATTTTAATCGCGGTTTTTGGATCATAGTACGGTACATCATAATGTGAATCTGGCATTTGAACACCAGGAACGAATTTCCATTTTAAATTGTCAATATGATTATTATCATAATCACCGTCGATATGACTAATGGCGTTGTGTTTTGAATTAGTTTTTTTCACGAAATATGTTGCAACTAATCTGTGCAGTAAAGCACTACATCTTTTGCCGTTATATGTTAAATCTATTCTATGTCCAGTGTTCTGATGATTTTTTGTTATCAAAATTTTTTTCTGATTGAAGCTGTAAACTTTACCTTCGTGATTAACTAAATAATTAGGAAATCCAACAATTTGTTTGTACTCGGATAAATCTATATTTGGCTGAACATTTTTATTTTCTTTTACATATTTCCATTCAAAACCTCCAGCATTTGGTCTTTTACCTGAGCATGCATTACATATTGCACCGTCACTAATGTCAGTAGCTTTACTTGCAGCCAATACAGAATCAAATCTTCCTATTTCTTTACCATTTAAAAATTGAATGACTGCTCTTTTTGATAATTTTATTAGACCAGTGTCAACGGCATGTTGTACATTTTCTGAACGAGTTACCCATTCAAGATTTGTTGAAAAAGATTCTTCTTTGTTACCACTGATGTGATTGACAACAATTTTATTTTTAGGATCATCATTTTTTACAAATAGTTCCGCAACTATTTTATGAATTTTAAATGATCCCATTTTTTCGCCTTTGCCTTTACCGATCGATAAAATAACAGCCGGATAATCAGATTTTGGAACTCGCTTAACAAATTTTTTTGTTTTTGTTTCCCTAACTCTACCTAAATCAGATATTTGATATTTGTCTTTGAATATTTCTCTTGGGAATGGTCTCCATTCTTCTATTATCATTTTTTATTTATTCTCTAAATTTTTTAATTATTTTTTTATTAAATGCTAATATTATTTCAATTTTTTTACCATTATAGCGTTTCCCGCAATTTGGATATGTTGCTCGCGTATCTGCGAACTAGCCATGATTTTGTCATGACTAGGGTTAATCTGGTTTACATAAATAAAAATGTAAACCTCCATATAGCCCTCAGGTGGTTGCCTCGTTAACAATTGTGTTGGACCTCTAGCTCTTGAATTACCGGTCCATACGGCTCTGCCGTTTCTTCTAACATAAAATACTCCTCCATTTACTTCTAGACAAAATACCGGTTTATTGTAACCTTTAATAATTTCCTCTGTCTGAGTATTTTGTACTTCGATATATCTGTGATTAACATCGTATCCATGATTAACCTCAGGAGCATGTTCTGACCTACAAATTTCAAGTCTCCATTTGTTTTCTAATACTTGTATGTCATGATTCGAACTGATATTTTGTTCAGTATTAATTGATACTTCTTTTAAATTTTTTCGTTTACTACTAGACCACCCTGCATGTAGGGTTAGTTGCATGATATCATCAGCAAGCCTATCAGATGAGGTGTAAACACTCACACCAAAACCAAAAAATTCTCTTTTATCACTAAATACCATGCCGTTTATTAATTTTTTTGCTTGTCTTGAGCTCAAATTCCATACCCAATCAGGTAAAGATTTATTTTGGGCTCGATTAAATCTTTTCATGTAAGTATATAATTGCTTATCATTGATGATAATTTTATCATCGTCCTGTCTATATTGGTAACCAAGTTTATCGATTGAACCTATTAATTTATTAATAAATTGCTGTTTGTGGTGCCTTATTATTACACAATTGGATTTCTCAATCCAACCTCCAGAGATCCATGTGCCAAAAAATGTCAGCCATGAATCCATATCCACTTTTTTATCCGGATAAACTATTCCATTTTTACAGCTTACACTTGGTAAAATAAATTGGTAATCATTACTATCCCAAATAGCATCTTTTTTATACTTACGACGTTTTCCAATGATGTCTTTAGCTAATTCAAAACCATGATCTGACCATTTATCTCCATTTTGTTTAGAGACCCACATACGATGATTTGGCGTAACTAATAAATCCATCTGTTGGGTTTTTATGTGATACATATCACCTTTGTAATCCGGGTAATTAAGTATTTTATTTGGTTTTTGGTAAACCAGTTTTTCATCAACCAATGTTGCAATTTGATCATTCATTGTTAGTTGGTGATTAAATTTCCAACCCTCAAGAGTTAATACTTCATGATCAGTACTTAAGCAATGAGCCTTATCTCCTACCATTTGCTTGAGTCTTTGATAATATGTTGGTCCGATAAAAATTTTGTTATTCATTTTTTGTCCAGTCATGCCATTGTACATGGTTTCATTTGCCCATTCTTCAAAACCTGCTGACACAAGACTGTCATTTATTTCGTTAATATCTACTCCAGTAAATGGGGTAGCATCACCATAAACTCCTTTAATGGCACAAATTTTTGCCAGTAAACATTCAACCAATTGTCCGATGGTCATACGTTTAGGAATGGCATTAGGATTAATAATAATATCTGGAATTAGTCCAGATTTCGTAAACGGCATATCTGCACGATGGGGTCTATATCCAATAGTTCCTTTTTGCGTTTATACCAAGCTCTAATCGATATTTCTTTCGATTGTCATTGCTTCTGCTAATTCGTAATATTGATCAATTAATGTTAATGTTAATTGAATAAAATCAATAAAACTAAATAGCAGCACCGTCTCCGGTGGGACTTGACTATACTTTAAGCTATTGATATCAATTCTAATATGTATGAATTGACTATCATAGCCCACAACCGTCTAGTCGATACACGTTCTCCGTGCTGATAAATTACATTATATGGTAATTTATTCAAGTTTAGGAGCTTCGCTCGGGATTGTTTCTATTCTCTAACTTTTAACCATACCTTCATTAACTTTGAAGCCACACTGAAGTTTCCTGTCAGTGCTTGGTATTAGATATTTTGCAAAACTTCCCCCGAATTTGATTGTGTTGCCCATTATCCATGGACTAGCCAATGTGTTATCATTGACTCAGGCTAAAAGTTAACCTGCTCTTGATGAAAATTTATCACCTACCTGTGGAATTCGTTCAGACCTAGCTCTAATTTTAATGATGGGATAACCATCACTATTCAATCCTGTTATTACCTTATCAATAGCACCTGGTATTAAAGATTTATAAATAGTTGAATTGTCTTTGTATGGTTTGTCTTCTTCTCTAGAAGTCGGTTTAGGATTAACCATACCAATGATAACGTCGCCGTCTTTAATAACGGTTTCTACATCTGCGAATCCTTCTTCTGTAAGTTTATCATAATTGGCATCTTTAATGTTATCTACCTTATTTCTGTCTGGTTTCATAAAAACACCAGTTTGTGAAGATGCCGGATTCTTTTTAATTGTTTCGAAATATTTTTTTAACGCCTGGGCTCTAAACATGCCCTTTTCTATGGCGGAATTGTTCATTAGTAACGAATCCTCTTGGTTGTCAAGCGGACACCAACTTATCCAATGCATTTCCTCATTGGTCACTAGTTACTAATCTACAGTATTATATGCTATTATTGTGGACATACAATACCTTGGATTAGTCAATCTCTCGATTGGGTTTAGACTATACCTTGAGCCAGTTATTAACTAGCCCGCTACCGTCTAGTCGTTGAACCTTCTCCATGCAATTATTAGATAATTGTTTAGGAGCTTGGCTGCGGATTATCCTTTATTATTCTGAAGTTTTTACCTTACCCTTGAGCTATCCCAAGGCCACATCATTAGTTTCCTATTAATGTTTGGTATTCAAAATAATATGTTGATTAAATAAATTATATAAAAATTAATTGTAATAATCTTCTTCCTCCTCAATAAATTCCATAAATTCCTTTTTCTGTTTTTTTTGCTTATTCAATTCTTTTAAAATGGTTTTTCCAACTTTTTTGGAATTATCCATTTTCAATACTGGTCTCAAATTACTCCAATTAAAACACACACATTTATCATCTTCCTGTGTTAAATCAAAATTACAACAAGGATTAACATGATCAATAGTCCAATATTTACCATAATTTTCAAAATTCATATTATCATCAAATTGATAAGTTAACCATAAATCAAAAGAATCCCATCCACAACCCAGTATTTTTTCCATTTCTTTTAGTTGTTTTCCCTCACTTTTAATATATTTATAAAGATTTGATCTCAAATCGGTTGTAATTTTAAAATTAAGATCATTTTCTCTTCGAATTCTTCGTGTTTTCTTATGGCGTTCCATTATATTTTTTTTATTTTCCTTATGATATTGATGATTATAAACACTTATTTCATCTTTGTGCTCAACTTTGTAATTTTTATTATATTCAGAAATATGTGCTTTGCTTTTAGCTTTGTATGCTCTAGACATAGCATTGTCACATTTCTTACATGATGACCGATATTTACCTGTTTTGGATAAATAAAAATCAGATAATGGTTTTGATTCTTCGCATTTGGTGCAATTTTTTTTATCTTTCGCCGTTTTACTCATTTTCTTATTTTTTTCTAAATGAAATTTTTATTTTAAGAAGATTTATTTTTCAATTTTTAATCAACATTGGAACTTCCCGCAATTTGGAAGCGTAGCTCGCCACAATGCGAACTTGCCACAGCTTTTACTGTGACAGGGGCACAACTTTACCCCGTGTAACTCATAATTGCTACTATGCAATTCTCGCCTGCCGGAAATATATGTGTTCCGGTATATTTTGATGCTCTTGATGTAACAATCGGAATCTGTGGATGATACAATATGTAACTGATATCCGTTCTTTCTCTATAATCTGATATATAAAGTCCCATAGCCTGTCTAGCCTGATTATACTGAAAGATACCACGAGGAGATTGATTGTGATCCGGAAAGGGAATATTTGAAGAAATCAACCCGAGCATCATACATGGATGTATCTCACAATGTGTATATCTAACAAACGAACTGTTATCGTATCTGTTGGTTCGATTTATTTTATCAAGTTCTTCCTGACCTTTTATGGGTTTTTTCATCATAATCCTGTGGCTAGTTTCTATATACTGAGGAAAAGGAGCAAGCATCATATTTTGTTCCTCTTCCTTATCTAGAAATTCTATAACATTAGGATATTTTGCAATAAATTCATCCCATGAACCTACATCATCCAACATTTCCGGTTTGAAATTGAGTTGGTTATCGGTTACAGTCAGATAGGGTCTAATTAATCGACCACCTTCTGTATAGACATGAAATTCGCCCAATTTGTAATCAAGTACTAATGATACCATTTTTTCCAATTCGCCTTTAAATCTCATGTTTCTAAGGTCGTTATGTATCTTAATAATGTCTTTAGTCACACCGACCCAATTTCCATTAATAAATACTTTTACATAAAAATGCAGTCTTTTCTTGTTTACTGATTCTAGTGTAATTATTTTTCCCGATAAATATTTTTCAACAATCGGTATTTGTGAATTCATGTTCACTGTTATAGTTGTAAGCATCGCCATGTTTTTGACGATACCAGTTTTTGGCCTTATACCAGACTCGATTCAATATTTGTATTGAATGTCATCATCTTTGTTAGTTCGATACATAAACCGACTATAATAAATACATATGTACTGTAACTTTTGAGTACAAATACATTTCGATTTATTATCAGTCAAAATATGGATTTGCTGTATCTTGCCAACAACACCGTCGCCGGTGGGAGTAGACTATACCTTAAGCAATCATTGAGAATTAGCTAATTCTCTCATGCCCACATCCATCCAGTCGTTGAAGCTTCACCATGTCCTTGCTATTATAATAACGGATTTAGGTGCTTGCCTGCGGATTTACTTTGTTTCCATTTGCGTTTTTCCATTTGACAGCGGTTAACTGTCACCATGTAAATCTTTCGAAATACACTTTGGAGCAAATGAAATCGTTTATTTTATACTATGCAATTTAATTAAATTTTTAAAGTTTTTTTTTTTAGTCAACGTTTTTTTTTTGTTTAGAAATTAAGGTCGATATTGGCACCACCCACATATCCCCATTCTAAATTTTCTATTTTGTTATTTGTTTTATTACCATCTTTGTGTTTAATACAATTATAATTTCCATTTTTAGGTTTTGGCAAAAAATATTTCGCGACTAGGACATGCATTAATATTGTTTTTTTAATTTGACCTCCTCCTTCTTTAGGTCTGGTCAATTGTATTTGCATGCAACCTGTCGGGTGTCCAAACGGATTTAAATATTTTTTTCCTCTGGTTGTATAAATTCGACCATCTTTACTAACCCAATAGTTTGGAAAAGTTTTAATATTTTTCATACCTAATTCTTTCGGATCAATAATTTGTTCATTTGGATTAACATCAGCATATTTAAATTTAAACTGTTTTGCTCTATTTAATTTACCTTTACATACATCCACAATATTACCAGTTGAACAATTTGTTGCTTCACTTGCTGCTATTGTGCTTTCATAAATTTTAATTAGATTTCCTTGCAGATCATAACACGCAATTCTTCTTTTTGTTTTTCCAATAAGATTATTGTCTACAGCATGTTGATTATTACCTTTGATTGTTGTCCATTCTAGATTACTACAATTATTATTTAGTTTGTTTCCATCAATATGATTCACAATCGTATTTTTCTTATCTGGATTTTTAATAAATAATGCAGCAACAAGTCTGTGTACTCTGTATGTTTTGGATTTTCCACTATTTGACACTACACAATAATAATAACCATTCTTAACTTGTAATTTCTTTTTTTTACCCGTTTCTATATTACGTATTGATCCTTTATTTGATACTTCATATTTTTTCATAAAATTTTTAACTGGTAATGGTCCCCATAATTCTAAATCTTGATTCATTGAAATATCATTGTCATTAATTTCTATGTCTGATTCTTCTTTGACATCAATGTCATTTTCATCTGTTTCTGACAAATCAACAATTTTCTTTTTCTTTGTAATGGGTTTTTTGGATTTGGTAATTTCAATATCTGATAAATCTTCTTCTTCAGGTAGAATATCTATTTCTTTTTTTGATTTGGTAATTTTTTTATTTGGTCTGGATGTCTTTGAACCAGAATAGTTTTTTGTAATAGTTGAATTTTTCTTCTTTGTGGACATAATATAAACTAATATTATGTCATTGATATTTTTTATTAAATATTTTTTTTGATTCAATTTTTTGCATAGTATGGAAACATAAAGTTGTTCCCGCAATTTGGATGTGTCGCCTGCATATTTGCAGACTAGCCATGTTTTTGACATAACTAAGGGCCAGGTTTGTTGTCTCTAAAACTAGAGACACCTTTTCCTTCAGGTGTTTCGAGAGGACAAATCGATGGATATTGTGTATTGTGCAAATGACGAGGACTTGTCATTTTGTTTGTTGCTGCATCTACTGTTGGAGTAATTATACGCCTCATATACGATGCTGAATGTAAGTGATTCATTCTATTCAACATTTGCGACAAACCTTTCCTCGATTGACTAAATGTACCTGTTGATAAGGCTTGTCTGAGCCCCTGTTCAATAGGATTTGGTTTAATATGAGCTATAATATTAGGAGGTTTTTTATCGTCGACATTCTTCGATTTGAATATTTTATTACAGTCATTTAATAATTTCTTAAAGAATTGATCAAATAAAGTTCCCAACAAAACCCCTGACAATTCTATTCTTTTATTAATCATTGAATCTCTATCATCACAACCTCTGTATTCCTCGATTTCTTTGGAATCCTTTAAATAACATTTAAGCAATTTATGAATCATATATCCAATATAAGTTGCTTTGTATAACCTATCTGTTTCTGGATTATTGGTTCCAGATGTTACATGAGGTAAAATTTCTTGTGTTAAAATTTTCATTAAATGCATTTTCTTTTGTTGGGCCCTAATTTCCGGATTAGTATCAGAATACGTTTTTGAAGATTTCATATTATTCATTAAAGTTTCAATTGCTTCTTCACGTGTTATCGTTGGAGCATTTTGCGCATTGAGTGAAATAGATAACTGATTTACCATGGCCTTTTCTTTATTAACGTCAACAATAGAATCAACAATGTCCTCATCTGTTTCTATTCCTAACGCTCTCATTAATGTAAATACTGAAATTTCTTTAAAACGCGGCACCACAACGACAATTGAATTATCCTTTTTAATCCTTATCGAAAAAATTTGAGAATTGCCAACAAATTGTGTTACTGGTCTTGATTGTACCTTAACATAGTATATAATGGAGTTTTGATCTTTCTGTGTAAATACCAACGGCTTTCTTTGAATAATACTTTCTACAGATAGTACAACCTTTTCACTACCATTAACAATAAAATAACCACCTGCATCATATTTACAATGTTTTCTCGCCAAATCTGGTTTTAGTGTTAAATTACAATATTTACTTCCTACCATAATCGGAATTTTTGCAATCGGTACATCTTTTTCCGGTTGGCCAATAATTCTTGTTTCTTTTATTCCGGTGTTAATATCAGTTATATCTTGCCATTGTGTTATGGTAGCTGTATATCTTGATGAATATGACAAGTTCTTTTGAATAGCATCCAACGGATACATTAGTTCTTCATCATTGTCCATTGATGGTGGCTTAATTCCTAAATCATCAAAAGTCAATCTGTATCTAAACACTTTATTCTCAGTAGTTTTTTCCGAAATAACATTATCATTACTTTGCAATATATTTGGTATAATCTCTTCAATAAATTGATTGAATGAATCAATATGATGTTTCACGAGAACTTGTTTGTTCCTCTCAAAAAACAAATCTAATAATGAGAAAAAGGGTTCTGGATCATATTTCGACGAAACTTCTTCCGATTCTATACTTCTCTTCTCTCTAATACTTTTTTTTGCCATTGTTGTTGATAATATTATTTTAAACATATCTTATTTTTATAATACTTAATTATTATTCAATTTTTTATTATGGATGCAATTAATTTTTTATAAAAAATTAATTACATATTTTTACATAATAATCTATTTATTTCATCATTGTTTATACCAAATAATCATATGTTAAAAAATCTAAGAATTAATACATAGTAACGTATCTGACAATTGTTGATTTAAAAATAGAATTTATAAAAAACCATTTTTTGATATTTATCATTTTTTTGACTTGGCTAGCAATTTAATAGATGTCTGATAAAGTAATTAATTAGTTTAACAATACATTTAAAGTATAAATGTCTCAATCCAAAAATAAATATTAATAATAAACAAAGTTTTTTATTTACAGGCATTACATACCTGCTGACAACTATAATGTTCGTAAAATATACTAATGGAAGAAATTTTAAAATTAGCTTTAGAAACCGAGAATTTACCACGTCATAATTGTAACATTACTAAAAAAGAGTATATAACAGGCGCAATTGAAAAAATATGTGAAGTCTGTAAATGTGATAATATTGTTGATTGTATTTGTAAAAGTAAAAATATTTTAATAAGACCATCTTATTTTGAGGAAACATGTTTTATTTTTGAACAAACACAAAATTATTTCCATGTTAATTCAAAAACATTATTATCTTTGAAAAAATATGCAACAGAGGTAATTTATCCATTTGCAGAAAATTATGATTTCTTTCGTCTAAATTTTAACCATCGTTTTAATATTTATCCAGTTGCTATTGTTCGTGCCCATCATGTTAGTGATGTTATTAATACAATTAAATTTTGTCGTAAGTATAAATTACCTATACGTGCCAGAGGAGGCGCACATGCCTATGAACCGGCATCATTGGTTAATTTCGGCATTGTTTTAGATCAACGTCCGCGCGACAAAATTGTTAATATTAATAGACAAAATAAAACTGTTCAAATCCAGGCCGGTGCACTATTGGGACCGGTAATAAACCAATTGTCCGAACAAAATATTCTGATACCATTTGGTACATGTGTCACAAATGGTTTAGCTGGTCTAACATTGGGAGGTGGAATTGGTTTTTCAATAAGAGAATATGGATTAACAATGGACAAACTTATTGATACCAAAATAGTTTTAGCAAATGGTTCATATATTAATGCAAATTCTGAAGATCATTCAGATCTTTTCTGGGCATTACGTGGTGCAGGCGGAGGAAATTATGGAGTCGTAACTGATTTTATTTTTGAGTACGTGGAAGCAGATTGGGTTACAATTTTTACCATGTATTTTGATTTTGATGATGCCAAGACAGTATTTAAAGTATGGCAAAAATGGGCGCCATTTACTAATACTAAATTGTCATCAGAAATGGACATATTTAATAAATATCAACCGGTCATTGTTACTGGGCAATTGTTACCGGGCAAAAGTAGAAAATCCGACCAGAAATTACTTTTAAAATTAATTGAACCCTTAATTTCTCTCGGATTACACAACAAAATTTCTATCAAAACAATGACCTTAAAAGAATCCGCGCAATATTTTGGAGAAGGAAGTTATGGTAGACCACTATTTTTCGATAACAAATCTGATTTTAATTTTGATTTTTTACCAGATAAAGCAATTGATATCATAATATATTACATGGGCCTCTTAAAAAAAAATCAGTCCTTTAATAAAACTGAGATTAATGCATTAGGAGGCAATTTTTCAAAAATATCAAGCAATTCTACTGCATTTCCTTCTAGAAAAGCCATCCATTGGTTACAATATACTTCGCTCTGGGACGTTAGTAGTGAAGAAGATGAAAGCATATCATGGTTAAATGCATATTATGCTGCTCTTCGCCCATTCTTTCCAAAAAAAAGACGATATGTTAATGCTCTCGACTATGATGTTAAACCAAAACTACGGGCATTAAAATCGTACTATGGAAATAATTTAATCGAACTTATTAAAATTAAGGACAAATATGATCCCACCGATTTTTTTAAATTTGAGCAAAGCATACCAACTCTTTATGATTTTAATGATTAAATAACAATCGAATTGTTATTTAATAATTTTATTTTGGCGTATTTCATATGTTATTTTTTTTTTAACTTTATTTTTTTTTCCTCTTTAATGGCCTCAATTTCTGCCTCTTCTTGTTCTTTTCTAAAAATTTCTTCTATTTGTTCTTTTGTTAGTTTTCTGGTTTTGATAATCATCTCTTTATGATTGTATAATATCGGTTTTAGATAGGATTTTAATTTTTTCCGTGCCCCTGGTCTGGTATAATCCATATTCTCAATTGTTTCTTTAATTTTTTTGATGGCTTTTTTATTCAAAAAATCCGTCATATCATTAAGTATTTCATTAAGATCACTTATTTTCGCTTCTATTAAAATTTCTAATATTTCATCAATTTTCCTTCTAACCCATGTATTATTTTCATAAACTTCTCCATAAGATGATTTCGTGTCACCGTAATAAATATTATGATGTTGGGGTTTCTTTGGATTTAGATTTACATTTGATATGATACTTTCGATTATGTTATTATCAGATTTTAGTATTTCTGCCAAATCTTTTGTGCTAATATTTTCTATGCCGTCTTTGGCGAACAAGATCAGATTAATATTTATATTATTACAATTGTTACTTTTTGTTGCGATAGTATTATTGTTACCTGAATAATTTGTATTTTTGTTCCCATTTATTTTTGTTTTTGTTTTGATATTTTTACATATTTTGTGATGTCGTTGTAATGCATCCTTTCTGCTAAATGATTTTTTACAAGCATTGCATTTATGTACTATTATTTTATTCGTTTTACTTCCATTTTTTTTATTACAATCAGTTTTTCTGGACATATGATCATCATATATTGATTTTCTATCAAATAATCTTTTACATTTCGGACATTCGTATTTTACCATTTTAATTATTATTAATTCTAATTTTTTATAATATTTTGTGGCAGAAAATGGCAGAATTTTCAATGAATTATTTTTTTGTGGCAGTTTGTGGAAGAAAAAATATATATAAGTATCGACATTGTGGCAGAATTTTTATTTTTTTGTATTAAGTATCCGTAAAAAAAATTCTGCCACTTTCCGCGCGGGATTTTTATTTTTGAATAATTTTTTGTAAAATTAATTTTTTTACGCAAGATTTTTGGAACTATTGTAAATTCTTATTTCGCGGATGAATTAAAAACCATAAATGAATCATAATGTGATGTTTGAGAACACATATTTCTTCAAATTCAAGTATATAAACATGTTCAGGATATGGTATTATTTATGATAATTTATCAATAATTGATAAATTATCATAAATAAGTGTAATAATAAATCAATTTCACCTAATCTGTTTATTTATTTTCTTAAATATTTATTTTTCATTCAAATTCTGATAAAATTTCGGAATCTGATTCAATATCACATTCAGAACTAGAATGTTTTTCATTGTCTGTAGTCGAATCACTATTAACACTGTAATTTTTACCGTTCCGATAACAATATAATTTATTGTTATTTTTGCTAGAAATGACATTATCATCGCTTGATACTAGTTCAGCATCAAAAGAATTAGATTCATTATTATTTTTTTTAACATATTTATCAAAAAAATAATTATTTCTTTTTTTTTCATGCATTTTTGCGATAAATGGAAACATTTGTAGTTTTTTGTCATGTTGTACAAAAATTTGTGTAATCATTGATTCTAAATTATTTAAGAATTCAAGTACGTCATTTTGTGTTGAGTCTATAACAGAAACATTGTTTGTCGTTATCGGATTAAATTCATTACTGTCCGTTTCCCTACCTTCTTTGTAAAGATTAGATTTTAGATTTAAAAAGATTTTATGAACTTTTTGTTTATTGTCAGTATTTTTTTCTCTTAATTTAATGCACCAATTATATGTTTTAATCGTTTCTCTGCAATTAAATTGTAGAAGTAGTTCAATATTATTTTCAACAATTTTTAATGTATATCCTTTCTTCCTTTCAATACAAACTTTAAAAACCATTTCAAGTTCCTCTATTGTAAAATTGCTGGTGATATTAGCCCATTTTTTTGGTGATATTTTTTTTTGGTAAAATTTATTATTTCTACTACAATAAACCATAATTAACAAATTATTTTCATCATCAAATTCTCTCAAAATACAATAATCGCCGAAAGTATCAACTGTTGACATTTCTTTGTATATTATAATATACAAAGAAACAGAACTTATATTTAAAAATTTTTAATTCAATTTTTTCTTATTCAATTGATTCATTAATTGATTCATAAGATCATTGTTGATGGATGGTGCATCCGAACCATTTTTAGGTGTTTGTTTCACTATTTTTTCTAAATTATTGTTTTTTAGCATATTTTTCATCATTTCATTCATTCCAGGCATGTTCATCAAATCATTCATTTCTGGCATGTTCATTAAATTAGAAATATTATTCATGACTTTTTGATTTTTGCTCCCGGATGTTCTCATTGCTTTTTTTTCAGCCATTTTCTTTTTAAGAGCAGCACGATTATCCTGAATGGTTTGCGTTTTATCAATTTTTTCAGCTTTTTCTATTTGTTCCTTGGAAACTTCTGGAACATTTGACAAATCAAGTTCTTCGTCCAAATCATCTATATTATCACTATCAATTGTTTTTTTGTTTGTTAGAGAGCTCATATTTATACTTTTAGTATGAATAGTATTTTTATACTGCTTTGGACTTATTTCAGAATTAGGTTTTCCAAAATTAATGTTGGTAAATGGATCACTATCTAAAACATGTTGAAATTGTTTCATGACCATTGGTTGGATAACCTGATCTATTATATATTTTTTAGCATTATCGTATTTTTCATCGAGTTTTGATTTTACGATCTTTGACTGTGAATTATTAGAAAGTTCATTATTTATCTTAATGAATTTATGAAAAATAATTTTACAGAATACCCAAACATATTTTTTAATTATGAATTTAACAAATTCGATGATTTTTTCATAAATTTTCTTTGAAACAACATAGGTATTATAATAATAATTAATGAATTCAAGTATTTTTCTACCAATATTGGACTTTGTCAATTTTTCATTCAATTGCTCTTTATATTTTGGTAATAATCCACTCATCAATAGTACACATACAATCTTAACAAATATTATGGTATTAGAAAAACCGAAATAAAATAATATACCATAAATAAATGAAATAAAACTTGAAATAATAGAAAAACATATTGAAATAAACATCATGTGTCCTAAAAATGTTCCCATATCCTTTATCTCATCAGATAATTTGTCAGCATTTAATTTTATCCAGTTCACTATTACAATAAAAGACGTTGACATAATAAACTGAACATCAAAATAACTTTCAGAAATAAAAAGATACTTCAGAAAAATTAAGGAATAAATCATTAAAATAGTAGAAGTATTCGACAATTCGGGTTCCATCACAATATAGGATTATATTATAAATATAACTCTATATCATATGGAACCTAATCTAATAAGTCCCATAAAAATTCTTTCTTACCGACAGATTTGAGATAATTATTAGCTCGGCCAAAATGATCTGTTGATCTAAATGATGGAAATGTTAATTGTGTCCGATCTCTTTCATCTTTAAAATGACCATATGCCCATCCAGTCATGCTTTTGTCATATGCCAATGGTGATGGATGCGAACTAGTAGTAATATAATGTTTTGTAGGATCAACGTGTTTGCATACTACATGTGCATCTTTTCCCCAAACTAAAAATACAATATTATTACATGTTTTATTAATGTAAGCAATCAAGTCATCCGTAAAATTTTTCCAGATAATGCGGTGGGAATTTTTTTCTTGATAAAATGTTGTTAATGATGCATTTATCATAAAACATCCTTGTAATACCCAGGAACTCAAACAACCGGATTGTGGTATCGATCTAATATGTCCAAATTGTAATAAATTTTCGTAAATATTATTAAGAGACAAAGGTTTCGGAAAATTTGCTGGAGCTGAAAAACAGTATCCTGATGCCTGTGGTATAAATTTTCCGTTAATTTTTTCTGCTCCGGGATAGGGGTCTTGTCCAATTATTACTGCAGAAATTTTTTTGGGTGATAACACATTAAATGCATTAAATAATAGTTCTGCATGTGGTAAAATTATTTGGCCGTCCCTTTCTAAATGTTTCGATAAAATATCCTCCATTTTTTTGAAGTAGGGCTTTTTTTCTATTATGTCAAAAAATTCATTCCATGCACCGTTGAACATGAGAGATCTTAATGATACTTTTTTATTTGGAAAACATTCTTTCCAAGATTTAAAATTATAATTATTCGCATCGGGCATTATATATATGGCCAAACATCTATTTCCGATAATTGGTTTAATTTTTATTTTTTTATTTTGGTTATTAATCTTTTTTTTGTGAACGGTGACGTCGCTATCTGATTCGTCAGATTCTTCATCATCATCTAAAAATATACTTTTTTTAGTTCTGACAATTATTTTTTCATTGTCAGATGTACTCTCTTCAGAACTAATATCTATATCACAAAACTCAGACTCCTTATTTGACATTTCTTTGTTAGTCGATGTTTTTTCCATATGTATAAACGTTGTATTGTTTCATTTAATTGCTAACAAATAAAAAATCAATTTTTAATCAATAGCTATAATTACATTTGGATGGCATTTACTACCCATTATTTAAATTATATATTTGTTATACTTATAAATGTCTACAGCAAGAATATACGGAGGAGCACCTTACAATGCACCAAGTTACACAGCAACATCTACGCCTGGTTTTACCGGTGATGGTAGTGGATTAACGAATGTTAGTGCTACAAATGTCACACTTAACAATCCTAATTATGCTGTTATTACTGATGGATCGAGTCAGTTAACAACAGAACAATTTTTATCAAATGTTAGAGGTGGTACAGGAGCAGATTCCAGTGCATTTTCTGGAGTTGCAAAAGTTAATACTGGTACATGGTCAGCCAGTTTGATAACAAATTCTGATATTACTCCTGCAACAATCACAGGAGCTAGTATTGCATCTGCAACTATTACCGGTTCAAATATTGCATCAGGAACGGTTACTGGTACAAATATTGGTGCAAATACAATTACTAATTCTAATATCACGGCTGCAACAATCACAGGAGCTAGTATTGCATCTGCAACTGTTACCGGTTCAAATATTGCATCTGCTACTGTAACAGGATCAAATATTGCATCCGCTACTATTACTGGTACAAATATTGCTTCCAATACAATTCCTGATTCGAGTTTACAAACAATTTCTACGGCAGGTAAAGTATCTAATTCAGCAACAACTGCTACTAATCTTAACACAGCAAGTGCAATTGTTGCTCGTGATGCTAGTGGTAATTTTTCTGCTGGTAATGTTACAACAACACAATTAACACAATTACCTAATGCAAATGCACAATCATCAATACAATCAGCCTTTGTTGCAACTTCTAATGCAACTGCTACTACATTATTTACATTGGCTACCGTATCCGCGGGTACTCATGGTACAACCTATTTAATTAATTGTAATGTTAGTTTGGGTGATGTAACAGGCGGAGTAAATACCGGAACGTATCAATTCCAATTCAAAGTCAAGAACATAGGAGGAACTTTAACGTTGTCATCTATAATAAGTAATACAACAATTTTGGATGGTACACTTACTAACACAGCAGTTTCTGTTTCTAGTAGTTCCGCAAATGCATTAGTGCAAGTAACAGGTATAGCAGCAACTACAATTAATTGGAGTGGTAACTTTACTATTACACAAGTTAATTTTTAATTAAATAAATAAAAATTAATTAAAATATCAGCCCATAAAAAAAAATTTTTGTTTATTAATATTATAATCAATGGACAAAGACGATAAAATTTCTATTTCCAGTATCAATAGTAATTTCAAAAAGTCGAATAGCTATGAAATATTAGCAACGACGAATAATGCAATTTTAAAACCAGTATATAATTTTAAAGTTGATGATGATAGTAATTATTATTTGGAAATTATAGCATCTGCAAAATCCATATCGTCGGTAGGAGGATTCTATATATCACAAAAGTATAGAATTATTGACGATAACAATAATATTCAGATAATTCAGATCAGTAATGAATTTCAATCATTAATTTCTGATGTGGCAATTATTTTAACGAAATCTAATGGTAAAATTTTTATTAATTTGAAAGGTCACGATAATACCAAAATTAACTGGACTGTATTAGTCAATGTAATCGTTGCACAATAATTTAGTAATATTTATAAATTTTCTAGAAATATTACGAAAAAATATGTAATGATTATAATAATAAATATCAATGACAACGAATATCATATCGTATAATACATCATTATCCATTGCTGCTCCGTCAAATGATAATACCATAACAAAATTATTGGTAGTTGACAATAATAATAATATTAAGTATCGCAATACATCAACTATTAGTGCTAATCAAAGTTTAAATACAACCGATAATGTTCTTTTTAATTCTGTAACAACAGGTATGATATCATCAACCGCAACAAATAATGCTCTTATATTTCCAGGTACAAGTACCAATTCAATATACTTATATGCATCCGGTACAACTACAGACGCGACAGCAACTACTATTTTCACATATCCTACTGCTACAAATAATAATTATCTGATCTATGCAGAAGTTGCATCTAAAGATACTGTGTCCGGCGGTGGTGCGTATTTACAAACTAAAATGGTAACTAATACCGCCGGAACTATTAATAACGTTATACAACTAGAAAATATATCTAATAAAAGTACTGCAATTAGTACTTCTAGCATTTTAATTACATCCTCAGGTACAAACATTATATTGCAGGTTACCGGAGTTTCTGGCAGAACAATAAATTGGAAAGCTTTAATTAGACTTGTTGTTTCCACATTTGTTTAAATATCTTATTAATATTATATTACATATGGCAACGACATATAAAACATCATTAAATAGTAATTTGCAACTTCAAGTTGTTTCTAATGACGATACACAAACTAAAGTATTGGCAGTTAACGGTAGTAATAACATTATTTATCGTAATAGTTCAACATTAACTCCAGCAAATCAATCTCTTAATACAAATAGTAACGTTACATTTAACAAGGTAACTGCTAATACTATTACAGCACTACCTGCTCCTGTCGTGCCTATACCATTTATTTCAAATAATTTGCTAGTATATAGCATTGGTCTTACAACAACAACCGCTACTGCAACAACAATACTTAGTTATTCTACAGTAACAAATAAAAATTACACAATATTTGCAGAATTATCCATGATGGATGGTGCATCTGGAACTGCTGCTGGTGCATCAGCATTTATCCAAACTAAACGAGTAACAAATGTTAACGGAGTACTTGATATTGGCACTGTTGAATCATTTATGTCAAGACAAGGTAATACTACAACTGCTAATTTGCAATTTGTAGCATCAGGTAGTTTATTAAATATACAAGTAATTGGTATTGCTAGTAATACAAATTATTGGACATTATTTGTTAGGATAATAAGTACATAAATTTTATCTCGGATCATATTAGTAATGACAAGTAAAGTATCTTCTAATGCAAATGTTTACATTGCAGCACCAGTCAATGACGATGCTCAGACGAGTATATTAGGTTTGGATAATAGTAATAATGTTAAATATAGAACAGCAAGTACAATTACCGGTACCTATAATCAATCATTAAACACAACTAGTAATGTTACTTTTAATTCAGTTACAACTGGTGCCATTTATGCACCAATTAATACTATTAATATAATAAATTCAAATATAAGTTATATAATTGCAACTGCTATAACTAGTAATGCAACAGCTACTACAATATTTACATTGGCTACTGCTACAAATACAGATTATATTATGTATGCCGAAGTTTCTGCATTTGATGTCACATCAAATGGCGGTGCATCATTTCTTGTGACAACCCGAATTACTAATAATGGCGGTGTTCTAGAAAATGGTAATTTAGAATCTGTTAGTAATAAAACAGCAAGTAATAGTATATCTGCTGCAACAGTTACTGTAACTACTAGCGGCACTACCGCATTAGTAAACGTAACTGGAATAGCCGCACAAACAGTAAATTGGACGGCATTATTAAGAATCATATCAACGTCATAATTCCACCCATAGTTTATTTTATTATCAAATATATATTTATAAAATGAGCCAATATCAATTTGGAGGTCAAGTATATATTAGTGATAATTTAGATGCAACAACATCAAACTCGAGTAACTATTTTGTTTCAGTTCAAGGTGATACTATCAGGATTTTACAGTCAAGAACAGTAACAAACAGCAGTGATGCTGGATATACTGGTGAAATATGTTTTGATTCTGACTATATATATTATTGTATTAGTGGCGACGGCTCAACCGGAACATGGAAGCGTGTTGCCCTAAGTACATGGTAAAAAATACGTTATTAATATAATTATATTATTAGTGATGACTTGAATGTTATTAATATAATTATATTATTAGTGATGACTTGAATGTTATTAATATAATTATATTATTAGTGATGACTTGAATGTTATTAATATAATTATATTATTAGTGATGACTTGAATGTTATATTATTAGTGATGACTTGAATGTTATATTATTAGTGATGACTTGAATGTTATTAGTTCTTATTAATATTCCATAATATTAAAATGCATATATGCATTACATGTTAAAGGTAATAATGAAGCAATAATTTTATAACCATAAAAATGAGTATTTTATTTCCACTATAAAGAAATAAGAAAAGGAAATTGTACGTAAATTCTGCTAAAAAAGAACATACAATCACATATTTTCATTGATGATCGGTATTGATACCTTTATTAATTAAAAAAATATCATTATTATTATTATTTAAATGTGCTATAGGAACGATTATAAACAACAAAAACCCAAAATGAATATTTATCCAAGCAAAATTATTGTTTCTACCAATACTTATAAAAATGACAAAGAATCATGTAGACCAGTGCATAAATGCCATTGTAAAAAATGTAGACCGTATTGCCCCGGATGTAAGATATCTCTCCAAAAAGACGATTTATGCAAACAAAAAAATGATTCATCCTGTTCCGTAAATAAAAATTTTACATTACCATATAATTGCTATTGTTGTTGTGGTAATATTAATGCGCACAACAATAAAATTATTAATCTCAAAAGTGGTTGTGATCCCCATGATGCGGTAAATTTATTACAAGTTAAAAAAATAGTTAAACATTCTAAATCAAGCATTAACCATAATATCAACATGAACAATCATAAAATTTTAGATTTGGCAGATGGCACCAAACCGAAAGATGCCGTTAATTTGTCACAAGTTAAAAAAATAGTTTCTAATTCCATAAATAATATTGATCATGACATTAACATGAATAATCATAAAATTATTAATTTAGCGACTGCTACTAATCCAAAGGATGCTGTTAATTTAGAGCAGGTTGAATCGATGATATTCAATATTGAACCTGATCTGCAAACCGTTTTAGAAAAAGGTAATTCTGCTGGTTCTAATAATATTAATATGAACAATAACGATATAACAAATGGTAGAAATTTAGAAGCTGTACTTATTAAAAATAATACATTTAATAATGGTTTATCATTTTTTCAAGGCTATGGTACGGCTAGTTTAAAATCGATATATCCATTTTCCGGATATATTGATTATGTTGGAACTAAAGAATTATTAGGTTTAACTTTGGAAAATAATTGTTCTTATACCATTATTATGGTTAGTGGATATTATAGTCCTACTAATAACAAATGCGGACACTTTACAAAATTTATAAATTTATGTGTATCTAATAATTCGATAAATAAAAAGCTTTTATTTTGGATTGATGATAGTGATATTGACGATATAAATATTGATGTTATCGCTACTACCGGAACGGATATATCTGCAATAATACTATCGAGTCAAAATTATCAATTAAACACAACAGGTACCATAGAATTGTGGAGACATTCTTAATTGTAATGACTTTGATTGATATTATAGCATAATAATCGAACACATTTGTAAAATACATAATAATAATTAATAGTTCACAAAAATATTTTTTAGAGTAGTATTTAACAACAAATTCAGTGAAATAATTCTTTGATATTTTCGTAAGATCCTCTAATTAAGTATATTATTAGTACCAAAAAGTATTTTATTAATTTGAATATCCATCCAACTAATATCATTTTCTTGACTAAATAACAAAAAAATGAGATAGAAAATATCAATAATAAAATAATTGTTAGTACAAATGATAGGTAAATAATAAAACGAATGTTTTCGAATATTTCATGAGCATATGCAAAAATATTCCGAATTGGCGAAAATATATACCGAACAATTACTGATTTTAATAATTCAAAATTTACAAATATATTATTAACTTGACTTGTAAGAATATCAATAATTGAATAAAAAAATGATTTGATATCAGATATTTTTTCCGTTGTATTAATATTGGCAACTTCAAATATTTTATTTGTTATTGTATAATTACTTAGTGTTTCATTTTGGAAATTATCATAACATGTCACTGTATAATTTTTTGCATGAGAAAGGATGTTTTCCATTGGTTGAATTATTTGGAAATTATAGGTTCTGTAACACAATGCACAGATTAAAAATATAAAAATTAATGTTTTCATTTGTTGTTTGTTAAATATTATTTTAATGAACAACAAAATAAAATAAAATAGTATTACTAATTTATATTCAATTTTTTATGATTATCCGTTAATTTTGAATTTATTAATTAAATATTCGGTTGCAGCGTCATCAACCAGTGCTCGTGTAAATGGTTCAATTTTATTGTATATTTTGCTTATGGTAACATCGGATGTTTTAAATAATTTTGCAATATTTTTTTTATCGATATTCAGTTTACGATATTCCACCATTACTAAAATAGAGCCGGCTGCAATAGATTGTGGATTGTGATCTGATGCCAATTTCATTTTACAACAATTTTGAGAAATTTTAACGGCAATGTCCGTATTTTCTTTGCTAATCTTAAGTTTTGGACAATGTCTTCTTATCCAATCTTCAGCTGTATCATTATCCCTGACAATATTATCGAACATAACAGATCTGTCATCTGCATTTTTCATAATTTTTTCAAATTGTTTGTTTCCCTTTGTAACTTTTTTTTCATCCAAACCAAAAAATTCAGCTATTTCTCTTGTATTTCTTGGATTTTTATTTTTTTCACATGCTTTAAATACACATGCTGCAATAATACTAATTCGGTTATCGCCACGAATTATAATTTGTTTTCCTGTATTTGCACCATTTTTATGTTTACAATCACTTAAATTTTTATAAAAAATCTTTGCGTCATCAACGATAATTTTTGGTATATTATTTTTTGAGCAAATTTGAGATATAAATTCGAACACTTGGTTTAAACTTCTCTCTTTATAAACCATAGAATTCCATTTTTGCTTTCTTTTCAATCTACTATTACTAGAACCAGCCATAATTGTGCCTTGTGAAGATTTTGGGAAAAAGAAACTGGATGGACAACCACATCTATTAACACCTTCACCTCTATTATCATCATTATTATATTGTCTCCATTCAGGACCATGATCAAATAATTCTTCATTAATCATGCCACATTCGGAACAAATTAGGGCACTAGCTTGCTGATCTTCAATTAATGCGCCTTTACATGCCTTGCATTTCTTATTTTCTGGGTAGTTATCTTCAAAAGTATCAGATTCTGTAGTTAATAAATCAAATTGTTCTGAATCATTTTTTTTATATAATTGATTCAAAAAATCCCACAAATTTTCTTCCTTTTCCTTCTTTTCTTCTTTTTTGGATTCAGATTTTTTTTTTGGATTGTTTTCATTTTTACAAAAAATCGATTCGTCTAATAATAGTGCATTTGGAAAAGCATTAATTAATGAAACATTTGTGGAAACATTCATTTTTATTTCTTTTTTATCAAATACATCTTCGCATTCTGGTATAATTATTTCATCAAATTCCGTATCCATATCATCATGATCTTGGAAATCATGATGATTCGTTTTGTTGATTTTATTTATAAACGAAACATCTGAAAGTTGTTTGATGCTCGGTATTTCTATTAGTCGTTTCTTTTTATGGTATTCATAAATTTTATCAAATTTTTCTATCCTTTTTATATCGGCTTGTAATGTTTGTCTCGGTTTTAGCATCCTACCGTTTAAGTAGTATCTGAATGTATTGATTATATCTTTATATCCATTAAAAGCGCATTTAAATTACGAATCAAAAAATCAATTTTTATAAAATGATTTTTTATATATTCTCAAATTAATATACTAAACACACAGGTTCTATAATTATATGTTTACCATATAATTATAGGACCGTAGACAAAATATTTTGTTATTCTATCAAATTTAACGTTTGTCCTGAAATTCAATTGGATCCCTTCCGTTTAGATAAATCATAATAACATGTGATCCATCGACAAATGTATCAAAATTAATATCAATTAGTTTAATCCTGCTACTATATTTACAGACAAAATTTGTAAAAAAAGTATCAAATGCTGATTTTTGAACTCGAGGACCAGCACGAATTGAAATTGTTATACTATCTTCGATTGATGTTTCATATGACCAATACAATGCACTCATTATTATGTTATTATTACTACAGGCTTTAATATCATAATTATATGTGTATATTTTTTCAATTTTTATAATGCCAAACATAAAAAATTGAAAAGGAATTAGACTAATCATTTTATTAACTGAAATGTATTTTATGCAAATCCTATGGTTAATAGTTGCACAGAATATTTTGAAAAAAATATTCTAGAAAAAATGACAAAAATAGAAAAATCCGGCGAATATATTACTAATGTATTAATAAAGATACCTTACAAATGTTCAAAAACATCGCAAAGGGATAGAACACGAGAAAAATTGTTTCCGAATAATAATGACTATCAACAAATAATTTCTGACATTAATACTGATAATAATTATCCGTATAAACTCGAAGGTACCGATGAGTGTAGTGGAAGAAATCCATACCATGGTATTTGTATTACTTGCTACAGTTTTATTGTTAATAGAAAACAGTAGTTATTGTTTATTAATTAATTAATATTTGGAAAAATAATAATTAATTTAAATTTCGTTATTCTTCATTTGCTTCCTTTTTTTATACTCGGCCATAATTATTGGGTCAAATTCGCTTTCATCTACATCAATAATTACAGTAGGATCTGATACAATATCAATGATATGTTCAATAATTTTAATTTCAAAGTTATCATCGAATAATTCTGGATTCTTTTTTTTGATGTTGATATAGTCTTCCCGATTTTCTTCGCAAATATATACACACTTTACACCTGCTTTTTTAGCGCCTGCCAATTTAGCATCAAGACCTCCGATTTTACTAACTTTCCCGGTCAGTTCAATTTCTCCAGTCATGGCTACATTTTTGTTTATTTTTTTATCCAGTAAAATTGAAGCAAAAGCGGTAGCAAATGCACATCCTGCCGAAGGGCCATCTTTCGGTGTGCCTCCATCTGGTGCATGTATATGAAAACCATGTGGAAATTTATCAATAATTTTATTTTTGGTAGTATTATTTAAAATATTAATGGCTGTTGTAAAAGCACATACTACTGATTCACGCATAACCTGTTTTTGGTTCCCTGTTAATTTTAATTTCAAATTACATCCATCACTGGTGTCGCCTATGTAGTTTTTATATATTTGTATAGGTACAATTCCGCCCATTCCAATAGATGTTGCATATAAACCATTGACAACACCAACCAAATCATTCTTATCAATTTCTTCAGAAAGTATTGTTGGTTTACCTAAATATTTATGGACAATGTTCGGAGTAATAATTATTTTATCATCAATATCGAGATTAAAAATTTTATTCAGTAATTCTTCATCAAGCATTTCCTCAAAAACACTTTTTTTGTATTGTACATATGATTTTAGTCCTACGCTCGTTTCATCAGACAAATTATCGGATTCTATTCTGATATTTATTTTATCACATTGATCAACAGATTCGGAATACTTTTTACGCATTAAATCTTTGAAGGGTCCGCGCATATAAAATCTATCAATATTCAATTTTAACAATATTTGTTCTAGTTTTCTCCTTAATTCACGTACACCTGCCTCTTGTGTATATTTTTCAATAATATATTTAATTGTTTTATTTTCAAAATGTATCTTACTTCTGTTAAATCCGATATTTTCGCATAATTCTTTCAAAACATAATCTTGTGCAATTGATATTTTTTCTTGCACAGAATAAACCGAAATATTAATTTCTTTAATACGATCTAATAAAATAGGATCAAGTTTACTTGAATCATTATAGGAAAAAACTATTAGAACACCACTCAAATCAAATTCTATTGATGAAGAATAAAATCTGTCCTGAAAATGTTGGTTCATGTTTGGATCTGTAATATGGATTAGTGTGTTATATATTTCATTTGTATCATTTCTTTTGGAGACTTTATCAACTTCATCAAAAAACATTACAGATCTCCAATTACCTGCTTTTATCATTTGTCTTACAATCATTCCGTATTGTGCACCAGCATAAGTGAAACTATGACCTATTAAATCTGCGGAATCACTCATACCACCAAGACCGACAATCGACAAAGGTATTCCGAGAGCAGAACTAATACTTTTTGCTAATAATGTCTTTCCTACACCGGGCGGACCAACTAAACCGATTACTTGACCGGTCGATTCTGGATTTTGTATCCATTTACCAACAAGTTCAATTAATACTTTTTTACTATTTTCATGTCCGTAGACTGTTTCATCTAATTTTTTAGCAACATTTTGCAAATAGTCGCGAGATTTAGTCATTGATTTTTTAATATCAGAAAAATCGTTTTTGCTGTCACGAGGCTTCCATGGAAATTGCATAAGACCATTAACTGCCATTTGTAACTTATAATTATTTTCGCCTGTTTTTATTTCATTAATTTTTTCAAGTATGTAAGCTTTAACATTATCTGGCATATTGACCTGTGAAGCTAATCTTTTCTCGATTGAGATGTTTTCTGGTGTGAGGGTTTTCAGACGGGCCAATTCATTTTTAATAAAGCTTGATGCCTTTTTCAGTTTAATTTGTGAATAATATGACAAATTATGGTAAATAATGTCGCTTAAGGTTTCGCCACTAACTTTTTTTTCTTTTAATAAATTGAACAACAACATAGCATTACTTACATTTTGTTCATTTCCCATTAACAAAAGGTTAATATATGTGAACATCGTTTTAACATCAGATTGTACAAATTCTTTCATTACAGAATTAAAATTTTTTTTTGTTATATCACTAAATATGTTATAATCTGATACTATTTTTTCAGAAAATTCTTTGGCAGTATTAACAAAGTAACAATTACTGTTAATGAATTTGGTATACTTCATAAGAAAAGAATAGTCAATGGAGGGATGAAATTTTACAATAATATTTTTTGATTGTTTCCTTATTTTGAACAAATGTTTTGAGTAAATTTGTGATGTTCTTACATATGTGTTTAAGATGTCAGCAGAAATGTATCCTTCAAATACTATTTTAATTGGCAAGTTACTTAATGTTATTGTTATAATACAAGTATTATCTATCAAACCATCACATTTACTGTAAGACTTGGTGACGACAAAATTTGCATTTTGTTTTTTCTTTATTGATTCCTCAATTGTAATGCTTAGTGGAACAAAAACTTTATTGTAAAGATCAAATAAGCCCATGTACGATTTATCTAATAGATATGTATATTGGTCATTAATGTACAACCTTAAAAAATCATCGATACTGTAAAATCCATTTTCTTTACACAATTCTAAAAGTTCGTTCTTAATCTCATAAAATGGATCATTTTTGTTTTCGTCCTTGCTTACATTCATATTTTCTAAAAGTTCGACCATACCAAGACCTTCATAAACATTTTTAAAAATTGTTTTATTATTATCGTGAGAATTATCATTAATATCATCTATGTTAATGTCAGTTTCAGTAATGTTTCCGTGTTCTTTTATTATTTTAACGAGATTCATATTGTATATTTTTATCATGGCCCGTATCATTGCATCTAATTGTTGCAATATGTAATTTCTATTACCGATATCAATAATCCAATCATTAAATAATCTTTTTGTGTGTTTCTCAAAATTAATGATGTGATCGGTATATTTTTTATACGTATTTTTGAGATGTTGATTTTTTATCTCTCTGATACCATAATTGTTTTCTGTCATTTAATTTATACTAATAATTTTTTTTAATATTTCACGTCAAATCAAAAATACATTTTTATTAACACACATTCATAGCATTAGCAAAGACATAAGTGGAAAAATAAGAAATTACATTTTAATTCTACCGTTATTCCAATTAAAAATATTGATATCCTATAAAAAAAATTTTTTTTCATCGACATATTAGATTTCCATAAAAATGATATAAAAATAAACTATGTTCACTAGAACAGGATAATAAGAAATGTCAAATCGTGGTAAAAAGAACACCAAAACTGCAAAAGACGTTGAAAACGAAGTTGATGAAAATTTGAGCGAAGAATCTACCCAAAAAGGAGGAAAATCTCGAAGCAAATCAAAAAATACACAAAATCGTGGCAATAGTAAAACACCATCAAAAACTGCAAGCAAAGGAAAGGCACAAACAACAAAGGGAACTTCAAATAGTAAATCCTCTGCAGTAAAAGGTAAAAAACAATCAGGTGGTTCGAAAACAAATAAAAAATCAAATGTTAAGGCCAAGGAAGGATCTGAAAGATATTTCAAACTTATCGACCCCAAAACCAATAAGTCCTATGGTAGATATACTGGTGATACACCTAAACAGGCTGCAAGTAAAGGTTTTACTAAGATGTTACAAAAACTCAAACAAAACAATAAAACACCTCCAAAACAATCGACCATATATTTGAGAGAATCGACACGTGGAAGTGCTCGAAAAGTGTATGGATATGAAGCATCAAGGCAAAAGCTCGATGCACCTCAAGAACTGAAGATTACTGATAAAGAAACAGGTGAAGAAAAGACAATTGTTTACCATTTCCGAAACAAAATCAAGAAAGTTCAGGTTCCAGAACAAATTGGTGGTGCAAAAGTTTCTCGTTCTAGTAAAAAGAGTACTCCAAAAGGATCAAAAAAGGCTTCTAATGGAAAAACAACTAACAAAAAAGATACCAATACTAAATCTAAAACAACTAATAAAAAGTCAGTTAAAGCATCCGGTTCTAAAAAAGGATCAACTGGCAAATCAGCGCCAGCCAAAAAATCTCAAGGAGCAAAAGCCAATAGTTCACGATAAATAATTTGATTTCTTGTTACAAAATTGATTAATTAATGGATTCATTGAATCAATTAATTAACCATTAACAAAACGTAAAATCTCAATATTTTTTGATGTAAGCATCATATGTATCAAATAATGAAATTTAGTCATATAAATTAACAGATGATGTATAATATACATATTTTTTAGGGAATATATTCCAAAAAAATATAAAATTGCCATCTAATTTAAGACATGAGAAATACTAGCCGAATAACAATGATAAAAAAGAATACCAACAATAATGATTCTGTTAGTGAATACAGTATAAATTTCCCGTTAACCACAGAAAATTATCAATACCAAAAAGGTGCAGCTGAAGAACAGGCAATTGCTCCTATAAACCAAAATGCAATTACCAATGCTGAAGAAATACTTGCTCCAAGCAAAACTGATGTTGCTGATATGATTTCTAGGATTAAACAACATCTTCAAAAATTTGATATTTTTACCGAAAAATCAATTACTGATGTACCTGCCCATTATTTGGAAATACCGAACGAATCGGGATCTGTAAATGTAATAAACTTGAATTGTTTATTAAATTATTTATCAAAAAATCCGAACTTCTTAGGGACAGATAAAGATAAATGTAGTCAAACTATTAAAAACTACCTTGATAACACCAACGATTTGGACCTACATAAATTGATTGCTTTGGGAAGAAATCATAATACTGAATCTGATTTTATACGAGATACCAAATTTTATAGTAACCTTTACGGATTCAATATTTCATTGGTATCATTTATTGCGAACAGTAAAGCATTTAAAAATGCTGATGCGAAAACTCAAGAAAATTTGTTATCAGGGATCCAAAATTTTGTTCGTCAGTCACTCAATTATTTGAGCGAATACATGAATAGATACAAAGTAATTGACGATAAATTACTTAATAGTAGTTATAATTTGTTGTACTTATTAAATATATTAAGTTTCCGAAAGGCAAATGTTGGTAAATCAATGACTGATATTGAAGGATTATATGGTCGTGTTGTAAATGCAATAACAGAAAATATTAAAATATATGAAAGTATTGACAAGGATAAATTAGAAAAATATATCACGCAAGTTCCCGAAGATAGAAATGCCAAAGAAATCGCTGATTTATATTTAGTTTTGGAAAAAAGATTAGCCATACTCATGGAACAACGAGAAAAATTACGTGAAAATGTTGACCAAATTAACCTTCAAAGTACTAACTTAAGTAAATTTGCAACTCCCAAGGTTTTAAGTATTGCAAATCAATTACAATCACATGTTATCAGTTCATCAAATAGTAAAATAACATCTGCAAATAATAAATCAACAACAACATCTGCCGAAAATTTAACAGTCGTTAATAGAGCACCAAAAGTAAATACAAATGCCGCAACATTTGTGGTTACGGATTCAAATGCCAATAATTATATCGTTCCTGGTGCAAACACCAACAAATTAATTTCTGCTAATACAGCTGCTAATATAACTGCTATATCAAATGCTAATAGACTAAATGCTGCTAATCCAAAAGTAAATACAAATGCTGAAACATTTGTAGTTACGAATTCAAATGCCAATAATTATATTGTTTCTAATGCTAATGCTAACACTAACAAATTAATTTCTGCTAATACAGCAGCTAATATAACTGCTGCATCAAATGCTAATAAACTAAATGTTGCTAATGCAGCTGTTATATCAAATGCCAATAAATTAGCAGCACAAATAAATTCAAATGCTAATATTACCGCAAATAATTTAGCAACTGTGGCAAAAAATACTCAGGCCCAACTTAATGCCACTGCATCAATGATGAAAAATTTAGAGAATATTGCAAATGTTGGTAAAAACCAATAGTTATCATGAAAATATTTTGAAATAATCTAAACCATTATATATAATGAGCATCAAATCAATATTCGCGAAGCTTATTGATAATACAAAATCAATGTTATATAATGACCTTATAATGCAAAATATTGTTTCAGAAATCACAAAAAAAATTGGTCAATCAAAAATAATAAAATCTGAACACAAAAATGATTTTGATAGGTATTTAAATTCTCTTAACAAGAAAACGGTAACAAATAATGTTATTATATCAGAACCGCAAATAAATGATGAAACTAATGCTCTTATTTTGGCAGCAATTTATTATTTATCGGACCTTAATTTCTATGATTATCATTTAATTAATTACTCATTTCAGTACGGTTTGAAGGTCGATGATATTATAATATTATTGCTATTAAATAATATTACGGATATCGATTTTTTTTGCAAAGAAAAGAATTTAGTCCTAAATGAACAACAAACTATCAAAACACTTAAAAAACTTAGTGCTTTACGGAAAATTCAATTTAATTTTTAAAAAAGCATTTTCTTTGCAATATATAGATATGACAAATAACCAAAATATTGGTTCAGTTGAACTGTATGAACTTCGAAAAAATTTCAAAAATTTGGATTATATATCCAAAAAATTATTGACCGATATATATAACAAAAATGAAATCTTGCAAAATGGATTAACAGATTGCAAGGTGTGTGAAACAAAGGTTGATAATAATAATAAAAGAACAAAACAACAAAAACAAAATCAATAGATTCATTTTTAGTTAATTTGATGTCAAATTAAATTTTTGACATCAGATTATAGTAATAATGAATGATAATTGTTACATATGGGATTTTAAAGTATTAGATAATAATGATGAAATTAAAATAGGTAACATTTGCAAAAATGTTAATGATTTAATTGTTTGTATTACAGGTAAAAAGGGCACAGAAGATGATGCTAATTTAATTATTGATGGTGTTTGGTTAGGAAATTACGATGCAGCAAAAAATATTAAATTTGTTATTGAGAACAATATAAAATATATTATTAATGCCACATATCAATCATTAATTCCTTTTTCTTTTGTTGATTATAAATTATTACCAATGTCAGATAGTGATATTTGTGAAGAAAATTTTTTATCTAAAATAAGGGAAGGCGCAGCTTTTATTAATAAGGCAATGTTAGATAATATACCTATTTTAGTACATTGTAAAAGGGGACATCATCGTTCTGCATCAATAGTTGCATACTATTTAATGGTATATAAAAATATGTCATTGATTGATGCTCTTACATTAATTAAAAATAAAAGGCCCACGGCCTTCAGAAGAATGGCATGTACCCTTAAAACCCTAATAATATGTGAACATAATAGTTGTTATCAAAAAAAATTATCGGATTCATCACATTCGTAATTTTTAATAATTTCATCGTTAGGAAGTCGATCCAAACATTCCGTTAACATCCAATAACATGGAAATAATGATTTTGCAATTATTTTATTTTTTTTATTTTTAATACTGATTTCTTTATGTTCATCTTTTGATAAATTGTAACAAAGCATTTTTTTGTACAGTGTATCAATATTTTTTTCTAGTTCAATTATTAATTTATTTTCATTAGTCATAAATTTTATTTGATTATCATTGTCCATTAGAAATATAAAATTATTGATTTTTTCCATTTTTTCTATAATATCGTTCATCCTATATTGCTAATAAATATTCTTCATTGGCAATATATAACACATTTCAAATTTAAAAACTAATTATTATCGATATTGGTATTCGACATTTTTATATTTCAAAGTTGTTGTAGGATTTAATTTATTGATGTCTATTTTGAGGAGGACATCAGATGTATTTTTTTTCTTTAATTGTTTATTCAAATCTTCAGATGAATTTTGTTTATTATTCTGATGTCTTCTATTAATTGGTTTATCTGGCATACTATTTAGTATTGATGCAATGTCTTCATTAATTTTATTCCCTTTAGGGATTTGCTGCTGTATATTTTTAATATCCTCATCCGAACCATCAGAGTCATCACTTTCATTGTTGTATGTCGTTGTTTCATCGAGTATTTTCATACGATGCATATTATGATATATAGAATTACATACATCACTAATACTATCTAATTTTTCGCGATAAAGAGTGATCTCTTCATTCTGATGTGACAATAGCCATAACATTGTTTCATTAATTAATTTTGTTAATTTTTCCACATCTCCATCTTTAAGAGAAAAATAATTTGATTTGATTGATGAATTTAATGTTAGACATGTCAGTTGCAATTCATCCCGAATTGTAAAATTTTCATTTTTTTCGAAAATCTTCCTATCTTCATATTTTTTCATAATTTCTTCGGTAAATCTATTTATTTCATCAATTTTAGCAATAAATTCAATGCTTGTATTGGCTGGCGTTGTGTATAACCAGATTTGGGCACTTTCCATGTAATCAGTTACGGTAGTTACATCATCTAATGCGAATTTACTAACAGGATTATTTACGACTGAAACAATATTTTTGCAAAGATCAGATATGGTTTTTTTTAACGCCTTAATTTCTTCTTTGTCAAATTCTGATGGGTCGTTCGGTATTTTGATATTTTCATATTGTTGTAAATTTTCATCATCATCGCCATGAATTTCAGTTGCATTAATAACAATACTTGTATCTTTAAAATTATCATTTTTTTTATTGACTTGTGCTATTAGTGGTGCATATGTTTTACTTAAACGTTCTTCCCTATTTTGTAGTTCATCTATCTGTAATTCTGAAAAATCTTTGTCCTTTAACCATTTTAAATTATTTTTAACATCAAATCTGATTTTCTTTTTATCTGCATTCGTTAATGCATATGCATCATCTTTTAAATTTATTAAAATAGCATTGCATATACTGTTTATTTTATGACTTAAACAAATTTTTAGGGAATAAATGGTGTCGATTTGGTCATTTTTTTCTGCTTCTAGTATCATATTATCTATTTCATTTTTTGATAAACGACCCTTTGCTCCCCATGTGGATGTTATTTTGATGCTATTTTGTACATCTGAACGTTTTTCGTGTGCTGTAACCTGTAAAATTCCATTAATATCAATATGAAATGTAATTTTAATCGTTGGATATCCACGTGGACCTTTATCAAATCCGGTTAAATCGAAAGTTCCGACATGAAAATTATTTTTTGTTAATTTTCTTTCGCCTTCAAATATCTTAATTGTTACTTTATCCTGATCATCAGTATCTGTTGAAAATATTTTCGTCTTTCTTGTTGGTATAACTGTATTTCTTGAAATAATTGTGGTCATTTGTTTTTGTAAAGTTTCAACACCTAATGATAATGGAGTGATATCAAGCAATACTAAATTATCCGAAAATGGATCTTCATTATGTGTCATTATGTATCCATAAATGGATGCTCCGGCTGATACGACTTCATCTGGATTCATGGATGATATTAAATTTTTAATATTTGTATTCGAAAAGAAATTTAGTATTAGTTTTTGTATTTTAGGTATTCTGGTGGAACCTCCGACTAAAATGACTTGATCAATATCATCTTTTGTTAAACCAGAGCTCTCTAATACATCATTAAGAGGTTTGATACACATGACAAATAGTTCATTACAAATCATTTCAAAAAATTCTCTAGTTATGACCTGATATAATTTTTTTCCATTGAAAAAATCATCTACACACACTACCGCTTTTTCTGTAGTTGACAAAATTTTTTTAGCATTTTCGACAGAATTTTTAAGTTTAAGTTGTGCTAATTTGCTTACTTTTAATTCTCTAATGTGATGTTCTTTCTGAAAATTAATTAATACATGATTCATTACTAAATAATCAATGTCTTCACCTCCTAAATGTGTATTTCCACTAACAGCCAATGTTCTGAATACACCATCTGATATGTTCATTAGTGCTACATCTAATGTACCCGCACCTAGATCATACATAATAACATTGCCACCAGAACCTTTTTTCCATATTTTATTACCAAGACCATATGCGAGAGCAGCTGCTGTTGGTTCATTAATAATTTTAAGAACATCAAGACCAGCAATTTTTGCTGAATCCAATGTTGCCTGTCTTTGAGCATCATTAAAATAGGCCGGAACAGTTATAACTGCTTTGCTTACACTTTTATGTAAATAATTAGATGCCATTTTTTTAATTTCCATCAAAATGTATGAGCAAATCTCCTCTGGACGATAAATATTTTTACGGGTCATCGAAGTATCCTTTTTGTCTAATTGTACTAAAATATTATGATATTTACTTTGATCATCAACAATTTCATATGATAGTAATTTTTTTGTTTGTTCTACTACTACATCATCTATGCGTCTACCAATTATTCTCTTAATATCATAAATTGTGTTTGCTGGACTTACATCTTTCATGGCAAGTGCATTAGATCCGACAAGTTTGGCCGATTTATAAAAAGCAACAACACTAGGAATTGTTCTATTTCCGAATTGATCGGAAATAATTTCAAACCTTTTATTTCTCCAAACGCTGACGCATGAAAATCTTGTTCCCAAATCAATACCGATAACAATATCATTATCGAAGTTTTCATCAGAAATTTCATCGGATTTTTCGGTCGCAGTTTTTTCTCTATTATCAAATTGATCTAACATTTGATTTTGTACTTTGCTTTTAACAACTGATAATATATTCTTTTGTGCTGAATTTTTAGAATCTATTTTTTTATTCAGTATATTTTTTGATGTCTTATCCATAATGCGATAATACTATTCTATACATAAAATTATAATCAAACAAACGTGGAACTATTGTTTTATGATTATATTTGCCAATAGATTATATTTTGAGCACTAATTCCAAAAAAATTGATATTTATAGAACATAACAACTAAATTACTTAAAGATAAAGTAGTATTTTACTATAACAATGGATAGTCGCACTATTACACCGCAAACTATCAGTGTCGCTCAATTTTTGGCATTCAAAAATCAAAAAGTTAAGCCTATAGATGGTCTTAATATACCAAATATTACGGTTCCTCCACATCTTGTTAGTAAAAAACGACATACTGAAGCAAGTGACACTTTGGCAATAAATATTAGGATGTTATTTAATAGTTTAACATCTGATAACTTAGCAAAAATTAAAAAGCAGTTGCGTGAAACCATTGTAGAAAAAGCAAAAAGTTCGGAAATGATTGAAGAAATTGCACAAGAAATTTTATCAAATTTTATAATTAGTGAACAAAATATCAAGAACTATATGCATCTTATCAATGCTATCAGCACCGCATGCATAATACTTCCCACGTCAGGAAATACAAAAACTGTATCACCGACAATCGGAAATTACTTTTTAGGTAAATGTAAAGATTTAATCATGAATTTCATAAGTGATTCAAATATTAGGAAATTAGCACAAATGGATTTAGAAGATTCTGATCAACTGGATATTTACAATAGAGAAAGGGAAAAAATTAATAATTTAATTATTACTATTTGTTGTTTGTACGAACAGCGTAATACAGCAAACATAAAGCTCACAGCAATTCACTTGTTTGATTTGATTAAGAATATTTTAAATATATACAATTCTTTACAGAAAAAAATGTCCGAACTTGGTAATCCGTACGAAGAAGATTGTACAGATGAAGAAGAATATGAATTGTGTCGAAAAATGTGTTCATTATATGCCGAACAACTTTATACATTTATGAATAAACAGGCTGTTGAATTTAATAAAGATCAGACTGACGTAAGGGGACAAAAATTAGAAGAACTTACTAAACGTTTTAGAAACGAAATAGTTCCAACTTTAACAGAAGCATATTTGGAATCCAAATGTGAAACCATTAAATATTAATTCATTTTAGTATGATATTATTAATTAATAATACAATACTAATTATTTACTTTTTCATTGATTTTTCCAATAATTATACAAAATTATTTTCAATTTTGTTTAATTATATTCCTCAATGAATTCAGTATAAGTATAAAAATATGGTAATATTAAAGTCAATAAATTATCGGTTTTGTCAAGAATGTTATTATTTATTAATTTATTTATATGTTTCATAATTAGATCTATTATTTTAATTTTGGTAATATATTTAGAATAATAGGATTCATATTCCACATCAACTTTTTCGCTAATATTTTTATGTTGTAATTTTAAAGTGTTAATATGTTCTGCTATTAATTGTTTTTTTTTTAATTCCAAAGATTTTATTAATTGATAGTTATTTTTTAACGTTAAAATATTGTCATCGGTATTAAATATTACAATGTTTATTTTTAGACAAGCATATATAATTCTAATAAAAAATCGGTATCTTTTGTTGAATTCTGGTGATTTCAATAAATGTGTTTGATCTTTTTTTTTGTTTTTTTTATTCGGCATTTTTTGGAAATTGGGAGAACTAAAATTTATTTCGCTGATACTAACACTATTATTAGCATCATTTTTGATCTTATACAAATCACATATATTTATTATATGTACCAAATCGATGCATTCATCATCAATGTATTGATCATATTGTTTATTAATAATTTTTTTTATTCCAGTGGATATTTGTGACATTAATTTATTTTAATAATACACTACAACTCTTTAAACTGTTGAAATTTGCTTGCAATGATTTTTCAGTAATAAATGAAGTTTTTTACTCTTGTTAAATATTTCACATAATGTTTTGGAATCATAATATAAAACTTTATTTTACTGATGTGCAGTTCATTGGAGGATATGTTGCAAGTTTTCCATGTTTAAATTTAGTTGTTTCTTATATGTGATATTACTTGTTTTAAATGTGTTATAATTATATATATACATATAAATAATGAAACAAATATATGATCCCATAGAATTTGTTAGTAAAATTGAACTATTTACTATTGCTATTATTGGGTCCTTTATTACCATGAAATTTTTAAATTCGATGTATGAAAATATTTATGAACCAGTTCTAGATGTGGTAATTGATTCTGAAAAAACGGACAATTATTACATTAAAATTGGAAAATATTATATTCAAATTGGCATGATAATTAAAGAATTTATTAAATGGTTATTGTTAATACTAATTTTAATGATTGTATATAATTTATTAGTTCATAAACGCAAACATTAAAAAATTGAAAAAGTAATAAGCTACTGTCATTTAAATATTTTTGGATACATTTAAGAAACCTTTATAGGTACATATGTCTATCAGAAATAAAAATACCTTTTCTATTTTGTTATCAAACATTGAACATGGCGATTTATTGAATTCATCAAAAACAGATTATGTAAATAATAAAACCAAAAAATCTCGTAAAACCAATAAAACAAATAAAACAAATAAAATTTCAGATGCTTCTACGGCAGAATCTTCTAAAAATAATTGTTTTGATTTCTTTGACAATATGACCTTGGAGAAAAATATTTTTGATGATAATATTTTTAAATATTCAGACGATGAATATTTTGAGGCACTAAAATTTGTTTGTGGCAAATATAATTGTTTATTTGATGATTGGTGGTCTATTAATGAAGCAATAGGAATAATTTACGATAAAAAACTTATGACTATTGGATTAAAACCAAGATATTCCGATACACTAAGAGAGCCGATTATTGTCAATTTACCAAAAGAATGTGTTAATATATCAATTCCTTTATTCGATCATCCTATTGTGTTATTTCGAGAATGGAAAACAATGTCCAAAGAATGGCATTCAGAAATAATTGCCTTAATGAGAAATCCAATAGATTTTTGGACAGTTATTAAACAATTAACAAATCAAAAATGTGGAAACTCATTATTTTGTTCCTCCATTAGTGGAAAAGAAGTAGAATCAGAATCAATTTTTAATGATTTGATATTTAAAATTAATTCGGAGAACAATAGCGGCATAACCAAACAAAATTATATTTATTCAGCAATTAATAATTATAATTGTATGCATTCCATTTGGTCATTTATTAAAGTGGACAAATCATTCGTAATTAGTGATAAAATTGAGGTTCCATTTATTAGAGATAATAAACGTGCAATTAATAGTATCGATATTACTTTAAAGGACACAAAAACAAATTTATCAAAAGGGATACACTGTGTCAATCCGACATTTGAATCTGGTTATATTCCGGAAATGATAATGGATTTTATTTGTGACCTAATTCCTAAAGAAGTTACAGCTATAACATTTAATAAAACCATTACTGGCACTAATAATATTTTTTTTAAAGGTTATCGTCTACAGGTATTAACAAATACAATAGACCAATCACAATTATTAAAATGCAAAGAATACATTATGAATGATTTTATTGATGCGCATTCAGTTGAAGAATGTATTTATTCTAAATGTATTGTCCGTATCAGTCTTCCAAAAAAATAACAGACCAATTTAAAATTTAGGATAAAATCATATAATTAATATATTAATTACATGATTTTATGATAAACCCAAAAAAATTACGAATTATTGTCGTGATATGCTATTTCTTTTTGATTTTTATATATATTTAAGCATTGTCTACAAACACATTTATAAGCCTCTTCGCCACCAACCAAAATTTTTTCATTTGAATCGATTGTTCTAATTGTAAAAGATGCATCTTGATTTTGACAAATCATACATACTGCACCTAATTTAACTATTTTTTCTGATGTAGCAATCAAATCAGCTATTTCGGAGAAAATTTCTTGTTTATATGAACTGTCTAATGTTGATACAATTACTACAATGCCAGCATCAGCAAGTTTATTACAAAAAATATTAATGTTCCTGAAAAAAAAACCCTCATCAATTCCTACCACAGCATAATTTTTAATAATGTTATCAATGATAGTTTTATCATGTAAATCTGACAAATAGATAATGTCACAATCACAATAACAAATTTTATCATGGGTAGTAATATGATTAGGAACTCCGTCTTCCTCACTATTCTTGATAATATCAAAACGATTATCAATAAAATGTTTAATAACTAAACATTTTTTTTTGGCTAATTTTTCTCTTTTAATTAATCTAATTAATTCGGTTGTTTTGCCACTAAACATTGGTCCGATAATGGTGGTAATTGACATTTTTGTTTATCTAAAAAAATATTACTAATAGTATTTTTATATATGAATATTTTTTATCAATTTTATTGGCTGATCATTTTGTAGCGGTAAAAAATTGAAATGAAAAACTATTAATTTGACGTCTCAATAATTGATCATTATTGGCGAAATTAATAATGGATTCACAAATATCGGATGAAAAATCAGAAACCATTTCATTGGGTGATCGAATGAAAAATCATGAAATGGTATATGATTTGGTTGTTCCATCTGATCATTATATATGTATTAGATTAGATGGACATGGTTTTAGTAAATTTACTAAAAAACTTCGCAAACCTTACGATGAAAATTTTTCAAAGGCCATGGTATTATCAGCATTTGACGCACTGTGCGCCTTTTCAGCTCGTTCAGCATATACACAAAGCGATGAAATTACCTTAATGTTTGATATTCCGGACACTAGTAAAGGTCAATGTTATATCTATAATGCGCGTGTACAGAAACTATTATCATTAACAGCGTCATTCGTGTCGACGAGATTTAACTTGCATTTAAAAAATTTTGTAACCGATTTTGTCAGTAAAAATCCCGGTCAGAGCTTTTATAGTGAATACGCAATTAATAAAATTAATAATTGTACGTCATGTTTTGATTCTAGAATACTATCTTTTGATTCTGAATCAAAAAATGAAATTTTAAACCATTTAATTTGGAGATCAGTAAAGGATTGTAACCGCAACGCAATTAATAGTTATGCACATCATTTACTTGGTCATCGTAAAATAAAAAATTTAAAAGGACGACAAATGATTGAATTATTACAGTCCGAGAAAGGATTATGCTGGCAAAACGATGTACCATTATGGCAAAAATATGGTGTATTCATTAAGAAAAAACTCGTACCTGTTCAAACAGAACATGGTGAAGCACTACGAATAAAAATGTCTGCTATAACATTCAAACCATTTTTTTCTCAAGAAATACTTGATTTCTTTTTATCAACTTATGACAATAGAGACAAATTACAAAATGTTATAGTTGAAGAATATAATTTGATATAATTGAATAAAAAATATTGATTATATTATGCATAATATAATACATATTATATTATCCATTAATATAACAATGCCTAAATGCGAATTTTGTGGTATTAACCAGCCAAGATATAAAGTTTTTTATTCCGAACCATCATGTTCGGACAAAGAAAATAATACGTTATTTCCTCTACTTTATAAAAAAATATGTTTACAATGCTATTGTAAAAAAACTAACAGAGAGAAAATAATGAATGACAATTTTAATTGCAAAAAAATAATAAAATGTTAATAAAAAAATATGGATGGCAGTCAGTCATTCTGATATTATTTTTATTTTGATATATTAGAGTATGGAAAATAAAAATAATCAGATAAATGTAAACGAACAATTAATAAAACAGGTTATTTCACAAATAACAAAATTTAGTTTTATTAAAGCAAACGATTTTATTGTTATGACAGAAAAAGAATTTATTATTAGAATTATTAGAGTAACCGATAAAAAATCATTAGATATAGATTACAGAGATGTTGGAATACAAAATATTATGACCGAATGTCCTAGATGGATAGAGTATTTAAAAAATAAAATTATAGAAACATTTACGGATCAAACTATTGAAAAAAATATTATCGACACTAAACAAAAGTGGATTGTTAAATTTAAAAACACATGTAATCCAAAAGATTGTGCGTTCCCATCAGAAATTAAAATTAAGGATATTTATTGTGCAGCATATCATGGAATTTGTTGTAAGGCTACAGAAATATCCATGTTAAAATTTTGTAAAAACAATGAAATTGTGGAAAATTTTATTTGCGACCAAAAAGTTTATGTTCAAGTATTAGAGGACATACAGCTTTATAAAAAAGAAGATTTAATAACTATTGCAGCACAACCGATACCAACATTCATTAAAAGAATAGGTGCTGATCATAGTTCACAGAAATCTGGTGATGGAATGGGTACCATTGGAAATAGAACTGACATTAATGTTTTTATTTTTGATACAGGAATTTCATTACATCCTGAACTAAATATTGTCAATGGACGAAATTTTACCACAAGTGATGTAAATGCATGGAAGGATGTTTATGGCCATGGAACACATGTATCAGGTATTGTAGGTGCGATCGATAACGACATTGGCGTTGTGGGTGTAGCGCCGGGCGTAAGACTTTGGGCTATTAAAGTAATTGGTGACAATGGTAGCGGTTCAACATCAACCATTATTACAGCATTAAATTGGGTATTGTCAAATAGAAATGTTTTGTGGAATGGTTTTGGAATAATAAATATGTCATTGGGAGGTCCTGCTTTTGCACCCCTTGATGATGCTATCAAAAATGTTACAGATAATGGTATTGTTGTTTGTGTTGCAGCGGGAAATTCTGCAACAAACGCTATTAGTACATCACCCGCCAGATCTCCATCTGCGATTACAGTAGGTGCAACTTCACCAAATCCCACATATGATACATTAGCATCCTTTTCCAATTATGGTAATATCGTGGACATATTAGCACCTGGAACGAGTATTAATAGTACCTATTTGAATAATGGATACGCTATTATGTCCGGAACTAGTATGGCAACTCCCGTAATTACTGGTACCGTTGCACTTATGGTATCTACTCTAAATTTAGGAACACCAACCACTGGTGGCTTTGTTGGAAATGTTAGCAATACTCTTAAATATGTATCATCGCCCACATTATATCCAAATTATGATGGCACACAAACGTCTAATCCTAGGATTATTTTATCACAAACAGCCACTAACGCTGGTACAACCAATATTAGTGTTAGATCTGGCAGCTATTAATTTGTAATAAAATTTATAAATTTGATATATAAACTTTATTATATTTTTTTTCTTTGATATTTGGTAATTATAATTTTTGTTGATTGGTTAATCCGTATTTCATTTCGTTGTTATCTTTATCGACAATTTACAAAAAATGGCATAATAAATATTAGAACCAAAAAATATATATTTCTTCCTTAGGACCAGTATCTAAAGTTGTATCTTGACCATTTAATTAATGATAGCCATTTATTGTTCAATTTTTTCGAAAAATTGATTATTAAATCTATTAACTACCAAGTTTGGATAGGTAATATAACTAATACTTCAATGAATATCGACACGCAAAGTTGGAACAAAACATCCTTTCCAAAAATGGAAGAATCAGTAATTGAATATTGGAAAAAAATCGATGCAACAAGAAAAATAATCCAACAAACAAAAAATTATAAAAAAATTAGATATTTAGATGGTCCTCCTTTTTGTAATGGTAATTATCATTATGGTCATATTTTGGTATCAACTGTCAAGGATATAATAATTAGATACTATACCATGAACCAATTTAGCGTTGACAGAAGCTATGGTTGGGATACACATGGATTACCAATGGAGGTTGCTGCAAAAAAAATTATTGGTTATAATACTAAAAAAGAACTTATCGAATACGGGGTTGATAAACACAATGATATTTGTCGTAGTTTGGTCGATGTTTGCTCAACTGAATGGCATCAAATGTTTGAACGTATTGGTCGTTGGGTTGATACACAACAACAGTATAAAACAATGAATCCGGCATATATGGAATCCGTAATTTGGATATTCAAACAATTGTATGATAAGGGAATGATCTATCAGGGACTAAAAGTAATGCCATATTCAATTGGTTGTAACACAGCACTTTCACATTTTGAAGCCAAACAAAATTATAAGGACATTACAGAACAATCTATAACATGTTTATTCGAAGTTGTATCATCCAATTATTCTATTTTCAAACCAAAAGAAGATTATTTGACATATATTTTGACATGGACAACAACACCGTGGACATTGCCCAGTAATATGGCCATTTGTACATCAATACAAATGCAAATTGCGTATGTATTTGATATTCAATTAAACTGTTATTTATTGTTGTCTGCTACCAAATTTGATAATATTTACTCCAAACAAAAATATAAGGGTGTTGCGAGATTCCAGTTAATTATTAATTTCTGTTCTAGCGACCTTGCCAATTTGGAATATAAACCTGTGTTCGAATACTTTTACGGACCACAAGACCATTTGCCAATTACAGAAAGACAATTTAGAGTAGTTTTGGATGCATTTGTTGTTGATAAAGATGCAGGTACTGGGTTTGTACATTTGGCTCCTGCACATGGAGAGGATGATTTTCGTGTCTGTTGCGCAAATAATATTATTGATGATAGAAATAGTAAAAAAAATTTAATTTGTGTAATAGATGATGATGGTAAATTTACGGACGATATAAATGATTATATTGGCATTAATGTTAAAGAAGCAGATCCCATCATTATTAGAGATCTAAAACAAAAGAAATTACTTTTTGAATCTAAGCCTTATAACCATTCTTATCCTTTTTGTTATCGTACTGACACACCACTAATATATAAAATTACACCTGCTTGGTTTTTAAATGCATCAGATAGTACTTTTAGGAAAAAAATGATTGAAAACAACAAAAAAATAAATTGGATGCCATCAAATGTTGGAACTAACCATTTCGATAATTGGTTACAAGGTTCCGTTGATTGGTGCATTTCTAGAAGCAGATTTTGGGGAACGCCCATTCCAATTTGGCGTTCGGATGACGGTGAAGAAGAAATATGTGTCGGCTCTACTTTGGAATTAGAAAAATTATCTGGAATCAAAAATATTAAAGATTTACATATTGAATACATAGACAAAATCAAAATTGCATCAAGTAAAGGCAAAGGTATGCTTACGCGGGTGGATGGTGTTCTGGATTGTTGGTTTGAATCAGGATCTGTTCCATTCGCACAAATTCATTATCCGTTCGAAAACAGTGATCTAATTGATTTATCAAAGAATTCAATAGCAGATTTTATTTGTGAGTCAAAAGATCAGACCAGGGGATGGTTTTATACTCTTACAGTATTAGCAACGGCTTTATTTGATAAACCAGCCTTCGAAAACGTCATTGTTACTGGCATTATTAATGGTTCAGATGGACAAAAAATGGCCAAAAGTAAAAAAAATTATCCAGATCCAAATATATTACTAAATAAATATGGTGCCGATACTCTACGTTTGTATTTGTTATCAACACCTGTCGTAAAAGCAGAATCAATTAAATTTGATGAAGTACTTATTTCAAAGTTACAACAAAATACTATTGTTAAAATTTATAACATAGCATTATTTTTGAAAGAAAAAATAAATCTTTACAACAAACAAAATTCATATGATCAAATTTCATTTCCGGATAGGTCAAATATTGAATCGATGGAGAATATTTTGGACAGATGGATTATTAACAAAACTGGTATTTTACTTAAAGAAATTAGTCTAGATATGTCAACTTACAAAATCAGTTCAATTGGCTCAAAAATAACCGACTACATTGAACAATTAACAAATTGGTATCTTAAGATGGCTCGCGAACGAATGAAAGGATTTGCATCTAGATATAATACTGATGATGATAAAATGGCATGGAAACAATCGATACAGACACTCCTTTTTGTGGTATCAATGTTAATCAAAATTATGGCTCCAATTACTCCCTTTATATGTGAAACAATATATTCCATGATTAAGCCTTTTATCAATAGTCCAAAAGAGTCAATTCATTTTGAATTTTTTCCAAATCTCGACGAATTTGTATTTGATGAAACGCTTGAAGAAAAATTTAATGTTGTACAAAAAGCTATAACATTAATCCGTGAGGTTCGCGATATGCTAAAAATAAATAATCGCAGACCCATTGGCTATGTTGAGATCGGATGCATCGACGCTAATCATTGGTATATTATACAAGATATTTTGCAATATATTAAAAGTGAAACAAATGTCATGTCACTCAAATATTTAGACATTAGTGAAAATATTAGTTGTCAAGCTGATGCCATAATGTCAGAACTTGCTCCTTACCTTAAGGAAATAGGGAAAATTAGGTTCATCAAACAAATCGTAAAATTTATAAATGAAATGGATAAAAGCAAAATTGCAGAATTAAGATCAATGGGTTACATCATAGAACCACAGTTAGATGTTAAACTAACCGACCAACATATTAGTATCAAATATTCTATTAATAATATTGATTCAACCTCAAAATTTTCTGATGGAATAATGGTATGTTTGAATACTGAATATACAGAATCTGTTAAATCAGAGCATTTAAATCGCCTAATCAATACGGCAATTCAACTGCACCGGAAAAATACAGAAATAAAACCATGGGATATTATCTCCATTAAGTGTTGGTCGAATAATATCGACATTAATAATTTCATTACCAGTAATATCAATGAATTCTTGTGTGAAAATATATCTGCTATTGAAATTACAATAAATGCGCAATTAGAACATAATAAAACCACTTTTGATATCATAGGTTCGGACTTGATTATTGGTTCGGATTTAGTTTGAATTATGTTTTACAAAAAAACTAATTAAATATCAAATATTAATTAACAATCAATATTTGATATTAATCCTTATTTTTTAAGGGAATTTATTTAGAATAATTTACATAATATCGAAAAAAATAATACTATTACCAACATTGTCTCTGATAAAGATAACTTGACATTGATTGATGGATCACGATTTGTCTTAAGCCTTTCTTGATAATGTTAATATTAAAAAAAATTTGAAAAAATAACTATATAGAGTATTTAGTTGTATTTTAAAGAAATAATTACTAATACTATTAATAAATAATCATGAATAATCACAATGAATTATACGAAATTTTGGGCGTTAAATCAGATGCTACCGACGAACAAATTAAGAAGGCATATCGAAAATTGGCCATGAAATACCATCCTGATAAAAATAATAGTCCAGAGGCCGGTGAAATGTTTAAAAAAATTAATTATGCCAACGAAGTTTTATCGAGTCCAGAAAAAAGACAAATTTATGATAGATTTGGCGAAGAAGGTCTTCAAAATGGCATGTCCGAAAATATGCATGATTTTTCTGAATTTTTTGGGATGAATAGTAAACAGAAACAAGCACTTAGATGTATCCACAAGATTAAACTAGATGAATATTTTACCAAAAAAACTGTTTCTGTGAAAGTTGAAAGAGATGTTAAATGTGAACCATGTCAAGGAACTGGATTTAATGACAAACAATTTCATCATTGTCAATCTTGCAATGGATCTGGGATAACTGTGCAACGAATACAACAAGGACCAATAATCCAACAGTTCCAGACAACTTGTCATATTTGCAAAGGTAAAAAATATGATGCTACCGCCACCAATTTGAAATGTGGTAAGTGTAAATCGTCTGGTAAATTTGCAACCATTGAAACCATTGAGGTTCCGGTCCCTGAGAACATTATTAAAAATCCAATTGTCATAATTGATGGTAAAGGTTCATGGCATGACGGAAAATATATTGATTTGGCCGTCCAATTTGATTTAAAAATGGGTAAAGGTTTTTCTATTACGAACAACGGAAAATTAATCTATGAAATGCAAATAAATTATCCAGAAACAATGTGTGGTTTTAGGCGCACAATTAATCATCCATCGGGCAAAAAGACTTTAATTGTTTCTGAAAAAGGATATATAATAAATCCAAATATAATTTATACATTAGATCGTTTAGGATTTGGTGGAGATATTATGTACATAAAATTTATAATTAACTATCCTGAAAAAGTTAAAATTACCAATCCAAAAGCTAAATTAAATTTTACGACTATTGAATCAGTTCTTGGCGAACGTTTTGAACCTAATACAGAAGAGGATAAAAATATCGAACCAGAATATATATATACACTTAGTACGCTTAGCAAAATTAATAATGATCACCGACAATCCCAAAACAAACATATGAATAATTCGGATACTGACTCGGATGACGAATCCGGATTTCCAGGTGTGGGCGGAATTCCCGGAATGGGTGGAATTCCTGGAATGGATGGAGCAAGAGTACAACAATGTGCTCATCAATAACATTTTTCTACAAAAAATTGATATATTTAAAATATTAAATATATCAATATAAATATGCCATACCTAAATTAGTTAAGATGTCAAGACTTGCAATAATAGGGACAGCAGGCCGACACCATAGTGAATATCAAACTTTATCTGTTGAGCATATGAAATTAATGGCAAATAAAGTTTATGATTTTATTGAAAATGTAATGAAAACAGCAACAGAAAATGTCATATTGGTATCTGGAGGATCAGCATGGGCGGATCATATAGCCGTACAATTATATTTAACAAAAAAATTTGCTGGACTGGAACTTTATTTGCCTTCAGAATTTAATCCGAAAAAGAAAATCTTTAAAAATACTCACGAGGGAAGAAGACTAAATTTTTTACATGAACAATGTCAAACCAAAACTCTTATGCCCGTACTAGATGAACTTGCTCGAGTGGTAATGAGCTCAATTAAAAGTTCTAAATCAAAGGTTAAAATTATTGTTAAGAGGGGATTCAAACAAAGAAATACATTAATCGCATGTAATAATGATTTTTTGATCGCATTTACATTTAGTTCGACAGACCAGCCAATTGATGGCGGAACTGCTGATACCTGGCAAAAAACTGGGCATAATAATAAATTTCACTATTCTTTGTCTTAGATAATGATGCAATTATTATAATATTACAATAAATAAATTTACTTATTGTAATATAGATAAATGAGTTATGTTAATTATGGCGATCAATTTTATTTATTTGCATATGATGAAAATGATCCATCAGGAAGCAATGGATGGATAACTATTTCAAAAGATGACAATAATTATTACATATTATGCTTAAGTTGTGCCACAGATTCGACGAAACCATCAGTTGTTCCTTATACAATTTTGCCAGGAAATCAGACTAATGGTTGTGATCCCAGTAATGATTACGGTAATTTTAGTTCGCCTGTGGAATGTGATTCGAATAATGGTAATTCTACAAATGTCGTAAATACACCGGTTGGCACTGATGATTATTTTTATATAGGACGTATATCTGCTATTAGTAGTAAAACATGGGCATCTGATAGTATTTATATGGGTATACATACAAATTATGGTGATTTGAAAATTTCACAACTTACAGACCACCCTGAAAATTCGGACTTGCAGGCACAAAATATCGAAAATTCAAGTAATAATTATTTTGTTTATGGCCAAACAACATTTAATTTAGCAACACCCAATAATCAAACGGGTAATATGTGCCATGGAAATTATAACAAAAGATCACCATTTAGTAAAGATACTGATAATGATTCAGATGGTGGACAACATAGAATAACCACAGAATATAATGGTAATGTTTGTTCTACATACTCTGTACTGAGGTTTGTGTTCGTTCCGGTAAATGCGTATACAATGAGTGGCAGCAATTACACTCCTATTAATATAAAACAATATACATACAGTAATGTTGGTCAACCATTATATTCGACTAACACACCATTTTATGGCTGTATTTCCAATGTTTGTATACCTGGAACTGGTGTTAATTATAAATATAATTCACTTTCTGACTGTAATAGTGGGTGTGGTTATGTGGCAGCACCAATGGCACCTCAACCACCTGGATCTCTACAATATCCGCCGACACCAAATAATTTAAAATATGGTTGCATTAACGGAAGTTGTACAACAGGTACTGGTTCAAATTATAATTATAGTACATTTTCAGATTGTCAAACTAATTGTAAATCACAATCTAATACTTGGATTTATATCGTTGTTATTGCTGTATTTATTATTATTATCTTAATATTATTGGGCGGAGGATATTATTTCATAAAAAAGAAGTAAATGTGCAAAATAATTAATAATTGTTGATTATTGATAATTAATAATTATTAACTCCAATATATTTTTTGCTGATTCACACTATTATATTTTTCTAAAGAATTATCATCTTCTTCGACTATTTTTTCAATTTCTTTTCTTACTTTTTCAGAACTTTTTTCTTTATTTTCATCATTTTCTTTGGAATCTATTGATAATGATTTCCAATATTCAAATTGTTGTACATACGCAATGCTATTGTTGGTGGTGCCATTTACTTTATTCCATAAATTATTAATTCTTATATGATCATCTGGTTGCATAAAAAAAAAAGTTCCATACACTTCAATAATGTTGTCCTTTTGTAAATAAAGATCCCTAATATCAAAACAATATCTGAATAATATGTATTTTTCCATTGGAACAACTATTGTATTATGAATTATTCTATGTGTATCTATCATATCGGCCTCAATATCTCTTTCACTATATTCATAAGCATGGTGATTTGTGATTGTGATGCGTAAACGATATAATGGAGGAATAGCTGCAATATCATCCTCATTAACGCAATTTGGTAAAAAATATTTTTCTCTAATAAATCTTTGAATTTTTTTAGCAGCGACTATTTTGGGATTAGTCATCTCATTGTAAATACGATGTATTTTTAGTAAAGAATTTATTTTTTTTTCTCTATTTTCCCGTGCTTTTCCGTTTTGAGTGTCATGATTTACGTCGGATTTTTTGGACAACAAATATCTGTTATAAGCTAAATGTTTTTCTTCCCTTATTAATCGAAGCTGTTGTTCTAAATCCATTATATAATTAGGTGTTACTAATATTATTAGTAATACTATTTATAACGTTATTAGCGTTATTAGGAATCAATTTTTATCATTTAACAGAAATTTTAAATTATATATTTCACTTACTGACCATTTTATTATTCGACAAATTATTAGAAAAAAATATTTGATTTGACAGTTTATTTTTTATTATTCAACGATACTTTAATCAATTGTATATAATTTGGACATTGGTCATGCATAATATGTCGATAATTAATATTTTAACAAAACTAATATACTAAAAATAATCATAATTATTAGTACTAATACAAATAGAACTATAACATATTTTAACAATTTTTTGTTTTTTCGTTCCGGAGGAAAATATTCTGCTTCAAGTTGTTCAACGCCCCAATTCGAACCTTCAGACCATTTGGTATGGGTATAATTATTGAATGTTTTGTAATAGTCATCACTTCCGATCACAGATGAACCATTATTTCGTTCAATACATTCACTTGTTATATAATTTACATCGTTGTGGATAAATATCGGTAATAAATCACATGTGCTAACTAATGGAACATTTTTATATTTACTCTGATTAAAAAATATTCTAAAATTGACGGGACCAGTAGTGTACATTACGTCAGATGTTTGTTTTAATGATTCAATAATAAAATCTACCCAATCTATCCAAAATAAATGTTTGGGAATGGAACCAATTAAACCATTATATAAACGTGCATCCACTGGATCTTGATAAATTTTCGAATGTTCTCTTGGTTCAAAAACTAACAATAATTCTCTATCGAGTAAGGAGCCCAAATTACGGAAACACATAAAGTCTAAATCGACATAAATTCCTCCATACAAATAAATAATAAGGTAGCGGGCAAAATCGCATTTTTGTATATGATTCGGCATTTTTTCCCAAGTCGTTCTGTATTTAGCAATAACAGGATTTTCATCAAAAAGTTTTTTAATTAGGTCCATATTCCAAAACATAATTTTAAACTCGGGATTGTTGTCATCAAATGATTTAATAAATGTATCATATTTTTTCGGAGCAACCAAATTATTTGTTATATTTTTATCTAGCCACATTCTATGTAAAATTTTTGGAATCATATCAGTAACTATATTAATATTAGCTTATTTATTCTATTGTTTTATTATTTTTTAATCTATCAATCGGATTTTCATTCAATTTTGCTATTATGCCTGATGTAGTTATTTTATATGTCCTTTTAACATCTGTTTTTGTTGATGATTCAATTGTCGGAATTTTCGGTATATTGAATGAAACAGATCTATTCATTAAATATTTTGGATAAAAGACATGGTTAGGATTAAAATAGTAACCTGGATAAATATAAGTATTTGGATCATTAATGAAAAATTTTTCTATCAAGGTTAACCTGTTATGATTTTTTTCTGATATTAGTTGGTACATCTTTTCGAACATGAGCGAATTTTTTATTGAATTATTGTTATCATCATTTTTTGATTTTTTTTCTTGTAGCCTAGTATCAATAAAAAAATTGTTTACTCCCAAAAAAGGTTTTCTGGCCGCATCATAATTTATTTTTTTCTTTTGTTCATTTTCAATAAAACCAGATACAGATGCCATTATACGGTATGAAAGTTTTGTTCCATAATTTTTTTCGTCATAGAAACTGAGCATAAATTTATTTGTTAGCATTTCATCTGGTATAATTTTTAATGGTAACATAGATGAATCAATAACAAAACCTCCATATTTTTCTAGTATGGATAGATAAATTATTAATAATTTGATAATTTCATCATTTTCTGAATCATATAGTTTTACCCATTTACTATTTTTTGTTAATACATCCGATTTTATTTTTTCAATGGTCCATGTCATCAGAGTCCATGGAACCCTCAATATTCGACCCCATGCATTACTATTGTTTTGACTGGGATCTAGTAATACATAATGCAATATATGCGGTACAATGATAGATTTTTGGTTTTTTTTGACATAAATACCGTGCGTACTATCATTAAATCTTTTAAACATTATTTTTTTAATATCATTATCAATCATTGGATAATAAAAACCATTTGTATTGATAATATTAATGTCATGATTATCAGAATAACTATTTTCTGGTTCAGCATCAATGTCCATATATGGATAAAATATGTATTCATCACTTTTAGGATTTATGTAATTTATTTTGTTAAGATCACTTTTAGGATTTATGTAATTCATCTTACCAAGATCATTGGTATTATATAATTCTCTAAGAGAATTAATAGAACATTTATTGTTGACGCATAATAGAAAATTTCCGTCCGATTCCAAATAATTGATATTTTTAATTTTGTTACCGAACATTGAGCCAACAATTGATAAAGAAATATTAGTACTTATGTCTTTGTCGTTAACATCGATTTTATTTATTATATCGAACGCATAATCTATATATTTTTTGTTTGCATTGGAATATGGTATGATTAAAAATTGGGAATTAATTATTTGATTTAAATTCATTTTTTTTGCAATTTGTTGATACGAATCAGATGCTAATTCTTCTGTAATCATATCAGAATAGATATCAATATTGGTAGGATCTAACATAGGTTTAATATGATTTTTCCCCGTATCAATATAATATCCGATACCTGTGTCCACACATATAGTATTTTGTTTATTGTCCATAAATTTTTTAATAATTAAAAGTTTTAAAGAATTGGATATTAATGATGCTGGGATTTCCATTAGATGCGCTCCATATTTATTAATTAGATAATCGTACATTTGCGTATTTAATGGATTTGGAATTTCTGGCGAATTTGTTTTAGTTGTGTAAATATACAATGATAAATCAAAAAATTTTGAGAAAGAATTAATTGTTAATTCGTCCAAAAAAAATTCTAGTCGTGTATCATCAAAAATTTTTTTGGGAAATTTAAAAAAAACCAAATTCCATTTAGTTTTTAACGACTTTGGTGGTTGTTCCACTATACTTTTTTTAATAGAATAACGATTAGCTATGCTCATTAATTAAAACTAATATAATTTAAATTAATAAAGGAACCTTATTATCGCATAACATTAGTGCACCATAATATGAAACAACAGTCCACTTGTTTTGTGACCATATCAAAAAAATGCTTGCGTCCCTGTGTAACAATACTATACCATTAATCATTTTGCCCAATGAATTGAATAAAACGTTGGGATCAGATACTACTAAGGTATGACAACCATTGAATCCAATAAAATATATTTTTTTATTTGTGTATGCACACAGAGCTGGTTGTAATTTCAGTATTTGTGAAAAATCTACATATTTGACAATAAATGCACTTGATAAATATGTGTCACCGAATATTGAAACAATTCTACCATTTGAATCATATATTACTAGCGGTCTTCTTTCAGGCAAAGTAGAATATGTACCGGTTAAAATTATATTTTTGTCCATATCAGTTTTAACACTTAAACCACTATCCACACCTGTTTGTTTAGCGGCCCATAATATTTTTCCAAGAAAATTATATTTAATGACAAAAGATGAATTATTATTAGGGCTAGTTAGCGTAACATTGGAAAAACTATCGGGATCGAAAATTGTAATCTTTCCTAATCCATAATGTCCTGCTACCAATATATTACGTTCATGGTCAGTAGCAACACTTTGACAATCAACCCAACTATTACCTGATATTCGTGATGCCCATAAAATTGTTCCACAATGATCATATTTTGATATAAACATACTATTTCTTCCATTACCAACAAGTTCCAATAATGGTAAACTATTATTAGAACTACTATAGAATGTCGTTATTTGTGATGCATAAGTTCCAGTAATAATGATATCGTTTGAATTATCAACAGCAAGCAAAATTTTATTATTTTCCAAAGGCAAATTTGCTTCTAATGATTTCACAACCGAGTCTATTCTTGTTGCCCATATAGCAATACCCATTTTTGAATATAATACAATAAAAGCGTTAGTATTCCCATTTGGATTTTCTAAAAGTAAATCTGATCTAACATTCCCATTAGGGGCGTTAAACAATGATAAAGATGACGCCTGATACCAACCAGATACGACAATTTTTTCATCGTTTAGAATACCAACCGCATTTGAAATATTTGATACGAAATTCGAAGTTGTGGCAAAATCAGTCATTCTCGTTGTCCATTGAATATAACCATTGAAATTATATTTAGAAATAAACACATCATTGCCTTGACTTATTGGTAAAAATGCACCAATAATATTATCCGGATTATAAAAAGTTACACATGTGCCATTATAATAGCCAGTAATAATAATATTATTGGTAATATCTATCGCAATATCGGTAGCGATAATACTTGCCGTAGATACTATTATATTAGCCCATAATGTACTACCTTTAGCATCATATTTGGCAATAAATGTACCAATTCCTATTGACGGTGGTAGTACAGCTACTAATTCGCTACTAGAATTATAGATTTCTAACTTTTCCTCGTAAGTACCAATAATTACAATGTTATTAAACGCATCAGTTGTAACTTTAATTGGTGCACTGTTCGATATTCCTGATATTTTTGCAACCCAACATATATATCCATATTTATTATATTTTGCGATGAATGCCTGATAATTTCCATTTGCATTTATTGTCAAACCAATAGTATCGTCAATATTATAAAAATTAGCTGTTGCACCCATTATTGTTTTTGTCGCTGCATCACCATGATAAATACCTACGATAATAATATTATCATCTGAATCGACAGTATTAGCAGTAGAATGAACCGAACTTGTCCCTGATATTTTACTTTCCCACATAATAGTTGAATTACGATAACTAGATTGATGACATTGACTTATAAATGTAGTATTTGCTAATGGACAAATATTTCCATATGCTGCATATATTGTTTCACTTGTCATTTTATTATTATTAACAATTAATAATATTTAAATTATTAATTGTTTACAATATTTGAATCAACGTCAATTATTACTTGTGTCTCGGATGTAAATGATTCGTTCATAGGATCACATAATTGACATTGTAATGGTTGTAAAATATTATCAAGTTCTGTATTCTGTGCATATACTATATTGTCATTTTTTTGTTCAAAAATAGGTATTTGTTGAAAAAAATTTGATTCAACAACAAATTCTTGGACTGGCCGCGAATTTGATTCAACAACAAATTCTTGGACTGGTTGTAAATTTGACTCAACAACAAATTCTTGGACTGGTTGTAAATTTGACTCAACGACAAATTCTTGTACTGGTTGTAAATTTGACTCAACAACAAATTCTTGGACTGGTTGTAAATTTGACTCAACGACAAATTCTTGGATGGGTTGAGAATTTGGATCAATAACAAATTGTGGATGTGGACAATAAAATTGATTTTCATGTAATGTTTCATCCAATTCTGAAAAGGACGTATTCTGTTCTGCACTACATTCTGAACATCCGTTACATTCTGAACATCCGTTACATTCTGAACAGGCACCATTTTCTGAATTATTACATTCACTATCTTCATGCATGTTACATTCACTATCTTCATGCATGTTACAAGTACTACAATTATCATTTTCAGGTTGGTTATAATTTTCTATGTAATCATTATTATTACCATCTGAAAAATTTTCTCCATACTTATCAAAATTAATATTTGCTACTAGATCTTGTTGGTAATTTTCATATGGATATATATCTTGATCATTAACCTGGTTATTATATGAACCATAATAGTATTGTGATGGTTGTTGATTTACTGTACCATAAGAATTGTGTGAATTAAAATTATCATTATTACATAATTTTATTTCAATAGTTTCATTTTTGTCATATAGCTCTTGTTCATAACAAATTTCTTTTTTGTTATTACATGAACTGGCTTCATAGCACAATTTAGGCTTGCAACAATTTTCATTGCATTGACAGCAATTTTCTTTTATTTCACACAATTTACCATCGGATTGACAACAACATTTATCACTAGATTGACAACAACATTTATCACTAGATTGACAACAACATTTATCACTAGATTGACAACAACATTTATCATTAGGTTGACAACAACATTTGTCTTTTTCACAGTTAGCATTTTTATAACATATCGAAGGCTGGTAACAGGGATCTTTTTTCTCACAACAAACATTTTTTGGTTCACAACATAACGGTTTTTCATTATGTTGCTTGATTATTGACAGTAAATTTTTTATGATGCTGTCATTGTTTTTTTTTTTATCTAGTTTTTTTTTTTTGTTTTTTTTTTGGCAACATTCACTTTCGCAAGGACAACCGTCCGAACTACATTCTGAATTTTCCGGTTCATTAGAGCATAGAGAAGAATCAGATTCATAACCACTAGATGATTCACTGGAAGATTTTTCACATTCAGTACAACAAGCTTCTGATGGATTATTTAGGCAAGCGTTACCTTCTTTTTTGAAATGATTTTTTTTTTTGTCATGTCTGTGTTTTTTACAGGGTTTATTAGGTTTACACATATTACAGGCGCCAGGAGGAAATTGTCCATAAGCACCAGATGGAAATTGACCACAAGCGCCAGGTGGAAATTGGCCACAAGCGCCAGGTGGAAATTGACCACAAGCATCAGATGGAAATGGTCCACAACCACCGGATTGAATATCACATGGACCACAAGGATCACATGGTCCAGGTGGAAAACCGCCTCCACAACCATTTTCGAAAAAATAAGAATTTTCATAGGATCCGTAAGGGTAATATCCTTGTGGCATGAATCCGTTGTAGTATGGGTTATCATATGGACCATTGGGAATTCCACAAGGACCATTAGCAATTCCGCAAGGACCATTAGCAATTCCACAAGGGCCATTAGCAATTCCACAAGGGCCATTAGCAATTCCGCAAGGGCCATTGGAAAATGGTTGAGCATATGGATCGATTGGAAGTGCATATGGATCAACTGCAAGTGCATATGGATTGTTTAGTACACGATTATCTTTAACCACTATTTTTTCTATTTCATTCAATCTACTTTCATAATTATTTAAACTATTAATATGTTCTGCTAATGCGACATTAATATCGGCTATTTCCCCCTCCAAACTTGTTACTCGTTGGGCAAGTGTAGGATTTGCAATATTGGAAGTTCTAAATTTAGAACCTTTTGGTATCCTTCTAATTACATAACCTTCAGATTCAACATCATAATCGTCCGGAGCATTAGAAGGAATATATGAATCTGCGATGCGGCGCACACGTCTAATATTACGACTCATTTATATCTATAGATTAGAGATAAATTTTTAGTACATGATCAACCACGCCAAAAAGTTCATTTGAACGATAAATTACTAAAATCAAACATTTACAATTCTTTTAATTTTTATTGTCCGGGATTCTATTTGATTAGTATTCCTAATTTCATTTATATTTTTTTCAGTTGGTTTGACGTCTGATGACGATTTATTTGTTATTGACGGTATTTTCGATATAGGTACCTTTACCTTAATAGTGGTTTTTGGTGCCAATATATTTGATGCAGTATTGTCGACATTAATTATATTTGATGATTTAGTTGTAGTATTGCCGGTTTTAATTGAATTTGACGTTTTGGTTGTAGTGCCGGATTTGGAATTTATTAAATTATTTTGGGTAACTGAATTTTTACCCATGTTTTTTATTGAATTTTGATCTGTGTTTCTAGCAATTGATTTAGCTTGAGCAATTAATTTAGTTTGGACGATTTTTTTATTCTGGGAATTATTTTGTGGTGTACTAGATTTTATAATTTTTTTAGGAATTTTATTTGTGTTGTTATTAGAGAAATCATAAATTTCATCAGTTAAAACATTAGCAATGACTGATTTTAGATCAATATCTTCATTATTTCCACTTTGTATTTTGTCAACAGGTAATTCGTCTTTACTTATGATTCCTTCATCCACAAAATTTTCTAAAACTCTATCACATAATTTAAGTCCATCTTCCGCTTCTTTCTGTTTTTTCTTATAAAAATCTATATAATCCTGTTTGCTTTCATCGAAAGTATTTTGTTCAAATGCTAAATTTTTAATAAATGTTTCTTTGTAATCGAATTTTTTTTTGTGTTTATCATAATTTTCTATATCGAATTCTATTTTAAGTTCATCGTTAATTTTTTCTTTTTCATTTTCTTTATTTTCAAGTTCGGCGGTAAATATATCGAGATCATCATCACCACCTGTGCCCCTTTTAACTTTATGCACAATTAAATCATCTTCCCTAATGTCTGAAACTTTTTTATTGACGATTTTGTCTTTAATAATATTTTTGTATGGCGCATTAGTAATTTCGATACCAACATTACCTTGTTCAGCTTCTTTTTGTACATTTTTCCTGACCTTATAATTATTTTCAACATCCCTATTATTATTACCGTTTTTTTTGATTATTTGTGGTTTTAACATATCTTTAATGATATCGATATTTTTTTTCGCTTTAGTTGATCCATTTACGGGATTTTGTGAATTTTGTAAACTTGAATGAAAATTAGTTGTTTGCATTTGATTGGTTTGCATCTGTTGCTGATAAACCGGAATATTTTGTTGTATAGTTTTGTGTTGCTGAACGTAATTATTCAAATTATTCATAACATGAACATTATTATTTATTAAATGATTATTTTGGAAAGGGATAATGTTCGGATTTTGTATCATGTACCCGTTGAAATGATTTAATAACGGATTTTGATTTGCTATATTTTGATACATTGATTATTATATCTTCTTTATTGGTATTTTTTATTATTATTTCAGCGAACACATTTAACAATCGTCATCGTTATAAAGTAATCGAAACAATCAAATAAAATTTAATAATTATAATTTTATAAAAAAACAACAAAACATAAAAAGGAATAATAATAATATAATAACAATGGATAATAAATTAATAGATTTTTATAAAATTCTAAATATCGATAAAAATGCAACAAAAAAAGAAATAAAATCCGCCTACAGGAAATTAATATTGATTTATCATCCAGACAAAAATAAAAATATCGATTCCTCAGAAATGTTTAATAAAATACACATGGCCTATGAAATTTTAATTGATGAAAAGAAAAGAGAAAAGTATGATTCTTTTGATAATATTAATAATAGTCCAATTGTCAAAAATATTTTTGTTTATTATTATGAATTGGTAATTGAAAAATGCCATCAATGTAAAATAAGTGAAGAAGACAAAGAAATAATTATTGGTTTATTTAACCCTGAAGATTTTGAAGAAGAAATAAAGGCCCGTAACATAAACATAATATATCAAAAAATTTTTTCTATAATTTTTCCTCTAATTCTCAGAAATGTAGTAATAAATATATGCAAAGAATATTCTATTAGCGAATCGGAAACAACAGAAATAATTGCTTTGGTTAATTTTGACGACTATAAAATTGAATTAAAAAATGGCGATTTTAATTCAATCTATCAAAAAATTATTGACAAAATAATTGCACATCTGCCGAAATTTCTCATTAAAAGAGCAACCCAAGATAATTCATTTTTTGCTTCAACATTAAATTTATTATTATTGTGGTTCGGTTAACAATTGAATATTTTGACAGAATTGAAATTTATGATCGATGAAATTAATTGCTATATTCCGACAATTTATTAGAGTACTCTAAATAAAAATATTTTACCTAACACATCTAATATATTTCGATAATTTAACAAAATTATTAAAAAACAATTTTATTAAATTTTAATTATAAATTATTTTTTGATGACGGGGCATTTTCATTATATAATTTTTTCAGCCATGACTGTAAATTATAATAATCAATGACATCATTCTCTTCCATTTTAAAAATTTCTATCAGTTTTTTATTTGCACTTATTTTTTTGGTTTTAGTATCACATAATTTATTATCTATAAAGTATTGGTGCATTAATTTTATTACTTGAGAACGTGGCATTGAATCAGAATCTATTTTTAATAATTTTTTTAAAGGTAGTGGTATTGGTTCTGAATTAAAAATAAGCTGCCTTTCGAATTTTGCTTTATTTGTTCCGTTATCCGTTTTGGAAAATTTTCCATGGATCGTCATTAATTCATCAAGGTCATGCATTAATTTTTTTTGTTGAATATAATTTTCTTTTAAAGCATTTCTAATTTTTTCGATTTGTTTTTCAATAGTATCTATGGATTTTGTGTTTGATATACTATCTGAAAGAGGTTGGGGTTTTTCAAATATTTCGTCATCTGAATCCTGCATTTCTAATATTATTTTTCTTTTCGATAGTTTTTTATTCGGAACAGATTTCTTGTTTTTACTGCTGATTTTGGTGTTAGATTTGGAACATTTATATGCATTTTTAGTATTTTTAGACATTGTGTCATAAACAATATACTAATTACTTTTTTATGTATGTTTTATAACTTTTATTACATGGAAATACATGCGGAAAGAAATCTTGTTATAAATTTGATGAAATGTCATAAATTTTTGTTTATTCAATATAAAAATCTATTGTACTTAACTAATCATATTAAAAATGAATTTGAATAAATCCGAAGATTTTAAATCATATACGGACGAAAAATTTACGTCAAAAGAAAAAGATATATTGGAGAAAAATAAAAAATTCTTTTCAGCCGATCAAAAATATATTCAGGAAATGCTTGACATTATAGATGGTAAATCTGATATTTCTATCCGTGTTCTTGACTGGTTTGTTGCTAACTATTCGAAAAAGAAGAATACCGCATATAAAATAAAAATCAATGGTGTAGACAATATATTTAATGTGAATATCGAATACAAAAATCAATTGAATGGTTATTCTAAACAATATTTTGATCCTTTTTGTAGAAAGAAAAAAATTATATACAGTTATAAAAATAAAAATTGGGGATCAGAAATTAATTTTGTTTCATCAATTGGACAACTTAATTTTTTTCAATGGGCTATCCGTAATAAGGTAATAAAATATGTGCAAATGCACTTAAAAGAAATCGAAAATGACATGAAAGAAACTTCTAAGCTTAATAAAGAAAAAAAATTAGCAGCTTTATCAAATGCATTAGACGATTCGGATAGTGATACTGATATTATTAGAAATGATGAGGCAGATCCTGTAATATGTTCGTCTGACAAAATTAACAGTGTACATATTAGTCCTGCTAAAAAATCATCAAATTGTAGATCATCAAATAGCAAATCCTCCAATAGCAAATCGGACTCTGAAAATAGTCGAAGTAAGAGACAACAATTATCAAAATCAGTTTATGATCACGGGATTAAAAAATCAAATATACCTATTAAATTAGATTTTGATTAATAATTTTATTAAAAAAAAGTTTTTGTGAAAAAATTATCATATTTTTTTCATAAAAAACAGAATAATGTCACTTAATAATTAATCCATGTCTAAATCGTCTTCATTTATTTCATCTTCATTTGATGATGGACTGTAATCATTTATTAATTGCTGCACCATATTTTTTCCACTATAACCATTTGAATTATCATCAGACAGATCAGATAAATTGTTCTGGTATTTGTTATTATATTTAATATTTTTAAATGGATTAACGGCATCTTTATTTATTTTTGTATGTGCATTTCTAGTATTGTTAATGATATTTTGATGGATTTTATCTGTTCGTTTTGTTTCTTTATTTATTTGTTTATCATTTGTTGTAAAAGTGATAGGTTTTTGGGGTTTTTGTATTTTCTTATTCGGTTGTTGTTGAATATTTTGTTTTGGAGTTGGTCTTGTTTTTTGTTCAGTCGCCAATAGTGAAATAATATTATTTTCATTGTCGTCTATATCTGATTCACATTTATCAGAATCATCAAAAACATATTCACTATGTATTTTTTCTATGAATGGTTTAACCATAATCTTCTGTACAATGGCTGCAAGACCACAATTATTTTCAGTAATCCATAAATAAGCAATTTCTACTATTAATTTTATACAGTCTTTCTCTTTTAAATTAATTGGATCAAAGAGTTTTTTATCTTCACCAATAAATATATTTGTCTTAAGATCAATTGGCCATTTAATATATATTCTATCACTATTATTTTCATCCTCTCTTATTAATGACTTGATATTAACATCATTTTGGGTGAACCAAGTTACGTTATTAACAATAAGATTGGAAATATGAGTTTCCAAATTGTCCATGAATTGATACCATTGCCCAATTTTTGGTTTGGTATCACCTTTAAATAAGGTATCTAAATGATATATAGTTGGATACTGCGTTTTTCTAAGAGATCCAATAACTTCCAAAAATGGTGTTTGAAAAACAAGAGGTTTGCCATTTATACTGATGGGAACTGTTTTATTTGTTTTTTTTGTCCCTATCATAATGTTATTCATGTCAATATCTGATATTCTCAATGCTTTGATAATATCTGTTGATGTCATTATAATATACCTATTCTATACATATCTTTTAGTCGTTTCAAACGTACATTTGAAAAATATTATATATTTATGGTATTAATAAAATATGTATAAATGTATTTATACATATTTTGTTAATGTGAAAACATTTAATTCACTAGTTAACTTTCCTATTATCTTGATTTTGAAGATGATTTTCCTTTAGAAACCTTTTTCTTGGGAGTTATTTCCTCATCTTCTTCTTCTTCATCTACAACTTTCTTGGAGTTTTTACTTTTACTCTTGGATGAACTTTCTTTTGCCTTCTTTGATCCTTTGCTCGATTTTACTTCAACTTCAGCTTCATCATCATCCTCAACTTCTCCATCTTCAACTTCGTCCTCCTCATCCTCTGGCTCTTTTTTAGCATTTTTCCCTTTGCTTTTCTTGGAAGATTCTTCTTTTGTTTTTGATTTGGAACTCTTGGTAGCTTTAGCACTGTGTTCTTCTTCACTTTCATTATCTTCATCACTTTCAGGTTTTGGTTTAGGCTTTGTCTTTGAACCTTTTACGGCTTTGACCTCTTTTTCTTCTTCACTCTTATCACCGTCACTATCACTATCAAATTTTGGTTTGGATTTTGGTTTGGATTTTGATTTCTTCTCCGATGAATTGTTCGTTTCATCTTCTTCATTATCTTCATCGTCAGAACTGAATTCGATATGATCAGGATTAATTCCTCTGCTAACCGATGGAGTATATTCAATTGCCATAACTTTAATTCCAACACCATACATATACATTCCTCCAGTTTGAGTTTTGTTTGCCCATACCTTATTAAAATAGAAAACAACACGAAGTTCTGACAAAAATCTTATTTCATTAGCAATTTCTGTAATTGTTTTTGCTGATACAGGAATCTTTTTCTTTCCATCCAGTTTTGTTATTTTTGTTCGATTTATTCTGCCTGAATCGGTTGGAATAATATTGAATTTCATTTTGATGAAATCTAATACCGGATATTTTTTTCCGTCAGCTTTTTTATTACCTTTAGCATCCTTTTTGTTTTTACTATTTTTTGTTTTGCCTTCGTCTTCAGATCCGGATTCTTCTTCTGAATCTTCATCATCGGCTGATTGAGGAGTTCTAATACATTTTTGGTATTGATATTTTTTGTATTTTTTAGTACCAAATAATTTCTTTCTAAATTCTTCTGATGCAAAATGTTCATCAACCTTCTCAAATAATTCACGAAGCTCATTACATGCAGGAAATTCTGGATCTAATGGTAATTTAATAAATTCCCTTTTATCATCTGTTTCATAATATTTATATTTATCATCTGGTTTACTAAGTCTAGGAATACCATGACCTGTTAGTTTAAATTTTCCACTTTGAACCAATATTTTAGTTTCAGCCTTCAAATTTGGATCAAGATAATTAATATATGCCAATGGTTGTGCTCCCTCATCTTTAAGTTCTGATACTACGAAATTTTTTAAATTAATATCTTTACATTTATAAATGGTCGTTTTTCTATTGGATGACGATTTTTCTGAATTAAATGGTGAATCATTTTTAGATGTCTTTCCAGCTTTGCTCATTGTTAATAGTTGATAAATTGAAGAATCGTTTGCTTTTTAAATATATCTTTTTTTTTTCAATTTTTTTTGATTATTTATTCTTTAAATAGTTTTATTCCGAACTATCTATAATTTATTAAAAAAATTGATTTTTTAATTAGTTTATTAATTAAAGTTAAGTGATATACATAATTAATAATTTTTTGGTAATGTCCGGTCTACACAAATCATCAAATCAAAAAAGTAGGAATAATAAATGTCCAAACAAAAACCTGAAAGAAAATAATACTACTAATCATTCATTAAAGAAACCCAGAAAAATATGTGCAGCAATATGTAATCCCGACGAACCACAGTTTAGATGCTTAATGAAAACTAAAGGAAACGAAAAATATTGTTCGATGCACATATTACAAAAAAATGTAATGGATTACAATTATGTCGATGATGATATTTTTGATTTAGATCAAAAAAATTTAGAACCAGATAAAATCATAACAAATGAACTAATAACAAAAATTTCGGTTAATAATTTAAAAGTGTCACCAATAGAAAAAAAAAATGAAATTATATCACCATTAGTAAAATCTACTATAATGCATGAACAAAAAGTTAGTACAGTTAAAAAATCATTTGAAGAAAATGAGGACGATTTAGAAATAAAATTATTAATTCTTGTTAATGATGAATATTCAGAATTAATTTCCGTTTTAATTGGCCCGGTATTCGATGATATAACATTATCAGAAGATGAACAAGATCCGGTAACATATGATGAATTTTGGACAATTAAAAACGATGTTCGTGTTCCCGGCGCGATTAGTAAATATTATCTTTTTTCATATATCGATTCACAAAATAAAATCAGATGTTTAACTGTATTTACAATGTATAGTATGATAAATGAAAAAAATTATGTGCACCCTATTACTATGGAAGAGATACCTCACAAAGACGTTAAACGCGCCAAAAAATTAATTAATTTATATCAGTCAAAACTTGGTCTATTCAAAATAGACGAATCAAATCTGTCAGCTGAATTCAAACTAAAAAATAGACTTGTAAAGCTATTTAAACAGTTTCATGTTCATAGCATATTTTTTGAAGAAAATTGGTTATTGCAAATTAATGATAAAAGCAAATTGTATAGAATTATAAGAGAAACAGAAAAGTTAATATCAAATAACATCAAATCAATCAATCCCAATTTACATAATTTTAAAATCTTCCAGAAAAAAGATTTATCTAAGCTACAAAAAAATAATAAACTTACAGCACAAAAAATTGATGGACAAGACGAAATTTGTCAGCTCCATGAATATATTGTTGAAGAATGGGAGAAATTAGTAGCGGCAGCTGATACACCACTAAATCAACTTCCCGCATGGATACTGGCATCTGGACTTTCCTTCGTTGTACCTGAAGTCAAACAAAAATTTCCAAACTTAGAAATTTAGAAATTATGCCATGAAAATCCGAACATAAGTGTTAAATAAATCAAAAAAAATTTTTTTTTGATTTATTTTGAAATTCACAATTTTTAAATTTCAATTATCGTATATCTATTTGTGATTTTGTCTTTTTTGTCATCCATATATTCTTTGTAAGCCTTTTTAAGGTCTGCTTTAGCACATAAATAGATTCCAGTATCAATTAAGCATATTTGATCAATATCTATTCTCACCATTGATAGGCCCACTGAGTAATTAAATTTATTATTAAAATTACCATCTTTCATTTCCCAAATTTTATTAAAACAAAAGGTGAAATTTGCAGTCGTTGAATATTTAACATATTTTGTTAGTTCTGTTACAGATTTAACAATTATTTCTTTATTATTTATATTTATTGGCAAATTCATCATACGATCACGATCAGAAATATAAATTGGAAATTTTATTTTAAAAAATGTTTTTTTAATATTTTTATTTGGACCATAATATTTGTTCTTAATTATCGACAAATATTCATATTCTGAATGTCTACGGCCGAATAATTTTTTTTTAACGGCTATCGAACCAAAATAATTATCCGCTAATTCCAACATTTTTTCAAGTTTTAAACATTCAGTTTGGTTTGGGTCTAATGGAAAATTAATGAATTCTCTTTGTGTATCATTTACACAATATCCAAGACATTCATCAGAATTATTTAGTCTTGGTATACCATTAGATGTTATTTTTATTTGTTCTGTTTTAATGGCTAATTTTTTTCTATCAGTCGTGTTGATAAATGCGGTTGGTTGAAAGTATTTTGATTTGTTTTTAGATAATCGTAATTTGGAAAAATCATTAAAATCTGAAGTATAAATATCATATCGATCGCTCATTATTACAATAATTTAATAATATTGTAATGGCTATTATTAATTATGCCATTATTTCTTCAAATTTTTTAAAGTACATTTGATGATATTTTTATATACTGTCAATGTAAATACCAAATCATAAAACAAAAGGTGGTTGTAGTGGATTATTTGGAGATGTACTTGGCGGTGTATTTGGAGCGTCCAACATATCACATTGTAATTGACCATTGTTATTCATGATATTACATTTGCTAGCACATGAATTAATATTAATTCTTGTTGGAATATAGTCCCCCTGAATATTTTTACATCGTGCATACAAGACATCATTATATGCATCATAAAAATCATTTGTGCATGTTTGACTCCATGAACCTTTTGGATAGGGACAGGTCTTGGTGACAGCTGGCGAATATTTTCCACATTGAAGTTGACCATTATTGTTGTAAACTTCACAATTTACGGATGAACAAGTATTTATATCGATGGTTGAATGAACATAATCCTTATTGATAGTTTGGCATTTTGCGCTTAATATACCCGTTGTAACATTTAATATATCATTTTTACATGTATCTTTCCAATCGCCCTTTGGAAAGTGACATTTTTGTGTTGATTCTGTGCATTGTAATTTGCCATTATTATTATATATATTGCATCCACTAGGCTCGCATGTTTTAATATTAATACGCGACTGAACATAATGTCCATCAGTCGTTAAACAATCTGCCTTTAACATGTTTTTACCAATATATTGCGGATTAATGCATGTTTGATTCCATGAACCATTGACATTGTTTTTATTACATGATTGTTCTTGGTTAATCAATCCACATTGTAATTGTCCATTATTATTATGCACGACGCATCCGTCTGCCTCACAAGAATTTAATTTGATAGATGTAGGGGTATACGTACCTTCATTATTTTTACATTCAGCATTTAATACTGTTCCATTTTGACTAAAATATTGATTATCACATGTTAGTTTCCATGGACCCGATGGTAATTTATTGTTAACACATGAACGTAAATTATCCATATGTTCCGCAATGATTGATTCATTATTGCTCATCAACAAAACCAATACAAAAATTATAATTAAAATAATAATAATTAGACCACAACTTCTCATTATATTATATATGTTCAAAAATTAATTTTTAATGACCAAATATTATCTTAAAGTCTTCTATTAATCCATTTCCAAATCTCGCTAATCTATATCTTTATACGCTACCACTAATTCTTTTATTTTTCTTTCTATCGCTAATGTTATTATTTTTCTTAGTTCCTTTCTATTTAAGTTTAATCCGTTCAATATTAGCTGCATATATACCTATTTAAATTCTATTCGTTCATCAAATAAATTAAAACAATAATATCTAAAATTGTTTGATATGGTATTATCAAACGGTCGTTCAAACATCGCCGACTTAATATCTAAAATATTCGGTTTACAAAATAGAAAATTGATTTTTTATTATTTATAAAATGCTTAAACGTTTAATTGTAATAAATAAAAAATGTCAAATATCAACATTATAGCAAAATGTGGTAAGGTATTATCGGTTAATATTGATAATCCTATTTTAAATTCGGGATATTTTGGATTAATCAATAAAAATATTTCTACCAATTTGGATTTTGAATTGCTTGAGTTAATATTTACAGATGATTCAAATATATCTCTTAATAAATTAATTGAATATATACCAATCATAAGCTCTTTTTCTTTGACAGATAAAGCAAAACAGTTATATTTGAAATTATTTCATTTAATAAATAAAAATAATCATGAATTGGTCGATGAATTAATGGATGATATAATAATTTATTTTACTATGGAAGAAATTAACCAAATGCCAGACCTAATAGCTTGCAAATTTATTCTAAGAATAAATTGCGTGGACATTAATAAAATTTTTATTAACGTTTCTAAATTGGGATACATTAAGACCATTGAAGCAATTATTGATAAAGGAGCGGATATTCATGCCGATAATGATAATGCAATTAGAATGGCATCAAAAAATGGTCATTTAGAAGTCGTTAATTTTTTGTTTGATAAAGGGGCTGATATTCATGCCGATAATGATAATGCAATTAGAATGGCATCAAAAAATGGTCATTTAGAAGTCGTTAATTTTTTGTTTGATAAAGGGGCTGATATTCATAGTAGCAATGAATGTGCAATTAAAATGGCGTCAGGATATGACCATTTGGATGTTGTCAAATTTTTATTTAATAATGGAGCTGATATTCATGCTGGTAATGAATGTGCAATTAGAATGGCATCAGAATATGGCCATTTGAATGTTGTTAAATTTTTGTTTGATAATGGAGCTGATATTCATGCTGATGATGGATGTGCAATTAGAATGGCATCAAAAAATGGTCATTTGGACGTCGTGAAATTTTTATTTGATAATGGTGCTGATATTCATAGTGGCAATGAGTGTGCAATTAGAATGGCGTCAGAATATGGCCATTTAGACGTTGTTAAATTTTTGTTTGATAAAGGTGTGGATATTCATGCTGACAATGAATGTGCAATTAGAATGGCATCAAAAAATGGTCATTTGGACGTTGTCAAATTTTTATTTGATAATGGAGCTGATATTCATGTAAAAAAAGGCAAAACAATCGCAATGGCATCAAAAAGTGGTAATTTGGAACTTGTTAAATTTTTGTTCAGTAATGGGCTTAATGATTATATTTATAAAGCGATTACATGGGCTTCAATGGGGGGTCATTTAGAAATTGTCAAATTTTTGTTCGATAATCTAGGCCATAATCATAAGAATAATGATTACGCATTCATACTTGCATCAAAAAATGGTCATTTAGAAGTTGTTAAATTCTTGTCCAATAAAGTCGCTTATATCATCTTTATAATTAATATTGCAATTCGAGGAGCATCGGAATATGGTCATTTAGATATTGTTAAATTTCTATTTGATAAAGGAGCAGATATTCATGAAGGCAATGATTATGCGATTCGGTCGGCATCAGCGAATGGTCATTTAGAAGTTATTAAATTTTTATTTGATAAAGGGGCAGATATTCATGCTAATGATGATTATGCGAATAGTTGGGCATCAGCAAATGGTCATTTAGAAATTGTGAAATTTTTATTTGATAAAGGGGCCGATATTCATGCCGAATATGATTGTGCAATTAGGTTGGCATCAGCAAATGGTCATTTGGAAGTCGTTAAATTTTTATTTGATAAAGGAGCAGACATTCATGCCTTTAACGATTATGCAATTAGATTTGCATCAAGAAATGGTCATTCAGAAGTTGTTAAATTTTTGTTCGATAACGGTGCTGATATTCATGCTGACAATGAATTTGCAATTAGAACAGCATCAAAAAATGGTCACTTGCAAGTTGTTAAATTTTTATTTGATAAAGGAGCGGACATTCATGCCAAAAATGAATATGCAATTAAATGGGCATCAGATAATGGTCATTATGAAGTGGTTAACTTTCTCAAAAAATTGATTTAATTTTGTTATGAGTAACTATTTACTTATAACAAAATAAAAAATGTCAACTAATGTCATATCAAAATGCGGTAAGGTATTAACAGTTAATATTGATAATCCTATTTTAAATTCGGGATATTTTGGATTAATCAATAAAAATATTTCTACCGATTTGGATTCTGAATTGCTTGAGTTAATATTTACAGATGATCCAAATGTATCCCTTAATAAATTAATTGCATATATACCAATCATAAGCTCATTTTCTTTGACAGATAAAGCAAAACAATTGTATTTGAAATTATTTTATTTATTGGATGAAAATAATTATGAATTAGTTAATGAATTAATGGATGATATAATAGTTTATTTTACTGTGGAAGAAATTAACCAAATGCCAGACCTAATAGCTTGCAAATTTATTTTAAGAATAATAAATTGCGTAGACATTAATGAAATTTTTATTGATGTTGCTAAATTAGGATACATTAAAACCATTGAAGCACTTATTGATAAAGGAGCTGATATTCATGTTGATAATGATAATGCCATTAAAAAAGCATCAAAAAATGGTCATTTAGAAGTTGTGAAGTTTTTATTTGATAAAGGTGCTAATATTCACATTGATGATGAATATGCGATTAGAATGGCATCGCGAAACGGTCATCTGGATGTTGTGAAATTTTTGTTTGGTAAAGGTGCTGATATTCATGTTTATGTTGAATGTGTGATAAGATGGGCGTCAAGAAACGGTCATTTGGATGTTGTGAAATTTTTGTTTAGTGAAGGTGCTGATATCCATGCCAATAATGATGATGCGATTATATCGGCATCAGAAAATGGTCATTTGGAAGTTGTCAAATTCTTGTTTGGTAATGGAGCTGATATTCATGCCAATAATGAATATGCGATTAGATTGGCATCGCGAAATGGTCATTTAGCGGTTGTCAAATTTTTGTTTGATAATGGAGCTAATATTCATGCCGATAATGAATGTGCAATTAAATTGGCATCACAAAATGGTCATTTAGAAGTCGTTAAATTTTTATTTGATATGCGAGCTGATATTTATTCTAATAATGATAACGTGATAGTATGGGCATCAAGATATGGCCGTTTAGAAATTGTCAAATTTTTATTTGATAATAGGGTTAATAATTATCATCATATTTATAGAACGATTAGATTTAATAACAGAGTCAATAATCATGATTATATTTATGAAGCGATTAGATGGGCATCAATAATGGGTCAATTGGAGATTATCAAATTTTTATTTGATAATGTAGCCTATAATTATGAAAATAATAATCGTGCGATTACTTTGGCATCAGAAAGTGGTCATTTAGAAATTGTTAAATTCTTGTTCAATAAAGTTGCTTATACCATCACTGTAATTAATCAGGTAATTAAAGAGGCATCACGACTTGGGCATTTAGAAATTGTTAAATTCTTGTTTGATAAAGGTGCTGATATTCATAACAACAATGATTATGCGATTAGGTGGGCACTTAAAAATGGTCATTTAGAAGTTGTTAATTTTTTACTTGATAAAGGGGCAGGCGTTCATGCCGGAGTTGATTATGTAATTAGACGGGCGTCAAAAAAAGGTCATTTAGAAATTGTTAAAAATTTATTTGATAAAGGAGCGGATATTCATGTTATCGATGATTATGCGATTAGACGAGCATCAGAAAATGGTCACCTGCAAGTTGTTAAATTTTTATTTAGTAAAGGAGCAGATATTCATGCCAGAAATGAATATGCAATTACATGTGCATCGCGAAATGGTCATTTAGAAGTTGTTAAATTTTTATTTAGTAAAGGGGCTGATATTCATGCCGATGATGATCTTGCAATTACATGTGCATCGCTAAATGGTCATTTAGAAGTTGTTAAATTTTTATTTAATAATGGTGCTGATATTCATGCTAGAAATGATCATGGAATTAGGGCGGCTCTTATTTATGGTCATTCTGAAGTGGTCAATTTTTTCAAAAAAATGATTTAATTTTATTACGAGTAACTATTTATTTATAATAAAACAGCAATTAAAATGGCGGCAAAAATAATCACTTTGAATTGTTAATCGTTTATTTGAGAAGATGATATTATTTGTACACTAAATAATTTTATTATGATTAAATTTTTAATCATAGTAAAATAAAAAATATTAATTATCAACGTTTTTTCGTTTTTATTTTTTAATACTTTATTGTTTTAATTTTTTCTTTCGAATTAAGTCGCTAAGTGCCGTTTTCTTTTTGGTAATAGTTTGTTCAATTGCTTCTTCTTTCGGTGCTAATGTTCGTTTGACCTTGTTATGATCCAACAATAAATCAAAACAACCAGTACCTCCATTAATAAGACTTCCAACCATAATTCTGGCGGACACACTCCGGATATGATCAGATTCTCCAAAGACAGCCGCTGCTAGCAATTGTTCTACTGTCTTTTCAAAAGATGCTCTGGAAAAGGGATCGGTATCTAATTTATTCGCACCATGTCTATTAACAGCAATTAACCCACCCATATGAGTTATAGCATCGGCCAATAATTCAACATGCTGATAGCCGACAGAACCACCGGAACTTTCATTGGCAGCGGTAAATTCTCTAATAAAGGCACTTCTAGCCGCTTCAACTCCATAAGTTTCATAAATTGTAACAATATCATTGCATCGTGTTTTCGCTAGATTAATACCATTAATTTGTGCCATGTCCTGCAAATTAATACCATCTGCATAAATAACATATTGTTCTTTTGTCAAAACATTTCCTTCCTCGTCAAAATCAATATATTTTTCTTTGATGACATTATTACTTTCAGTTATATTAGGGATACCCTTAATTCTATATTTATTGATAACCATTTCTTGGAACTGAATGAATGTATTAAAATTATAGTTATTAGCATCGAAACGAATATGTACGATTGGTACAGCACTATTGTCGAAATTTGTAATGATGGCACATTGTGATATTTTTTCGATAATTTTTTTGTACTCTTTCTTTGAACCTTTACTATCTTCATGTCTCGCTATCCAATTATTGCAAAAACTTGTTTTAATTTCTAACATTGTAATATTTCTATCAATCATTTTTTCTTTTGATAAAATCAATCTTAATATCCATGGTAAATTTTGTATTTCTGTTTGACAACCGGATTTTCCTTGTGATCCCTCAAAAATATTAGTAACACCATCCTTGCTCATAATACTTGATTTATCATATGGATTTGGATCATAGCCTATGTCGACTGTTTCAACAACATCTCTTAGAGTGGTATATTTTAGATATGAAGCTATTTTAGTAGCTACTACCTTATCATTTTTGTATTCGTCATTGAGAATTATTTCTGTAATTGGTGTTTTAATATTCTTCGTGACACCCAATAATTCTTTGACACGTACCAAACCACCAGTTACGGTCTTACCTGTACCTGATTTGTGGAAAGATTTTAAATTAGCCTGTGTAACTGGTTCACCAATACTTTGAGCACCTACAAAGCCAACCATTTCTCCTCCTTCAATTTTGGCAAGTAAAATAGTTTTTCTGAAATACTCTATGATTTCGTCAAATTCGCTAGTACTAAGTTTGTAAACATGTGTACATTTTTTAGGGGCCAGTACATCATATAAATAAATTTTAAGCAAAAGTTTAATTTTTTGCTCATCATATTTTTTAATCACCGAATTTTTATCATTGTATTTCATGATTTTACTATATGAACCCGAATACATTTCTTTTATCCTAGCTAGAACATAATATGGATCAACAATGTCTTTATTGTTCCTATCTTCTCTATTGGTTATGTCAATAATTTGTTGATTGATATCCATGGGCATCATATAGGATTCCTTAAATGCCACTGAACTAATGTTAAGGGCTCTTTGTATTTCTCTAATGCGATCTCTCATTGCAATTAATTTATTATACAAAGCTTCGTTAAGTTTCATGGTGTATTTTTCACTAGCACCATTATTCTTTATTAGCTCATCTATTTCTGCTTTTGTATAGGTATATCTATTTCGCACATTCTCATTATTGGCTGCTAATAATCCTATTTTTTGTTCAATTTGATTTTCGGTATTAATACCGTTATCACCGTAAACACATTGAATAATTTTATCATTAGCATTTCTAACCGTTCCGTCATACTCTGCTTTAATGTCTTCCATTATCTTAATTAATTTACGTTGTATATAACCTGTCAGTTCATAATCTTTAACCATGCCACATTAAATCTCGATATGTGAAATTCATAAGTGGTTTAGGTCTGGGTGATTACTACTTTTTGTTCTCATTTTTTGTTGAAGAACAAAATCTTCTTATGAAGTACGAAACTTTCGCTTCGCTATGGACTATACCTTAAGCAGATACTAATAAATTTCAATATATTAAAATTTAATTAATATCCACCCATTTCCGTCTAGTCTCTGAACCTTATCCATGCCATCACGTTAAATTCCAATATATTAGAATCAACTTTTGACAGTTTAGGATCTTGGCTGCGAGTTGTCCCACGCCTCTTTCGAGGAACGTCTCAAATAATTTTTACTTTAGATTCTTAATTTCAGATTTTCCTTAAGTTATTAAATAAATATAACCTTTATTTTTGTTATTCATATCTGCTTATCGTTAATATAGAATCTTTATGTCAATGTTTGTTTCATTGTCTGATATATTTTTCAATATATCATAAGTATATTTGAGTTCAAATAGGAGTTTCTCGCAATTTGGAAATGTTGCCTGACTATTTTAATAGTCAGACTAGGTAGTTATATCAGTTACCTGAAGAAGTTTACACCGTATTTCCTTTCAAGTTTAACTTCTCAACCTTGAAAGCGGCTACCTGTTGCCGACACAGTAAAATCAACCCGTTTGATTTTATGGTTTATCGGCTGTTTTAATGGCAGTATTAATAATACCTTCACGTCCTGCCATGACCTGAAAGAAAAATTCCATCGGATTTAATCCGGAAATAAATGAATTGTAACAAAATCCTCTGGCAAACGGACTATCATCATGTTGCGGAAATGTTGGTAGAGTTCTGTTATTAAATCTTTTTTGGATTCTTTTACCCTCTACAATAACTTGGCCAATACAACCTATAATTTGTCCTGCATTCATGTCGGTACCTGATGCACCTGATTCGATACAAATATATATTCCACTGTCCATGCTAAAATTGTTCATAATAATCTTTTGAATTTCGTCCTGTACTTCTCCACGAAGACTTTCTTTTTGATATTCTTCAAAAGCTTCGGCAGTCATGACATATGGATCATTTTCATATTCAGTAATAGCGCCGACTGCTGCTTTTCTTTTGGTTTCGATGATTTTATAAATTGATTCATGGACTTTCTTTGGGACAACTGTGTCTTTAATACCGACAGTAAATCCACGTCTCATTAAAAATTGCAAAATCATACGCTGTAAATCATCAATAAAATTTTGTGTTTGTTTACTACCATACTGAAACCATAATTTTTGCACAATTGCACCAATTTCAGATTTTCCCAGAACGCCATCAGTAAGTTGTCCATTTTGTATTCTTAATTTATAGTTACCACTATCATTTTTTCTAACAATATTCATTCCATATGGAATGATTTCGGAATAAAGATATTTTCCTGAAATTAATTTATTTTTTGGTATATTATTGTCAATACCAATAGATGTTGTCATTAAAATATTCATAGCATCTTTCCAATCAATTCTGGTTGTGTCGCGAGTTTGCACAAGAGAACCCATTACAGTGTCCTGTTTGGCATTGATGGCTACTCTACTCGTTGCTGGACTTACGAACCGTTTAGCTGCATTGGCTATTAGTCGAAGTTCCGTTACAGTCTGAATTGATTGCGGTATATGTACATTCATTTCATCCCCGTCAAATTTGGTCGAACCTTTTCTGTTTTATAGATCGTAGGCTTATCCTATTTTTCAATAAACAGAAAGTCGACCACCCACTAACTTTCGAAAGTGGAAGGACTTTACCTTAAGCGAATGACATTGCATTCACCCATTGCCGTCAAGTCTCTGAACCTTCTTCTTTGAATAAATTAACAAAGAAGCTTGGCTGCGGATTGCCCATTTTAGTGTTTGTTATTTTTTAATTGATTAGTAATGTTTTGAGGTTTCATTTATAGCATTGCCATAAATTTAACTCTCAGAAATATTGAGTATGAACTAATTATTAATTAATTAGTGATTTTCTAATAAATTTATGATAAATTATTTTTTTTTTATAATACCAGTTTTGCTACCAGCACCATTATTTTTGGTTGATTTGCTTCCGAACTTATTTTTCTCGGCTTCTTTTTTGAACAATTCTAACTGCTTTTTTGCCATTTCTAACTTTTCATCCATTGTTTTATCATTTGATAAAAAGGCCTTGTTATACAATTTATTATATAACTTTATTTGGACAAAATATCCTTCTCCTATTACTGTTCCATCTTTTCGTCTAGATAAACGGTAATTTATGTTAGGTGGAAGATTTTTTCCTTTATCTGTTCTTTTCATTTTTCCATTTATGGCACGTTCTACATTGGTTTTAGCTTTTGCTGTTTGATACTTTTCTAAATATTGCTCATTATTCGGTTTGCTATCTCCCACAAAATAATTATATCCATATTCCGGATCTGAGGTTTTATACAATTTGATCATTTTAGCTTCCCATTCCTTCAAATGTTTTTTGGAACATACTTTAATGGTATGAACAAACCAATCATCTAGTTTAGAATTTCTTAAAGCTTCATAAAATACTGGACACTCGTCATTTGCAAGTTCACTTTTACAATTAGACCAATGTCTTCTAAACCTACCTTTGGCACCATATCGCGACGGTTTCTGATCACCATGTTTTTCATAACTAAAAGCCTTCCCAATATATGCTTTTTGATTATATAAATTTTCTATAAGGTATATAACTGCAGTATCATTGTTTTCTTGATCATAGAAATCGCCATTTATTTTTTGGTCTATTTTTGGATGCAAATCATTATACAAAATCACTTTTTCTCCTTTCATTACTATTTTTCTAATTATCTCTAATTTTTACGTAAATACTTTTTTCTAATCAATTTTTTAACACTTCATTCAAAACATTTTTACTTTACCCGAGTTCTACTCTCGGCCATGATTCCATCACTGAAACCACTTAGTAGTTTTGATTTTAGGGGGTTCCCGCACTTTGACAATGTTGCCAACTGTTGATCTATTTCAATATATATTTTTGTTGATCTATTTCAATATATATTTTTGTTGATCTATTCAGTTGACTAGGTAGTTATATCGATCAGCATTGTTAACTAATCGGTTGAATTTACACTGTTTTTTTCTAATGGTATTTCAACGACCATTAGAGCAGCTACCTGTTGCCGACCTCGACTCAGGGATTAAAGTCTGTACCAATCGGCATTATATGGTTCCGTTACGCTCACATTAACTCTAAATGTAAGTAGCGCTGGATCGTTAATGATGTGACATATATGACCCATCATAGACAATTTGTGTAATGATGGCTGTCTGTTAAAGAGCACAATGTCACCATTTATTAAATGTCTTTCAACAATATCTCCCGGTTTGAGAGGTACCATTTTTTGCACATATTTCAAACTATATATATGCTTAGCTTCATTTCCTTCTTCATCAATAACATTTTTGATAACAAAATTGGCACCTGGATATGCTCGACGACCGTTTTTGACCAATTTCTTGAGATACTGAAGGTTTTGTTTGGTTACAATCTCCGGATATGTTAGATTTTTTGCTATAATCAAAGGTAATCCAACTTCATTCAAAGCAATATTTGGATCTGATGTAATTACGGTACGTCCAGACATATCTACACGCTTACCCATTAAATTACCTCTAACACGCCCTTCTTTGCCTTTGAGACGTTCAGAAAGTGATTTAGTTGGTTTTTTGTTTTTTTGTTGCGATCTAGGCAAACCCAAAATATCATTCGCAAAAAATGTGGCCACATGAAATTGTAACAGCATGAAATCATCATTAACACTAGCTGATTTCGAAAGTGAGCCTTCACCTTTGGTATTTTTAAGATTTTCATTACTTTTAATAATATCAACAAGCTTATGTGTTAAATCGTCATCAAGTGTTTGTGATGACAAAATTTCCATTTTAATTGATGGACGCACCTGTACAGGAGGAACAGGAAAATTAACAATGATCATATCTTCTGGTCTTGATTTATCTGGATCAAGACCCATAATTTTACAATCTTCATTAGATACAGCTTTTAACATGTCATATACAAATTGAGGTGTTAGGATTTGGGGAGCTCGTTTCTTTGTTTCAGTAGTTTCCTCAACTTCTGTATTTTTCCTCACGGCTTCTGCTAATAGAAATACATTACCGTACTTTTTATCAATAGTAATTTTATGGGCTGGTGTACCACAACCTGAATTTTCTTTTTGACAATGTGTGACACTCTTGCATATGTTCCTAATATCATAAAATCTTTGTTTCCCAAGCTTATTTTTCAAAAGTTTGTCTATTTCGTTTTCATTTTTATAAACTAATAATTTATGACATCTGATACAAATACAACTCAGTATATTTTTGAGAAATGTCAAAAATCCCATATGAAAAACTGGTTCAACAAATCTGATGTGTCCAAAATGTCCAGGACATTTTAATGCAGTTTCTCCACAAGTACCACATTCATTTTTATCTGTGACCCCTAATCGTTTATCAATTGCTCCTCCCACAACAGGCTCATTATTGTTATAAATTTCAGCCATCGTAATACCATTGGGATCAGGTATCACTGAATCTGCAAGTACTGCAGAATTACTATAAATACTAAAGTCAATTCTTGTTATGCTCTCAACAGTATCAACAATTCGCGCATATGTATTTTTGTTGGTTTCCATCCTTAAGGTATAATAATAATATCGATTTAAATTTTATATTAGTCGCTTTTTATATTTGTAATTCTTTTTTCAATTTTTATTATAATTTTCTAATTCTAATAAAAAAATCATATGAATATATATGTAATGACAAGCGTATTTTTTCAAATTTCTCCTAATGATTTTCTTGAAGCATCTAGAAGCTATAACAAATATAACGAATTCGCGTTGCGCATCGTATCAATTTATCGTGATGGCATAATAAATTTTGTTTACTTGCCAGAAGTAAATTTAAACGAATTAAGTTTATTGGCTACCATATTTAAATCAAAACTTTTGCCAGGAATTCATAATTTGAACGATCTAAAAAATAATTTGTATAATAGGACCTATTATTACTAATTTTTTTATTAGATTATAATTAATATTATTAAAAAAAATAATGTTAATTATAACATGTCCATAATAAAATTAAAAATATTTCATTGTTATCTTAATTTAAATTCATTATTTTATCTATCGCTTAACAAAATATTGTGAGTTTTATCTATATTGTATTTCATATAACGGATCCATTTATTTTTGTCACCATTTGTGTTACAATTATAAAACTCATTCGTTCCCTCTATTTTGTCATGAATTAGACCTTTGGCCAATAAATATTCGGTATATTCATCATCAATAAATTCTTTATTACTTATGTTTAATAAATCAACATATTTGCTAATATGTTTCTGATATGTTTCATTTTGATGTCGGTAAAAATAATTATTAAAAGTACCATACCTATTTTTAATTTTCGGTCCATTGTACACGCAAAAATAATTTCCATTTTTATCAATCAGTTTATATTGAAACATATGGGTATTAATCAGCTTGAATTTATAATGATGTACATATGTCATTGTCATAGATGGATTACATTGACAAATGGATTCTTTCCTTTTGCAATTTGGACAATATTCAATTTTTTTCATTTCATCAGTTGACCAATGTTTGTCATTATTTGTGTGTACGATTCTAAATTTTCTATGGCGATCGCTGGGTTGGCTGAAACATTGAGTTATTATTTGCATTTTATAAAATTTGATATATGGTAATTTTATGAAATATGCATTAGTGAACCGATATTTTTCTTCAAAATAAATATTCCTTAAATTTGTTTTATATAACCATTTTAAATAATTTTCATTGTTAAATTCGCCAATAAGGTTTGGAACATAATTATTAATGTGTTTAGCAATTGATAATTTATCATTGAAATATATACAATTATCATTTTCACCATAACTATTTGGTACTGTTGAAATGCAATATTTCAGCGGTGTTTGTATCATAAACACATGCATATAGTTTACATCAACGAGTAATGGTTCGTTATTACAATATATTTTAAATTTCCTTAATATTCCTGATTGGCAAAAAAATTTATTTGGCATCCGATATGTATATCTTCCTCCATACAAAAAATAAGAAAATGTACTTTCAAGATCGTATGTATTTAGATAATCGTTTGAAACACTATCTTTTTCCAACTTAATCTTATGCCACGAATCTTTATTGTCACTTTCTGCATTATATGGGTAATCTAATGGATGTTTATCATGAAATAGAATTATTTCATTATCTTGTAGTTTAGTTGTTATTACTACTCCTAAATTATATTCGAAACAATCATATTCAGAATTTGGCTGAATATAAACAAGCAACAAAGGTTTTGGTTTTCCTATCATCGAGTCCATTACAATATATATAGTTATCGGATCAATATAGAGATTTCATGTAAAATATTTTTCAATTTTATGTTTGTAGCGAATATTAATAGTACAAATAATTAATATCAATATTAGTAACATCAATTGTTATTTTATTAAACGGACGGGTTTCAATAATCGTTATATGGCTACATTCGAATCCAAGAATCTTTAAGATAGTTTTTAAATTAGTAATGTTTGTATCCGGTGAGTATTTAAGATTGGTTAAATAATTGTCTAATATTTCTAAATTAATGTCCAAAAGAACACCATTATTTGAGAGCATCACATTTTTTCTCTTTGGTGGATTTTCTAATGATTGTGTAATTTTTATTTTTGACACATCAACAATTTCGCCATTAAATGCAAGATGATTTGCACCACTACAATTTAGTAATTTTAAATAATACATTCCAGATTTAAATTTATCAAGATTCCAACCCGAATAATAGTTAAAAGTGATATTATTGATTCTGTCATTGTCAATAAAATAAACAAATTTTATATTATCAATTTTCGTGAAAATATACTTCCATAGCAAATTGTAATATCGATAAATATTTAAATAAATATTTATGAGTAGAGTACGAAACATAATAACTTATATATCAATAGATTCCTTTTAAACGTTTTCGAACTTAGTATATATATAGTAATGGTAAACATTTCTTTGGATAAAATACTGTTAATAATGGTATATTTAATAATAATAATACTTGTCATTTTGTTCTTAGATTATCTCTTTAAAGTTACTGTTAGAAAAAACAGAAAAAATAAAATAATGGCTTTTGCACGAAAAAAATCAACTGATACAAATAAACCAATTGTTGTTTTTAATGACAAAGATAATGGTGTTGTTATCGATACTAATGGTAAAAAAGAAACCTTTAATGGAAACATAAATGATATTGCAAATGAAATGGCTGACAATAGTTGTGTGCTTGTTGTTTCAGAAACCTTAGAATACATTGACGATTCAGACCAAATATCATTAAATAATTTGATAGAGCAACTTAAAATTATTTCGGGAGGAGATCTTTACTGCGCCAATTTTGAAAAGAACTCACCACGTGCACTATGGGATTATAATATTAAAAATATTATGAATGAATCTTACTATCTACCCAATGACAATATAAGTTGGACAAAACCAAATAATCTCCAAGTAAATGCACAAAAATTTTATGCCCAAATTTTCAAAATATTGCCATACAATTTTTTTGCAAAAGATTCGATCGTAAAAGTTTGAAAAAAAAATACTTATTAATAGAATACGTTTATAACATAAAATAATAATATCGACTAATTTTATTAATATGGCATTTTATGATAATACGCTAGAACAAAAAACAGAAAATGACAAAAATTTGCCATGGGTGGAAAAATATCGACCAAAACGAATGGAAGATATTATCTCTCATCAGCATATCATTATGTCTCTTAAAAAATTCATTGAATTTGAAACTCTTCCCCATTTGCTATTTTTTGGGCCGTCTGGCTCCGGTAAGACAAGCACAATTAAATGTTGTGCACGTGAAATATACGGTAAATATATTGATTATATGATTCTAGAACTTAATGCTTCCAATGAAAGAGGAATAGAAACTGTGCGAACCAAAATAAAAAATTTTGTGTCCAATAAACATAGTATTTTTCTCCCATCAACATTTGGCAAACCATTTAAACTTGTAATACTTGATGAAATAGATTCGATGACCGTAGAAGCACAAGGTATGTTACGACAAACAATAGAAAAAAATAGTGTACCAACTAGATTTTGCCTAATTTGTAATGACATTGATAAAATAAATTTAGCATTACAGTCAAGATGTGCCTTATTTCGTTTCTCTCCTTTGAATGCAGATGATATGAAAGAAAGATTGGAAGAAATTTGTACCATCGAAAAAATTAAACATGACAAAAGTGCTGTTGATGCAATCATAAAAATTACCAAAGGCGATATGCGGGCTGCTATTAATACCCTTCAGCATGTAAAATTAACTTTCAAAAATAAAATAACAGTGGAACATGTTTATAAAATATCTGGTTATTGTATGCCACAAGTTAACATTGATATTTTTGACATACTTATCCAATTATCAAAAAATAAAAAAACTCTAATAGAATGCATTGATGAAATAACGAATATTGTTATTGAGAATAACATAACAATATTCAACTTGTTGGAAGAACTGAAGAACATCGTGATTACGTCTAAATTCACAACAAGACAAAAAATTTTCCTAATTGATGGTTTTGCCAATAATGAAATATATGATGCGGTTAATGTTGATACAAAAATTATTTTAATGACCATTTCCAGTTTATTTGTAATTGTCGTTAATATTAATTAATATGTTATTTTTAGGCTTGTTTATATAACTTTATAAACAAGCATAAAAATTTCATCATCTAAACATCTGCTACAGCAGCATATTTATCAAAGAATTTGTTGTCACATAGCTCAAACATACAACATACACTATTGTTAGTATTTATATTATATACTGTACCATCTATTGAAACAATACCATCGAGTTTTGTATAGTACTTGTCTTTAGATACAAAATTGATTGTACCTGTAAATAGTCCACTATTGGTTTCTACCTCTTCCACATATATTGGAAATAATCCAAAATAATTAGTTGAATAAGACCATATTATTATTTTTAGCAAAACCAAAAACATAATATAAATCAATGCTAAAAATTGCGCAATATGAAATTCATAGCATTCTATTCCGGTAATTAGTACAACAGTGCACAAAGTAACATATAAGTATGCAAAAATTCCAAATATCAATCGCATGTTCTTGATATGTTGTTCTTTGGTTTTCATTTTGAGTTCAATTTCCGAAATTGTTTTATAATTATGAGTAATATACTCCTGTATTTCGTCACTTACATGATTTTCATCAAATTGATACTTATTGAAATTATCAATAATTGTTTCCTCGAAATCCGGAATACACGTTATCAATTCGCCCCAAAATGGATGTGTTTTTGTAAAAGGAATGTAATTTCCGACCGATACCAAGCCAAAGTGTCTGAAGTAATGATTGGCGTTTTCTCTGACAGAATTTTTAACTTCATTAATTCTATTTATCTGATTTTCAAGGATAATATTTTCTTTTGTGACAACAAATAAAACTGGTACATTTGGTATGTATTTTCTTATAAAAGCTATCGATTTTCTAACCATACCATTGGGTCGAATTCTAGTGCCATCTAAACAACAAATAATAATATCAAAAAATAAACCTTTTAGCTCGGCGGCAATAATTTCATCAGCATATTTTCCCTCAATGCCCGGAATATCAAAAAAATTGAGGTAAAGATTATTAATTTTTACACTATATTTTGACAATTTCCATGTTTTGGTATGCATATCAGATATTGGTGCTTTATCTTCTTTTATAAGTGTATTAATTAATGAACTTTTACCGACACCCTCCTCACCAACCAAAATAAAATTGATTGTGTTAAAATTCTTGTTGGTATTTTCAAAAACAGTTTCCATTGCTTTTTATTAGATTTCTAATAAAAAGCAATAGCCAATATTTATTTTGTTCAATTTTTTTTAGTATTATCTGATAAAATTAAATTATTAGTATTTAAAAATAAATATTTTTTGTATCCTTTTATGTATAATAAATTAATAATTTCCAACAATGACCCCTAAATGGTTGTGAATGACATGTTATAATAGTTGTATCTTTATTTTTTACAATTCTAATTTCGCCATTAGTTCCATCATTCCATTTATCAATTAATGATATACCAATTATTTTTTTAGATGTGGCAAATACGGAATATGATGGACCAAATAAATTAAATTTTGATGATAATTTAATTTTTTCGATATTGTTCGTTTTTCTTCCTATTGTGAGCGATTTTTTATATGTTAATATATCGCCTTCAGCAAATAATTCTTGATTTCCACACAAGTTATCTGTCAAATTGGCGTTTATTTCTTTTATGTTAAATTTTTTTTCGAGCTCAACTTTTTTTATTTTTAATAAAAAATCTAATTCTCGTTTTTTTTCTTTGATTTTTTCCAGTTCGATTTCTTTATTGCTCAGCAACAATTCTAAAGATTCGAGTGTTTCCATTTGGTCATAATACCGGCTATATTATAATTATAGTATGTATATTACATTTCAATTTTTTAATGGTCATAATAAAATTGAAAAAAATATGCGCACATTATTTTATGACATATACAAATATTCATATATAAATGGACAATAGTGTTGAGACGACTAATGTAGAACTTGAAAGAATTAATTATGAAATTTCTAGATTATCCGATACAGAAAAATTATTGGAAAAAGAAATTTCATTTATTAAAGAAAAAATTGCTTTTATTCGGCGACAAAATGATAATTTGCTTATTAATATTCCAAAAAAATACAATTCTTGTAATATCAACATTAAAAACAGACAAAATAATAAGGTATATCGGCATTATCAAACTACAAAACAAAAAATTAAACGTTCAGAATTAGATCTTCTTAAAATAACAGGATTACGCGAATTATGTAAAGAATTAAATCTTGACACATCAAGATGTGGTACATTACGAGCTGATTATATAAATTTACTTTTACCTCATTGTTCTAACTAGTAATTATTAATTATTAAATTCGGTAAAAAATGTGAACCTTATGAGTAAAATAATTTATAAATTTAAACAATGTTTGATTTATAAATTATCCATTTTTGATTTGAAATAATGACATCGCTACATTTTTTGTGTTTGTTAAAAAATATTATGGAACCATTTTTTTAGTTTTATTAATCATGTTTTTATGATTGTATAATATTGGTTTTAAAAATGTTTTTAATTTTTTCCTTGCATTAGGTTTAGTATAATCAAAATTTTCAATAGTCTGTTTTATTTTATTTCTAGTTTTCTTATTTAACAATGAACTCAAATTTGTTAAAATCTTGTTTAAATCTTCAATTTTTGCTTCAATAAGTATTTCTAAGATTTCATCAATCTTTTTTCTAACCCATGCATTATCTTCATAAACTTCGCCATAAGAAGATTTAGTATCGCCATAATAAATATTATGATGTTGCGGTTTTTTAGGATTTAAATTTACGTTGGATATTATGCTTTCTAAAAAATTTTTATTAGGGGCAAAAATTTCTGTCAATTCATTTATACTAATGTTATCAATACCATCTTTAGAAAAAACTATTAAATTTATAATCTTTATTTTATTATTATTGTTATTGTTAGTATTTTTCATGGCATTATTTTTTCCACCAATTGTGATGGAATTATTTCCGGTATTAATGACATTATTTTTACCATTTTTAATAGTATTTTTTTTATTTGTTTTTTTATTTGTTTTTTTATTAGTATTTTCTTTACATGCATAATAATGCCTTTTTAATGAATCCTTTCTGCTAAAATTTTTTTTACAATAAATACATTTAAACTTAACTAATTTATTTGTTTTGCTTCCAATTTGTGCACAATCTGTTTTCCTTTTTGAATGTTGATCAAATAAAAATTTTCTAGAAAAACTTTTTGAACATTTTTTGCATTGATATTCTACCATTAACTTATATAATTAATGAATGATTTTTATATGCTGTATTTTTTAAGCATATTTTTTACACAAAAAATGCATATTTTTTACACCAAAATGCATATTTTTTACACATTTTGATGCATATTTTTTACACAAAAATCGATATTTTTATTAGAAAAAATACACAACTGTTACTATTATGCCACATAAAATAGCATATTTATTTTGAAAAAGAGTATAAGCATCCTAAAAAATGCATCCACAACGAAAATCCGCGCGGGTTTTTTAAATTCAAAGATAATTTTTTGAAAAAGAATTTTTGTGTATTTTTTTTTGGAATTATTAATATTTCTTTTATAATGTTTATCTGATGATAAGTAGATAATTGGACGATTATTAATTTTGTATTTATTATGTCCTACATATATTTTTATTGTACACATTTAACATACTATTATTTATTCAAGAAGTAATTTTAGTCCGAGTTCACCTTAAATCAATAATCAATAATTAATAATTAATAAAAACAATTTCAAATATAACAAAAACAAAATTTATTAATAAAAATATCATCATGAAACTCATACATGTTTTCTTAATAGTAGAAATATTGAAAGAATCGTTTACATTTGTGTCATTTAAATACAAATGGTAAATTGATGTAAATAAACTTATTAAGTAAAATAGAGTGCCAAAATAGGAGAACCACGCATTTACATACCAAATAATTTTTATTGTGTCATTTACTTTAGTTGTTAAATTAGAATTAACAAATAATAATAATAGCAAACTTTGCATTAGTGATGTCATTGACAAAATCAAACTAATTAGTTGATACATTAACAATTTAGTATTTGGTAAATTATGATTTTTCCATGCATTAATACTGATAATATTAAACATTGTGATAAAGCCGGAAAATACCATTAAACTAAATGTTTGGGTTGTAATGACAGCTGTGGTAATAGACATAATTTATAATTATGTTATTAGCAATAGTTATTTTTTGATAATTTAATTATTCAATTTTTATTGATTATCTGATAAATTGGATAATTAGAACCATATTTCACAATATAAATACTATGAACTAAATATTTAGGATTGTGAACATTCATTAATAATTATCTAAAATAATTGTTAATAAATGGTTTCTATTAGATATTCAAGCATTATGATAGAAATAGTAAATAAAAAAGTAGATGAAGAATCAGAAAATAAGATTAGCGGAAAATGTACTACAAATGTTAAATGTTTTCACTACAAAAATGAATGGTCTTATAAAATATTAATAATTGACATTTTTTATTTTGTTATGAATAGTTGACAACCATAGCGAAATTAAATCGTTTTTTTGATGAAAAACTATTTATCGGATAGAAAGTCAACTACTTTTAAACGGTGATATCTAAAAGCCATTCTAAATGCTTCATCATTATTCGCGTGAATATTAGCTCCTTTACCAAACAAAAATTTCACAATTTCTAAATGACCATTTGTTGATGCCATTCTAATTGCGTAGTTATTATCAGCATGAATATCAGCTCCTTCATCAAACAAAAATTTCACAATTTCCAAGTGACCATTTTTTGACGCTATTTTAATTGCGAAGTCATTATCAGCATGAATATCAGCTCCTTCACCAAACAAAAATTTAATAATTTCTAGATGACCATTTTCTGATGCCAATTTAATTGCGAAGTCATTATCGGCATGAATATCAGCACCTTTATCAAACAAAAATTTAACAACTTCCAAATGACCATTGTTCGATGCCCATCTAATTGCATTATCATTGTCAGCATGAATATCAGCACCATTCTCAAACAAAAATTTAACAATTTCTAGGTGACCATTTTTTGACGCCATTCTAACTGCATAGTTATTGTCTGCATGAATATTATTATTTCCTTTATCAAACAAAAATTTAACAATTTCTAAATGACCATTTTCGGATGCCATTATAATTGCGTCATCATTATCAGCATGAATGTCAGCGCCATTATCAAACAAAAATTTAACAATTTCGAAATGACCACTTCTTGATGCCCATCTAATCGCTTCATCATTTTCAGCATAAATATCAGCGCCTTTACCAAACAAAAATTTCACAATTTCTAAATGGCCATTTCTTGATGCCAATCTAATCGCTTCATCATTATCGGCATGAATGTCAGCACCTTTATCAAACAAAAATTTAACCACTTCTAAATGACCATTTTGAGATGCCCATCTAATCGCATAATTATTTTTGGCATGAATATTAGCTCCTTTTCTAAACAAAAATTTAACAATTTCTAAATGACCATTTTTCGAGGCCATTATAATCGCTTCACCATTATTGACATGAATATCAGCCCCTTTTCTAAACAAAAATTTAACAGTTTCTAAATGTCCATTAGCTGACGCCCAATTAATCGCGCCATTATTATTGGCATGAATGTCAGCACCTTTATCAAATAAGAATTTCACAACTTCTAAACGTCCATTAGCTGATGCCGAAATAATTACATGTTTATCAGCATGAATGTTAGCACCTTTATCAAACAAAAATTTAACAACGTCCAAATGCCCATTTCTCGATGCCCAAGTAATCGTATATTCATCAGAAACATGAATATCGGCACCTTTATGAAACAAAAATTTAACAACGTCCAAATGTCCATTTCTCGATGCCCATCTGATAGCATATTCATCGGAAACATGAATGTCGGCACCTTTATCAAACAAAAATTTAACAACTTCTAAATGACCGTTTTCTGATGCACATTTAATTGCATAGTCCTTATTAGCATGAATGTCGGCACCTTTATCAAATAAAAATTTAACAATTTCTAAATGACCATTTATTGATGCCATTCTAATCGCATATTCAGATTGAACATGAATATTAGCACCTTTATCGAATAAAAACTTTACGATTTCTAAATGACCATTTTCTGATGCCATTTTAATTGCATAATCATCATCAGCATGAATATCAGCTCCTTCATCGATTAATGTTGAAATAGTTTTAATATATCCTAATTTAATAACATCAATGAAAATTTTGTTAATATCCGTGTTATTTATTATTTTTAAAACAAATTTCTGAGCTATTACATCTGGCATTTTACTGATTTCCTCTACATCAAAACAGGTTACCATATCATCCATTAATTCATCGATTAATTCGTGATTATTTTCATTTATTAAATTAAATAATTTAAGATACAATTGTTTTACTTTATCGGCCAGACAAAAAGAACTTAAATCAGGTATATATCTGACTAATTTATCAATAGATACAATGAAATCATTTAAAAATATTAGTTCAAGCAATTCGAAATCCAGTTCGGTAGAAATACATTTATTTATTAGTCCAAAATATCCTAAATTTAAAATAGGATTATCAGCATTAATTGTTAGAGCTTTACCTGTTTTTGATATTATATCAATAGTTGACATTTATTTATTTTGTTATAATTAAGTGACTAATCATAATAAAATTAAATCAATTTTTTTTTATAATTAAGTGACTAATCATAATAAAATCAATTTTTTTTAATGAAAAAAACTATTTATTGGACAGAAATTTAACAATTTTCAAATGATTACGTATTGATGCCCATCTAATCGCATCATCATTATTCGCGTGGATATCAGCTCCTTTATCAAACAGAAATTTAACAATCTCAAAATGATCATTTTTCGAAGCCATTCTAATTGCCAAATTATTATCAGCATGAATATCAGCACCTTGTTCAAACAAAAATTTAACAATTTCTAAATGACCATATACCGAAGCCATTATAATTGCTCTATTATTATCAGCATGAATATCAGCACCTTTTTCAAACAAAAATTTGACAATTTCTAAATGACCGTTTTGTGAAGCTATTCTAATTGCTTCATTATTGTTAGCATGAATATCAGCACCTTTTTCAAACAAAAATTTAACAATTTCTAAATGACCCATATGTGATGCCCATCTAGTTACACAATCATTATCCGCATGAATATCGGCTGCTATTTCAATCATGAATTTAACAATTTCTAAATGACCATTTTGGGATGCTAGCCTGATCACATAATTACTATTATACATGCAACCGGAATTAGTACCTTTATCAAACAAAAATTTGACAACACTTAAATGACCATTATCTAAGGCCATTCTAATTGCATGATCCTTACAGGCATGAATATCGGCTCCTTTATCAAACAAAAACTTAACAACTTCTAAATGGCCATATTTTGATGCTTCTCTAATCGCTTGATCATTACGAACATGGATATTGGCTCCTTTATCAAACAAAAACTTAACAACTTCTAAATGGCCATATTTTGATGCTTCTCTAATCGCATAATCATTGTCGATATGAATATCAGCACCCTTATCAAACAAAAATTTAACAATTTCTAAATGTCCATATTCTGATGCCCGTCTAATCGCATAATCATTGTCGATATGAATATCAGCACCCTTATCAAACAAAAATTTAACAATTTCTAAATGTCCATGTTGTGATGCCCATCTAATGGCATAATCATCTCTAGCATGAATATTAGCACCCTTATCAAACAAAAATTTAACAACGTCCAAATGTCCATTTCTCGATGCTATTCTAATCGCATAATCATCATCGGTATGAATATCGGCACCTTTAACAAACAAAAATTTAACAATTTCTAAATGTCCATAATCTGATGCCCATTTAATTGCGTCATCATTACAAGCATGAATATTAGCACCTTTATCAAACAAAAATTTAACAACTTCTAAATGTCCATTTTGTGATGCCCATCTTATTGCATAATCATTACCAGCATGAATATAAGCACCGTTACCAAACAAAAATTTAACAACTTCTAAATGTCCATTTTCTGATGCTAGTTTAATCGCATAATCGCTATCAGCATAATCATTACCAGCATGAATATTAGCACCTTTACCAATCAAAAAATTGACAACTTCTAAATGTCCATTTTCTGATGCCAGTCTCATTGCATAATCATTATGAGCACGAATATTAGCACCTTTACCAATCAAAAATTTGACAACTTCTAAATGTCCATTTTCTGATGCCCGTCTCATTGCATAATCACTACCAGCATGAATATTAGCACCTTTATCAAACAAAAACTTGACAACTTCCAAATGTCCATTTCTTGATGCCATTTGGATCGTATATTCACTTTTAGTATGAATATCAGCACCTTTATCAAATAGAAATTTAACAATCTCTAAATGTCCATTTTCTGATGCTCGTTTTATTGCACATTCATTACCGGCATGAATATCAGCACCTTTATCAATTAATGTTGACATGGTTCTGATGTATCCTAATTTAACGGAATTAATAAAAATTTTGTTAATATCGATGTCATCTACTATTTTTGAAATAAATTTACAGGCTATCAAGTCTGGCATTTGGTTAATTTCTTCCACAGTAAAATAAACTATTATATCATCCATTAATTCGTTAACTAATTCATAATTATTTTCATTCAATAAATGAAATAATTTCAAATACAACTGTTTTGCTTTATCTGTCAAAGAAAAAGAGCTTATGATTGGTATATATTCAATTAATTTATTAGGGGATATATTTGGATCATCGGTAAATATTAACTCAAGCAATTCAAAATCCAGTTCGGTAGAAATACATTTATTAATTAGTCCAAAATATCCTGAATTTAAAATAGGATTATCAGCATTAATTTTTAATATTTTTCCATTATTTGATATTATATCAATAGTTGACATTTTCTTATTTTATTATAATTAAATAGCTAATCATAATAAAATTAAATCAATTTTTTAATGGAAAAACTATTTATCTGGTAGGAATTTAACTATCTTATTATTACCATTTTCAAATGCCAATTGAATTGCTTTAATATCTTGTGCATGAATGTCAGCATCTTTATAAAACAAAGATTTAACAATTTCTGCATATCCATAAATGTCAACGCCTTTATTAAACAAAAATTTAACAATTTTTGAATGTCCATTTCTTGATGCCAACCTAATCGCATAATAATTTTCAGCATTAATGTCAGCACCTTTGCTAAACAAAAATTTAACAACTTTTAAATAACCATTCTGTGACGCGCACCTAATCGCATAATCATTTTTAGCATGAATATCAGCGCCTTTACTAAACAAAAATTTGACAACTTCTAAATAACCGTAATTTGATGCCATTCTAATTGCACAATTATTTTTAGCATGAATATCAGCGCCTTTACCAACCAAGAATTTAACAACTTCTAAATATCCATGCGTCGACGCCCATCCAATTGCACGTCCATTATTAGCATGAATATCAGCACCTTTATCAAATAAAAATTTAACAACTTCTAAATAACCATGTTTCGACGCCCATCCAATTGCATAATCATTATTAGCATGAATATCGGCGCCTTTATCAAATAAAAATTTAACAATTTCTAAATGACCACTTTTTGACGCCCATCCAATTGCACGGTCATCATTAGCATGAATATCGGCACCTTTATCAAACAGAAATTTCACAATTTCTAGATGACCATTTTCCGATGCCCATCCAATTGCAAGTTCATTATTAGCATGAATATCAGCACCTTTACCAAACAAAAATTTCACAATTTCTAGATGACCATATTCCGATGCCCATTTGATTGCACGCTCATTCTCAGCATGAATATCAGCTTCTTTATCAAACAGAAATTTAACAACTTTTAAATGACCATTTTTTGATGCCCATCCAATGGCAGATTCATTATCAGCATGAATATCAGCTCCTTTATCAAACAAAAATTTCACAATTTCTAAATGGCCATTTTTTGATGCCCATCTAATTGCACGTTCATCATCAGTATGGATATTGGCACCTTTACCAAACAAAAATTTCACAATTTCTAAATGGCCATTTGCTGATGCCCATATAATTGCACGTTCATTATCAGTATGAATATCGGCACCTTTACCAAACAAAAATTTCACAATTTCTAGACGACCATCTTCCGATGCCCATTTGATTGCGCGCTCATAATCAGCATGAATATCAGCACCTTTATCAAATAAAAATTTAACAATTTCTAAATGACCATTTTTTGATGCCAATATAATTGCAAAATTTTTTTTAGCACAAATATCAGCACCTTTATCAAACAAAAATTTTACGATTTCTAGATGACCATTTCTTGATGCCATTATAATTGCATTATCATCGACAGCATGAATGTCAGCTCCTTTGTCAAACAAAAATTTAACAACTTCTAAATGGCCATTAGCAGATGCCCATCTAATTGTCTCATCGTAACTAGAGTGAATGTCAGCACCTTTATCAAACAATAATTTTACAACTTCTAAATGTCCATTAGTCGATGCCGATCTAATCGCTGTGTTATTATTAAAAGAAATATCTGCACCATAACTAATTAGTATTTTAACGGTTTCTAAATATCCTAATTCGGCAACATTTATAAAAATTTCATTAATATCTATGTCATTTATTATCTTAAAAATAAATTTACAAGCTATTAAATCTGGCATTTTATTAATTTCTTCCACGCCAAAATAATTTATCATATCATCCATTAATTCATCAATTAATTCGTGATTATTTTCATCCGTTAAACTGAATAGTTTAAGATACAATTGTTTCACTTTATCGGTCAAACAAAAAGAACTTAAAATAGGTATATATGTGACTATTTTATCAAAAGATACATTACAATCATTTAAAAATATTAATTCAAGCAATTCGAAATCCAGTTCGCTGGGGACACATTTATTGATTAGTCCAAAATATCCTGAATTTAAAATGGGATTATCAGCATTAAGCTTTAATATTTTTCCATCATTTGATATAATATCAATAGTTGACATTTTTTTTATTTTGTTATAATTAAATAGCTAATCATAATAAAATTAAATCAATTTTTTAATGGAAAACTATTTGTCGGATAGAAATTTGACAACTTCTAAATGGTCATTAGCTGATGCCAATCTAATCGAATAGTCATTGTCAGCGTGAATGTCAGCACCTTTACTAAATAGGAATTTGACAATTTTTATATAGCCATGTGCCGATGCCGATCTGATTGCATAATCATTGTCAGCGTGAATGTCAGCACCATTATCAAACAAAAAATTAACAACTTCTAAATGACCATTTTCTGATGCCCATCTAATCGCATAATCATTTTCAGCATGAATATCAGCACCTTTACTAAACAAAAATTTGACAACTTCTAAATGTCCATGAACTGATGCCCATTTAATTGCAAAATCATTGTTAGCATGAATATCGGCACCTTTATCAAACAAAGATTTTACAATTTCTAAATGGCCATTTGTTGATGCCCACCCAATTGCATAATCATTATCAGCGTGAACATTTGCACCCTTATCAAGCAAAAATTTAACAATTTCCAAATGACATTTTTCTGTTGCCATTCTTATCGCGTAATCACCATCGGCGCGAATATCAGCACCTCTATCAAACAAAAATTTGACAATTTCTAAATGACCATTTATTGATGCTAATATAATCGCACGATCATTTCGAGCATGAATATCGGCACCTTTATCAAATAAAAATTTAACAATTTCTAAATGTCCGCTCATTGATGCACGTCCAATTGCGTCATCATTACAAGCATGAATATCAGCGCCTTTATCGAACAAAAATTTCACAATTTCTAAATGTCCATTAGCTGATGCCATTATAATTGCATGACTATTTTGAGCGTGAATATTTGCACCCTTATCAAACAAAAATTTAACAATTTCTAAATGTCCATTTTCTGATGCATATCTAATTGCATAATCATTTTGAGCATGAGTATTCGCGCCTTTATCGAACAAAAATTTAACAATTTCTAAATGTCCATTTTCTGATGCATATCTAATTGCATAATCATTTTGAGCATGAACATTTGCGCCCTTATCGAACAAAAATTTAACAATTTCTAAATGACCGCTCATTGATGCCCAACTAATCGCATAATCATTGTCAGCATGAATGTCAGCCCCTTTATCAAACAAAAAATTAACAATTTCTAAATGGCCATTAGCTGATGCCCGACTAATCGCAAAGTCATTATAAGCATGAATATCAGCTCCTTTATCAAACAAAAATTTAACAATTTCTAAATGGCCATTAGCTGATGCTCGACTAATTGCAAGGTCATTATAAGCATGAATGTCAGCACCTTTATCAAACAAAAATTTAACAACATTCAAACGACCATTTATTGCTGCCGATGTAAATGCGCGATCATTTTTAGCATGAATGTCAGCTCCTTTACCAAATAAAAATTTAACAATTTCTAAATGACCTTTTACTGATGCCATTCTAATTGCATCATCATCATAAGCATGAATGTCGGCACCTTTATCAAACAAAAATTTAACAATTTCCAAATGTCCATTTTCTGATGCCCAATTGATTGCAATACTTCTTTTAGCATGAATATTAGCACCTTTCTCAAATAAAAATTTAACAACGTCTAAATGACCATTCCTTGATGCCCGTCCAACCGCATCATCATAATTAGCATGAATATTGGCACCTTTATCAAACAAAAATTTAACAACATCCAAATGGCCATTAGCCGATGCCGACCTAACCGCTGTATTATTATTAAAAGAAATATCTGCACCGTAACTAATTAGTATTTTAACGGTTTCTAAATACCCTAATTCAGCAACATTTATAAAAATTTTATTGATATCTATGTCATCTATTATCTTAAAAATAAATTTACGAGCTATTAAATCTGGCATTTTATTAATTTCTTCTACGGCAAAATAATTTATCATATCATCCATTAATTCATCAATTAATTCGTGATTATTTTCATCCGTTAAACTGAATAATTTAAGATACAATTGTTTTACTTTATCGGTCAAACAAAATGAACTTAAAATAGGTATGTATGTGAATATTTTATCAAAGGATACATTACAATCATTTAAAAATATTAATTTGAGCAATTCAAAGTCTAGTTCGGTAGAAATACATTTATTTATTAATCCAAAAAATCCCGAATTTAAAATTGGATCATCAGTGTTAACTTTTATGACAAAGCCATTATTTGATATAATATTAATAGTTGACATTTTTCTTATTTTGTTATGATTAAAAAGTTATTCATAATAAAATTAGATCAATTTTTTGGTGAAAAACTATTTGTCGGACAGAAATTTGACAACTTATGACTAAAAATGTCGATGCCAATCTATTATTTTCATAGCCATTTTATCCATGAATATCGGCCTACTATCAGGCAATAAATCAACAACATTTGAATGATCATTTATTGATGTCAATTTAATTGCATAATCATTGTCAGCACGAATGTCAGCATAGTAGTCGTTGTCAGCATGAATATCAGCACCTTCATCAGACAAAAATTTAAAAACATCTATACTTCCACGAATTTTTGATGCCCATTTAACTGCGTAATCATTTTCGGCATGAATATCAGCACCTTTATCAAACAAAAATTTAACAACTTTTATATTTCCATTTATTGATGCGTATCTAATTGCATAATCATTATCAGCACGAATGTCGGCTCCATTATCAAACAAAAATTTAACAATTTCTAAATGACCATTTTCTGATGCCATTCTAATTGCATAATCATTATTAGCATGAATGTCAGCTCCATTATCAAACAAAAATCTAACAATTTCTAAGTTACCTCTTTCTGATGCCATTCTAATTGCATAATCATTATTAGCATGAATATCAGCACCTTTGTCAAATAAAAATCTAACAATTTCTAAATGACCTCTTTCTGATGCCAATCTGATTGCATACTCACTATCAGCATGAATATCAGCACCTTTACCGGACAAAAATTTAACAACTTCTAAGTGACCCTCTTCCGATGCCATTCTAATCGCATAATCATTGTTAGCATGAATATCGGCTCCCTTACCAAATAAAAACTTCACAACTTCTAAATAACCACGTGATGATGCCGATCCAATTGCTTCATCATTGCAGGCATGTATGTCAGCACCTTTACCAAACAAAAATTTAACAATTTCTAAATGTCCTGATCCCCATCTAATTGCATAATCATTGTCAGCATGAATGTCAGCACCTTTATCAAGCAAAAATTTAACAACGTCTAAATGGCCATTAAATGATGCCCATCCAATTGCATAGTCATTATTAGCACGGATATCGGCTCCATTGTCAAACAAAAATTTAACAATTTCTAAATGACCATTTTCTGATGCCGTTCTAATTGCATAATCATTATCAGAATGAATGTCGGCTCCATTGTCAAACAAAAATTTAACAACTTCCAAATGGCCACATTTTGATGCCCATCTAATTGCATATTCATTATCAGCATGAACATTAGCACCTTTATCAAACAAGAATTTAACAATGTCTAAATGATCTTTAACTGATGCCCATCTAATCGCATAATCATGGTCAGCACGAATGTTAGCACCTTTATCAAACAAAAATTTAACAATTTCTAAATGTCCATTAGCTGATGCCCATCTAATGGCACAATCATTGTAAGCATGAATATCGGCACCTTTATCAAACAAAAATTTAACGGTTTCTAAATGTCCATTTTCTGATGCATGTCTAATTGCATAATCATTTAGAGCATGAATATTAACACCTTTATTATCAAACAAAAATTTCACAATTTCTAAATGTCCATTTTCTGATGCCGTTCCAATTATACAATCATCACCGGCATGAATATTAGCACCTTTATCAAACAAAAATTTAACAATTTCTAAATGTCCATTTTCTGATGCATATCTAATTGCATAATCAATATTAGAACGAATATTGACTCCTTTATCAAACAAAAATTTAACAATTTCTAAATGACCATTTTTTGATGCCGAATATATCGCAATATCAATATCAGCGGGAATATCAATACATTTATCAAACAAAAATTTGACAACTTTTAAATGACCATTTTCTGATGCCAAACGGATTGCATAATCATTTATAGCATGAATGCCGGCACCTTTATCGAACAAAAATTTCACAATTTCTAAATGTCCATTTCTTGATGCCCATCTAATTGGCTCATCATTATTAGTATGAATGTCAGCACCTTTATCAAACAAAAATTTCACAATTTCTAGATGTCCATTAACTGATGTGGACCTAATTGGCTCATCATCATTAGCATGAATATCAGCACCTTTATCAAATAAAAATTTAACAACTTCCAAATGGTCATTAGCCGATGCCGATCTAATCGCTGTATTATTATTAAAAGAAATATCTGCACCATAACTAATTAGTATTTTAACGGTTTCTAAATATCCTAATTCAGCAACATTTATAAAAATTTCATTGATGTCTATGTCATCTATTATCTTAAAAATAAATTTACGAGCTATTAAATCTGGCATTTTATTAATTTCTTCTACGGCAAAATAATTTATCATATCATCCATTAATTCATCAATTAATTCGTGATTATTTT